ACCTTTAGGGCCGGGATTTCCTTGAGCACCTTGAGGGCCAGTTAAACCAGTAGGTCCGTTTACACCTTTAGCACCTTGTGAACCTTTTCCACCTTGTGAGCCGGTAGCTCCTTTTTGACCTTTTCCACCTTGTGGGCCAGTAGCACCTTGTGGGCCAGTAGCACCTTTAGGGCCAGTTGCACCTTGAGGACCATCAGCACCTTGAGGACCTGTTGCGCCAGTTCCACCTTGTGAGCCGGTAGCTCCTTTTTGACCTTTAGGGCCTGTTGGACCAGTTCCACCTTGTGGGCCAGTAGCACCTTGTGGGCCTGCTCCACCCTGTGGACCTACTCCACCTTGAGGACCGGTTGAGCCAGTTGCACCTTTTTGACCTTTATCACCTTGTGGGCCAGTAGCACCTTGTGGGCCTTTAGCACCTTGAGGGCCATCAGCACCTTGTGGTCCTTTTGAACCAGTGGAACCCTTTCCACCTGTAGCACCAGTTCCACCTTGTGAGCCAGTAGCTCCTTTTTGACCTTTAGGACCGGCATTCCCTTGAGCACCTTGAGGGCCAGTTAAACCAGTAGGTCCGTTTACACCTTTAGCACCTTGAGGGCCTGTTCCACCTTGAGGGCCTGTTGAACCTTTGGGGCCGGTTGGGCCAGTTGCACCTTTAGGACCAGTTACACCATTGTTACCAGTTGGGCCTTGAGGTCCGGTTGGGCCGGTAGAACCACCAGGTCCTTGTGAACCAGTAGCTCCCTTTTGACCCTGTGCACCTTGAGGTCCTTGAGCTCCAGTAACACCTTTATTACCAGCTTCTCCTTTTTGACCCTTTAGACCAGCTGGACCAGTTGGACCCGTATTGTGGAATAGTAATTTACCTACATAGTAATTGTGGTCAGGCTCTACCTCTATACTTATAATATCTAACGATTCTTCTACATACCTTAATGAGGTAATGTGTAGGTCGTTGTGTAATTCTTTTTGTTTGTTGAATGCATTTATTGGTGAAACCCACTCACCCATTAGGGTTAAGATTTTAGCATCAACTGATGATTTTACGTTAGAACCATCTGAAAGGGTGAATTCAATGTAAGAGCCGATTGTTGATGTTTTTACCCAAACAACTTTATTGTCTCTTACGACACCACTTTTTATTTCAAAACCTTTTACTACGTCACCCGGTTGTATGTCACCAATATTTTGGAGACTCCCATTGATGTCTATTAAGGTATCTTTATGTAAACCGTGTATTAATTCCATATTACTTTATCCCTTAACTTGTTAACCTAAGTACAATCATCATATTGTACAATTCAGAAGTATTAGTTTTTTTATCAAATTCAAGACTCAATCTATCTCCGTTACTAAATGAGTAATTTGAAGCCCCAAAGTTAAAGGTTACATTAGTACCTGCACTTTGTAACGTTTCCGTATTTGTAGAGGATTGTTGCGAACCACCATTATATAGTGAAATATCACAATCGTCCTGAACTGAATTAGTTTGTTCGGGTGATACAATTATATCTTCGATGTAACCAGTACATGGTGCTATAAAGGTAGTGAATGCTCTATTAGGGAGTGATTGTATATCAGATAATCCTGAAAATGCGACATAACCAAAAGGTGAATTTTTCGTATCTATTGTCAATTGTATTGGGTGGATTTCATTACCAATAGCTACAGCACCTATATCAGAACGTACTTGAGTACCAGTTCTAAAATCTACATTACTATTTGAGTCTAATACTAAGAACTTATCAGTATCAACACCTGCATTACTTAATCCAGTTAATTTTATATCCGGTGTAGTAATTTGTTGAGTTACATCCATTGACCCGGTAAATCCATGGGTATCATTAGAAGTATCACCAAATTGGGTTGACCCACTACTAAATGTGGTAGTCTTATGTGTTACAGAGGAACTTACTATATAAGACTCAGCCGTTAGTGTTCCAGTTACTACTAATGAACCTGTAATAGATAAATCACCAGTGGTGTTTATACCACCTGATTGTACTTTAAGTCCATTCTTTATTACAAATTTATTTGACATTTTATTTCCTCGTGTTTTTCACTTTCCAAACTTAGGATTTAATTTATTTTATATACTATACATACGTTCTACGTTAAACAAAATAGTTCCACCACCGGCGGATGTTATCGATAATGTTAACACACCGTTAGATGCTGTTGCTGAGAATTGAGCTGGACTTGAACTTCCAGTTCCAATATCAGTTGTACTATATTCGGTCATCGCTACCTCGTTACCACTAACAACAATAGTTAATTGTCCAGAACGCATTGCACTACCCTCTGAAATATTGTAATGTATATGGAAAGACGAACCCACTTTTTGATAAATTACATGAGTGCCTACTCCATACTGATGACCTTCAGCTGTTTTTTCTACTGAGTTGCTAGTGTTTCCGTGATTTGTATGAATTGTGAGAGACGCTGTGAATGGTGCTGGGGTTCCAGGGATATTATCTCCAAGTTCCAAACCATTCCCTTTGAAGGCCGGTGATTTAAGTGTATCAACTTGGTTACCACCCCATTGGTCAAATTGAAAACCTTGACCATATTTATTTTCGAGGATTTTAAAAGCAGAATCACCTTTAATTCGGGCAGTATTAGACCAAATAGCTAATCTATTAGATGATGCTCCAGTATCATTTATAACGTAATTACCACTAGCAGCATCAAGCCCAGCAATATCACTTGCAATTGATGATGATAGTGAAGTAACACCTATATCATCATATAATTGCGTACCACTTCTATATTTAAGTTGGTCACCATCCAATACAACAAACTTGTCAGTATCAGTTGTTGCTTGTACTTGCTTATCTGTTTTAATATTAACCGAACCACTAAATTGTGCTGGTCCGATATTTTTTAATGTATTAGAACCCGATATAGTTAATGATCCAGTTATAGAAAGACCACCTTCAGCAATAATAGCTGGTTTTATTCTAAGAGTATTTGCACCATATGGGTTTGTTAGTCTACCAATCGAATAAGCATCACTAACATCAGTTCTCATTTTAATTTGAGCTGATGTTGGTGTTGTACCATGTGCTCTAAGACCTACTATGGTAGCACTTTCTTGTTCCATTGATAGGAACGAATCATATTGTGGATTTGAAACATCACCACTTGAACCAGAACCCACAATAATCTGCATTGCAGATGTTCCCGAAACACTTGGGTCATTGATTACATTAAACTGACCATGGTGTACTAACACATCACCGGTAGTTATATTTTTATTTAACTTTAACCGAACTGAACTCGTTATAGCACTTGTTGAACTAAAGAATGGAATCTCAGTTGCTGCACCACTAAGGTTAGAAGCACCAGTACCACCAATATCTGAAAGGACCTCAGTGCCGGTACGATAGTCTACGTCACCATTAGAGTCTAATACCAAAAACTTGTCAGTATCAGTTGTTGCGTGGTTTACGTTACCAATGTTAAGAGTTGCTGCTGTATGTAGGTCATCGTCAAATTGAAATCTACTATTGGTACTAGACCAATGTAAAGACACATCAGCCCCATCAATATAAATACCTGCACCGTTAGCGGCCGTAGGATTAGCTGACCCACTTGCTATTTTTATAAATTTATCTTGAACATTAAGTTCAGCTACTTGTAGGTCTACTTTACTACCTAATACTGTAAGGTCACCTGTTAATGTTAAACTATCAAATGTAGGTGAATCTGCGGATTGTAAGCCAGTATCTACATCAGAATTAACACCATTTATGGTAGCTCTAACAGTACCTTGAGATGGTGATGAGAATGTAGACCCACTAAGTACACCTTCAGTATTTAATTTGAGTTTGACATCAGAATCACCATAGGTTAATGTATCCAATGATGCTAATGAAGCTGATACACTTCCCCAATCATTGATTGTAATATCGGTGGAGTTTATTCCACCTGATGATGTAATTTGATTTAAAATTGCATCACTACCGGAAGTGATGACTTTTTTCCAATTCGGCATATCCTTTTCCTAATTTGCGGTTGGTAACATTTTCATGCCCACTTCTCTTTCGAGCCAACAACCAGGTTTATGTTTGATTAATCTCTTATAAATAGTTTACTATAAAATAAAAACCACATAGATAATTCAGATTTGGTAGTAGATTGGTTTATAATAAAAAAATCCCCTACTTTTGTAGAGGATTCTTAAATTATTCCTTTGTAATGATGTCACCCTTTTTAGGGCGTTCACTTACGGGTAATTCTAATAATTCAAGTTCCATTTGAACTTTTGCCATTATACCTGTGATTATAGGCGCTTCCTTACCACGAATTTCCATTTTGTTTAATGCAATTTGGACTATCTTCCAATCACTTGCATTTAATCCTTCGTAACTTTTCATAATTAAATTAACTTAATTTTTTAATTTCGTTTTGAATCTTCATAGCTAGTTTGAATACTGACTCAACTTGCTTACCTTTAAATGAAGCTTCACCCAATCCGATAAGAAGGGACTCAAGCTCACCCTTAGTGAGCTTGAGGGTTCCCTCTTTATCATTTTGAGTTTTATTGTTGGACAATCCCAACTTTTTATGTAAACTCATATATAACCTTTTCAACATTAATAAATTACGCTGTTTGAATCCAAATACACTCACCATTATCTACAGCGATAGTACCCACACCTTGGAATGTTGCTGCGGCCATATTATGAGAACCAGCACCAGCCATTACTTGGATGTTACCTAATTTAGATGCAGCTGTTGCTGTAACGTCACCCGCTTCAACATCTGCAGCGTAAGAAAATACTGAATCACTATCATCATAGAATATAGCTGAACCAGTATTGATATTAGTAGTGTTAGCACCACCGAAAATGATACCGGTATCACCACTAGCTGAACCAGAATTCAATAAAATGAATGCGTCTTCTACGTTCAAGTTTGCTACGTTCAATTCAGTTCTTGTACCTTCAACTGTAAGATTACCCGTAAGTCTTAAATCGGCGAATACAGGCGAATCAGCTACTTGAAGACCCAAGTCAATGTCGTTACCAGTAATTGTTACTGTACCTTGTGATGGTGAAGATGCAGCTACATAAGATGAGGTAGTCGCAGTGTCAGCATTACCCGTTACATCACCTGTTAAGTCACCAATAAACCCATTACTTGCAGATACGATAGATGCAGTTACTTGACTTAGACTAATAGTATCATCCAAGTTAATAGTAAGGCTGTTACCGGCTGCTACTGTATCTACGTTTGTACCACCTAAGATACTAAGGTGTTCAGCATCAGTAATTGTACCATCTCCAGTCGAACCAGAGAACTCTAAGTCATATTGTCCTTGTTCAAGACCTAAGATACGACCTGAGATAGATGCAGAGAACTCAGTTGCAGTTTGACCATTACCAGTCGCATCGAAGTTAACATCATCACCATCTACATAAGATGCAGTACCAGTTAGATTACCAACTACATCACCAACAACATTACCTTGAATTGATGCAGTTACAGAGTTGAATTGAACATCATCAGTTGATGTTAATCCTAAGTTAAGTTCAGTTAGTACACCATTGAATGATGAGGTAAACTCACCTTGAGCGGTAGAACTTACAGATGATGCTGATATAATTCCATCACCTGCGCTTGATAAATAATTTGAGTCATTTTTTAAATCCGAGATATTACTACCGGATACAATGACCTTTTTCCATGTTGCCATAATTAATTTTCCTTTGTTTTTGTATTAATACAATTAATTGATATATCGATGTAACTTTTTTAAAATTTATTTTCTTATTATAAGTATGTTTTTATTATTTTAAACATCACCAATACCAAAGTAAAAATTAGATGCTGAATATGCCATTGCACCTTCTTCTACATTTGGTAGTGTTGTGAACTCCGTTAATTTAAATAACCCATTATTTACAGTTACAGATCCAGTAATTTGAAGATTATTAGTTGTTGTATAATCGGAACCTACTTGTGTGAATATTCCACTACCACCACTACCACCAGAACCAAACCCACTTCTTGCAGCAGATGCTGATATGAATGAATCTGAAATAAATGATGATGTAGCAACCGACATTGATGAGGTTTGTGATGCTAGAATAAACGATCCCGTATCTGCGGAAGTTAAGAATGAGCCAGTTTGTGATGCTAGAATAAACGAACCCGTATCATCTGCGGTAAGTGCTCCACTTGCTCCGAGTGTTACTTCATTCCAAGTAAAGGTATCAGTAAATGTAACTGGTGGATTTGCCGCAGTGATTGTTAACGAATAAAATTTTGATACATCTTGGACAAACATCAACTGCCCATCTTCAACATAGTTAGAGTGAATGTTTCCCAAATCGCTAAAAGTACTTACACCATATAACGCACCTTTTATTAAACCAATATCAGCTAATACAGTATTTGCTGATTGGGCGGCTGATGATAAGACTAATTTACTTGTAATTGCTGGCATTTAATTATCTCCTATTATGGTGTAGAATTATCAGGTCTAATGTCTAATAATATATTTGATGAACCGGCTACTGGATTTACTGTTGATATTATAATATAATCATCAAATCCATTTACTGCTGAATCTAAGGTTATCTTGTGTATATAACTTTGTTCAGTAGTACCTAATCCACTACCTATATTTGCGTTGTCAACAGCTACCTCTAAGTTAGAATAACCATTTGAATTGTAACCATCGCCCATAATTGTAGGTACATTACTCATCGAAGACCCACTTGGGATAATTATAGCGACACGGTGTCCTGAATTCTTATTCATTCTACCAAAGGATTCGCTAATATCATATAAGTCAGTCATTGATTTGGAATTCAACAAAGTTGCTGTATAAGAACTACCAAAACTATAAGATAGACTTGTTCCACCCAAACTTGATTGTATTATATCAGCAAATCCGAATCCACTATATACAGTAGCGGTTGATAATGTTGAAGGAACTACGTTTGTTGCGGCTGAATATCCAAGAGTATTATTGTAGTTTGTAGAAGACAACCCAATATCATAAATATAAACAATTGGGGCTGCTGCTGGAACTGCTCCAATTGATGATGTTCTTGGGGTGTGGACAAAATCCTCACCATATGCATCGTTAACTGAGACCATGTAATGTAAATCAGCTTGACTTGTAACTGAATTGTCAGCGGCGTTAATAAAGTATGAAGATGAGTTTACATTTTGTGAGTCCAATGCTACCTTAGATGCGTCTCTACCACTAATAGACGCGCTAAATGGTGTATCGTTTTCAGTATCACTTATAGTAAATGACCCCAACTTAGTACCGGCCGAAAGAGGTGCGTTTACAGTTTCATTACTAGCAAATGTTACACTTGGGTTTACATTATTTCTAACTTCAATTGTTATAGTCTCTGCTCCTGCGTTTCCATATTGGTCAGTCCATGTTATAGGTGCCGTGAAGTTTGCTCCATTTGCGTATGAACCACTTACATTATCTTCAATAGTTAATATACCAGTTGAAGTTACGTGTACAAGCGAACTAACAGTTGCAAAATTTTGCTCGGATTGACTTCCATAATCTGGAGAATAATTTACAGATAGTTGTGCGGCTGAACCTATTCCATCAGTATCAGTTGTGATATTAGAACCACTTAGTGCGGATTCTATTATGTTAAATGAACTTACACTTAAACTACCACCACCTGCTTGTGATATGGTAATTGCGTCAGAGTATACTCCTTGGTTAAATCCATGTACATCTTTAACATTTGCGTTATAATTGTATGTTCCTGCTGCTAATGCTCCGTTTGCACGAATCTCAAATGAGTTACCACCAATATAAGATGACGAAAGACTCGATGCGTTAGTACCACTTAAATTAAATGTGTTGATATTTAAAGAATCACTCTCAACATCACCCCATGTTAATGTGGTTAATAATGCATCATCAATCGCTAAGTTTGTATTTAAATTAGCAGTGGTTTGTGTATCACTTGTTACACTTGGTGCGTTATTCGGAGTAACGCTTATTGTGATTGGTTGTGAATTTGGATTACCATATTGGTCTGACCATCCGATGGTCGATGTAATAGTGGAACCATCTACATTACTACTACCACTAATATTATTTCCAACTGTCAGTACACCAGTCGATGAACCAACTGAGATAAATGGGTTGTCTGAAGTAAAGTTTTGTGCAACCGGCGACCCATAACTTGGTGAATACGTTACACTCAAAGTTTTAGCAGTACCAATACCAGTTGTGGTATTTGTAATACCATCACCATTTGTAGCAGATTCAATAATAAACAAATTACCAGGAGATGTTAGAGTACCATTGTCAGCTTGTGCGATTGTAATATCATCTTTATAAACACCCGTTCTGAATCCGTGTACATCCTCTATGCTCGCCGTAAACGAGATAGTTCCTGCTGATTGGTCACCATTTGCATATAATCCAAAGTTATTAGACCCATCATATGAACTTGATAAGTTAGAAGCGCCAGTGCCTGTTAAAGTGAATGAAGATACATTCAATGCATCACCTTCAGTATCAGTCCACTTTATAGTGGATAATAGATTACCATTAGTTGCCTGATTGGTATTTCTATTTGTAGAAGTAAGTTCTGCGGCTGTAGGGGCGTTATTGATTGTTAGAGTAATACTAACTGAACCACTACCTATGTTATCAAATTGGTCTCTATAAGTAATATTTGAACTAATTGTTCCTGGATAGTCATCACCACTACCACTAATGTTAGTCCCAACACTCACATTACCATTACTCGCGACACTAAGTTGTGCATTCGATGATGTGAATGATGCAACTGCTGCTGAATTATATTGTGGTGAGTATGTTACTGACAACTTAGCCTGAGTTCCAGTTCTACCATTTGAGTTAGTAACAACACTATCGCCAGTTTCAGCCGATTCGATTACATAAAATACACCATTTGCACCAGGAGTACCAAGTCCCGCTTCAACGATTGTAAATGAAGAACCCGATGTTGAGATATTACCATAACTATCAGCGATACTTGCAGTAAACTCGTAAGTAGTAGACCCACTCAAATTGGTTAAAGCACTTACTTCATAAGCATCACTATTTCGTGATGCAGTTAATTGACCACTTGGGTCAGTAAATGAGAATTGACTATGGTCAATAGTATCACCAATACCAAATTGAGGTTCCGTGAATGAAATTACACTTAATATATTTGATGGTCTAGCACCATTTGTGTTTAGATTAGCAGATGTATCAGTAAATACAATTGCGTATGGTTTATTATCGGTAATCGTTAGAGTATGGTCTCTATATTGTTTTGTAGTTTCAAATGAAGTTTCAGATGCAGTGATTTGTATAGCCACAGTGTCACTATCTGCGAAGTGTAAGTTACCACTAATAGCAGTATCCACTTCAAGAGTTACACTTGAACCCGTATAACTTGTTGCGCTATTTTGTTGGAATCTAACATATCCACTTGGTACACTATTAACTTCCCACATTTGAGATACAGCTGAAGTAAATGTTATATCACCTGAAGCGTATCCATTTGAATTGGTTGTTAAATTTTTTCCAGTCAATGCACCTTCGTGGACATAGTAAGTACCACCATTTACACCAATACTTGAAGCAGCATCGTCTGCGATTGGAATTGTAATCAATGCACTTGCAGAATCTATGTTATAAGCATCTCCGACATTTACTCTATACACATACCTATTTGCGATATCTGAGTTTAAGAATACTGAAGACTTACGAGTAACAGCCCCTGCAATATTCATTTGGAATGGGTCTGCGGTAGGGTCGGTTAATGTAGTACCCCCAAGTGATGAAGTGATATTTGGATTTGAAATGTCACTTCCAGAATGGGCCGATACCAATGTAAAGTCCTTATACAATATTGTATTAGCAGGATTACTATTATCAGTAGCAGTAATACTACCAACAGAAGTACCATCCGATGAGTTTTCGTTTAAACCTGATAACGATTGATTTTGTATTCCTGGACCTAAGTTATCAACTACCTCTACTCTGAATGGTAGGTGTGTTATATTTGCGACATCGTAACCTAATTCATAATTTGCATCTGATGCGGTGATTATAAATGAGTATGACGTTAAACTCTCGTAATCTAAAGAACTTGTTACTTGAACAAGGTCTATATATTTTGATACTCCAGTCGTACCAATTGTAAATGAGAAGTGGTCAGTTCCTAAACTACCTGTTCTAATTGTTAGTGCATCACTATCAGCATCCGTAACATAGACTCTATATTGAGTTTTAGTTTCAGCAGATGATGATTCATCCAAAGATGCGGTAAATGCCGTAATTGTATTTCCACTTACACCATCAATTCTAAAAGATGGTGCTGAGTTTGGGGTTACACGAATGTATATAGTTTTTTCAACTACATTATTTTGGCCATCGGTTACTTTAATTAAGAATGGATGTGAACCTGATCCTGGAGTATTATCAGTATTCATAGCTCTACTCGAAGAAGCCGTAGCTCTAACTACACCAGTAGTAGATACCTCAAAGAAGTTATCACTATACGAATCTTGAACTGCCCAAGTTTGTGTATCACCAGGAGTGACATCTGTTGCTATGAGTTGACCAATAAATGCGTTACTGCCTGTGAATTCAGGTATAGTAAATCCATGAGATATAATTACAGGAGGGTCACCGAATGAACCACCTCCACCACCTCCACCGGAACCAAATCCGTAGCTGGCTGCTGATTGAGATACTGCTATTCTAAAATGTGCGGATGCTGTATCAATTGATATTACTTCAGATACAATGTCTATGCCCAAACCTTCGGCATAAGTCTCACCACCACCTGCACCGAATCCACTTGCGGCAGCAGATGCTGAAATGTATACATTGTCTATGATTGCTTCTACTTGTGTAGATGATGATATATTACCACTTGCGTTTGCTAATTCAACCCAATTACCACCATGAGCAAAATATGCTTTACCAGTTGCGTGAACGTGAGCAAACATACCATGGTAACTTGCAGCGTTTGGTAAGTCAGATAATTGAGAATAAACATTCCCAAAGAGGACTTTATTACCACCCATGTCTAAATCAGCTGATGTGATTTGGGTTGAACTACTAATTAACCCACTTGGAACATTAGTAAGTTGTGTAAAATCAGATGTACCACCACCAGTACCAAACCCACTTGCAGCAGCAGAACGAGATACTTCGGTATCAAAGTTTGTGATACTTGATGTATCAATCGAACCTGTAAATGAAGTTGCGATAATAGAGCCAGTTACATCTAAATTTGCACTTACTTTGTATTTACCATCCACAGTGGTCCATATGGATGAACCACCACCTCCACCTCCACCAGAAAGTGAGGATAAGTCAACTGTATTACCTTCGGTGATTGTTAACTCATTACTTGCTTGATTAAACGAAAGAGTTTGAGAATCAGAACCAGTATCATCGGTTAAATTTTCCAATGTATTAATTCTGCTATCGAATGATGCCGAATCATTTGGATATGTTACTTCTCTAAACCTATTATTAGCGGTTATAGCATTTTTTTGAAATGCTGAAATAGTAGTAGGTTTATTAGTTATTTGTGTATAGCTAACCTGGCTGGATGCTGAAATAACTCCATAAAATGAACCACTAAATGAACCTGTGTAGTCAAATGACATATAAATCTCCGATAATTATCCGTTTCCTCAATATATAAATAGTAACAAATTGATTAGAACTATTGAATAGAGTATAATAATCTTAAAACTTCATCTAACGATTCGTGTCTATGATTATCTTTCAAGGTAACAGTGTGTACAAATGTAGATTCTTTTAGTTTTGGTACATCATGAATAGCAGAGTCGTTATTGAATTTTAAATCAATTTGCTGACCATCTCCACATAATATCATTCGAGAGTTTTTACCCAATCTACCTAATACCATACCAAGTTGTTGTTTGGTTAAGTTTTGAAACTCATCTACTATAACAATTGCGTTGTCAAATGTTCTACCTCTAAAGTGTGATAGTGATACCAACTCAATACTCTCATCCTTTTCCATCTTTTCTAAAATGGCTGGTTTGTTATAAACCTTTCTCATATTGGAACGAATTGGTACTAACCAAGGTTCCATCTTTTCTTCGAGTGAACCTGGTAGAAATCCATTATCCTCATTGGAAACAGTTGGTCGTGTTATTACTATCTTATTTACTTCCCGTTTAAAGAACGAATCTAAAGCTATTTGGACTGCCACTAATGTTTTACCACTACCAGCCTTTCCTAAAACAAAACTAAATGGGTGTTTTCTAATCTCAGACTTTGTTAACTTTTGCTCGTCTGATAACGTTATTGAAAATTTTATATTCCCCTTCGGAACTCTCTTTTCTGTATTCTCTGGCATACTCGATGTCCTTTACTAATATAACAATTACTTTAGTATAAGTATGACTTGGGCAATAAAAAAGGGGGACCGAAGTCCCCCTTAATTTGGTTTTAATTTAAAAACGTACTACTATGCGAGTGTTTCTAAACCATTAACGTATACCTTACCGTAGAACTCACCTCTTACCATTTGCTTAGCGTAACGTGTCATTACACCTTTTCTTGGAGTGAAGTTTGTTGGGTCATATACCAACGGAGTCATGATTAATGGAATGTATGGAGCGTAAACTGCGCCAGTTTCCAAGAATTGAGCACCCTTGAAGCCCATCAATACGACATTAGATGTCAAATATGGGTTTTTGTATACTTGGTAACGATTCGCGAATGAACCTACTTGAGATACACCCATTGCGAATTGCATATCAGCACCAGTACCATTAGCAGCAAATCCTGGGATTGATTCCAAGATAGTTGCAACGTCAGGAGAAACTACCATAAAGTTAGCTCCACCTCTCATGGTCTTAGCATGAATTTGGTTAGATACTCTCTGAAGAACAGTACCAAGAGTTTGGAACCATTGTTGTTGAGTGTAACGTTGTACGTCATTTGCTGCAGGTGCAGTAAATGCTGAACCATTCCATGAAGAACCTACTTTAGCAGACCAGTGACCTTCAGTCAATGCGTTTTCCATCAACATATCTAAGATTTCGAGGTCGATTTCTTGAGATACGTATTCAGACAACATTGAAGTCAATTCAGCTTCAGCATCGATTGAGTGGTATGCGTTCAAATCTTGAGCGAATTCCGGCGTCCATTGTGCTTTCAACTTACGAGTCTTAGCAACGATTGGTACAGAGCGTAGCTCTACGTTCAATTCTGGAATACCTATGTCAGCACCAGTTTTGTCTTCGAAGTCACCACGAGTGATGTCAGTTGGTTGTTTCTGATATTTAACAGTTACATTACCAAATGCAGTATCACGAGCAACGAATACGATGTTTTCACCAGCTAAACGAGTGTACTCAGCGTAGTACTCGTCAACACCTTCGAGTGAGAATGCACGTACACCTTCACTATCGAAGTTTGCGATAGACGCAGTTTGAATAGCAACAGTTACGAGGTCAGTATCGTGAACAGCCCATACTGATTGAGAGAATGCTGAATCGTAGTTGATGTCAGACATTGCCAACGATGCAGTAGCGTAATCGTTTGTTCCAACAGCAGCTTCCAACTCTTGTGCAGCAGACTCATCTTCATTGATAGAGTATCCGAAACGACCTGCACCATAAAGACCTTCAGAAACGTCACCAGCAACTTCGGTAACACCGAATACTGAATCAGTTTGTGAATTCTTACCAGCACCAGTTTCGAAACCCGGCTGAGGAGTACCATACTTGAAGTCAAGATAGAATACAAGACCTGAAGGTAGGTTCATTGGTTGTACTGAGACGAATTCTTTTGCAGCGATTTCGCTGAAGATACGTCTTACTAATGGAAGAGCGACACCGGCCCACTCTTCAGAGTTTGCAGCAGTACCTGTGCTTGATGCTTCAGATACTAATTGCTTTGCTTGGTTTTCCAACAATGTAGCAATACTTGCTCTTTCGAAGTCAGCGTCAACGCCTTCCAAAAGACCAGTTTTTTCCCACTTGGCTACAAGGCCTTTAGCCTCTTCGCTCATTTTTTTGTTGAAACCAGCAGATTCGTTTAATAGAGAATTTGTGTTCATCTTATTAATCCTTTTCTTTTAGTTTTTTAATTATTTAATTAAACCAGCAAGCTTCTTAAATCTATCAGCAACAGCATTACCTTCAGAAATGATTTCTTTCTTAGGTGCAGTCGATGCCATAGGCTTAGACGCTAGTGATTCTTTTACAACTGTTTTTGGTTTTCTTGCAACATTCAAGTTTTCACCCAATGTAGCGAATACCAATTTTACTTCTCTCAAAGATTCAGCTCTATCGAAGTTTTCGATGACTTTCATCTTCTGACCTTCGTTCAAGTCGAATGTTCTGAACAACTTGTTAGTGTAAAGAAGTTTAGCATTCAATAAGTTTACCTCATTGATAGTACCTCTCAACGACTCGATAGTAGCGTATGCTTCTTCCAATTCCGTTGATTCTTCTACTTCTTCAACTTCTTCCGATTCGTAAGTTTCTTCAACTTCTTCTTCTTCAGACATTTCTTTCAAAGTAGAAATGATTTCTTCCAAAGAAAGTTCTTCGTCAAGTTCTTCCGACTCTTCAACTTCTTCTTCTGATTCCATTACTTCTTCAACTTTTTCAGTTTCTTCAACTTCTTCAGTTTCTTCAACTTCTTCTTCGTCTAAATCTTCACCTTCCATAGCAGCTTCAAGTTCAGCGATTACTGATTCAAGGTCGAGTTCATCTTCTTCCTCTTCATCCATCATCTCTTCTACTTCATCTTCTACTTGAGCTTCGTCTTCAGCTTCTTCGTCAGCTTCTTCGTCAGCTTCTTCTTCAGAATGCATTTCCTCTTCGTGAGAATCGATTTCGTCAGAAGCGATATCAGCTACCTCTTCTTCTTCATCTGATTCTAACTCTTCTTCCATTTCTTCCTCTTCAGATTTCATTTCATCTTCCATTTCAGAAACTTCGTCATCCGTTTCGGATTTCATCATTTCTTCCATTTCGTCTTCTTCGATTTCTTCTTCATCTAACTCTTCAGCTAGTTTATGAGAAAGCATAGATTGGAGTTTTGGAGTAAATGCCTCTTCGAGAGCCATTTTTGCGTTTGCTAATGCAGTTTCTTTTACGGCTTTAGCATCGGCGATTGCTTCTTTTAACAAATCTGATTTCATTTGTTACCTCCTAAATTAAACTTTTGGATAATAAGATTATTTTAAATCTTAATAGAATATAATAATATAATATGAATCACTCATTAGATTGGAGTGATATTAATTTACAATAAGTATGTAAATTTTACAATAAACGATAAAGTGTTTACTATTATCTTGCTTCTTGTTGTCTACGGACCCAATCAGCTCGTCTAGCATCATTCATTTGTTTACGTTTACGTGTAGTCGGTTTAGTGTATTCCCTATTTTGCTTGATAAGGTCAATTACACCATTATCTTTCATAATACGTTTCCACTTTCTAAGTGCTGCTTCAATGTTATTATTAATAACCCTTACACCATTAGCATGACCATATAGGAATAACTCCTCACGTTCTTTTCTTACTTTTTTTTCTCGTTTGTATGACATATATTTTATTTAATAAACAAAAAACACCCATCGAACTAACGATAGGTGTCTATAAATAGTGTTTGTAAAGTTAATTAAGACATTTTATCTAAACCATCTTTAAAATCAGATATAAGATTTCCAAATTCTTTTTGTTTATCGGCTGGTAACCTCTTAATCTTTTTAAGGTTCTTTTTGATAAATGATGAAAAATCAACACTTATTTCTTGAAGTCGTTCTAAATCACGATTCATTATTTCTTAACCTTACCTTTTTTGATATCTCTTTCAAGTTCTTCTGCAGCTCTTAATACATCTACAACTGATATATTAATTGGTACTTGACGATATTTTGATATTTTACGAACTGCCAACATCACAATTCTTTTTTCTTCGCTAGAAGCACCTTCTCCAATAATATCTTCGGTTACTGATTCAAAGTAAAGGTCAGACATCTTATCTTGAAGTTTAGGGTTTTTAAAATCAAACTGATACTTTTCCATTGCTCTTCTGGCTTTCAATGCCGATTTAGCAGCAACTACAAAGTATCCTTTTTTAGAACCACCTAATTTCTTTTGTAGTTTATTTGCTTGGTCTTTGGTACCAATACCCTTTTGGTTTCCCTTTGGGTCTATGATTGAGTATTTGTTTTCACTTAGTATATCAGTTAGCTTCATTGACGATTCTTCATTTACAGATTCTTTAGCGAATTCTTTAGCGTTTTCCTTGTCGTCCTTATCAACGTCTTTTACTGGAAATTCTTTACCATCTACTTCGAACTCATCATCACCATTAGCAATTGCTTTCGCTCTTGCAGCGCCGAATTCGTTACCTTCTTTGATTTCGTAATACTTACCAAGAACTTCACCCATCTCATCGTAACAAGACTCAAGTCTTTGTTGTAGGGTATTTACTTCTTTGATTGTATTAGTAAATACTTTGAATGACTCATTCATAGACTTCATGTGTCTACCAACAGTTACCTTGTCAAACCAATCTCCAGTTTCCTCAAGAGTTACCTTGTGTGCAGTCTCTACGATACCTTTAATAGATTCGTATACTTCTCCCAAATTACCTGAACGATAGATTGACTCACCGAATTTCTTGTATTCAGAAACAGCTTTAAGGAATTCACGCTTTTCTTCGTTAGTCATTCCCTTTTGGGTTTCTTCATCGTTTATCTTCATACGTTTGTATGTAGATTCGTTTAGTAGTTCTTTTAAATTTTTCATTATACTCCAAAATCACATTCACAATATCCACCAACCTCACACATGATGTCTCTCATCATATTGTTAGCTTTATTGTATTTATAAGTATTCTTTTTAACAGTAACCGATTCGTTTATCGTACCCTCGTTTGTTGGTGAGAGAAATGCTCCATGAGTTGATGGGTTAGAAACAAAGTCCCAACATATCAAATCAAAGTCTTGTTCTACTGCGACGGTGTCTTCACCAATTTGTTTTACGGAACCCATACCTCTTGACGAGATACCAACAGTACACCCAGCTTTTACTAATTCTTGTAAAATCTTTCCAGCTGGTGTATTTAGTATTTCAACTGTTCCAACAACATCATCACCATTCCATGATACTTCACGGATAATGTGTGATGTGTTCTTTAATTCGACTACACCACTTTCAGGATGGTCCAATTCACCATAAGCACGATTCTCTTTGATTTCACGTCCTTGGTATTTCTTTACTTCACGTTCTAAGATGTTACGTGGATACACTCTACCATTTTGGTTTTTAGCATCAGCACGTTGTAACACACCATTTACTAAGAAACGACCAGTCTGGTCCTTTGCTTCTTGTAACATAGTAGGTGTTACTTCAAATATCATTGTATCTACAAGTAGTTGTTTCATCTTAGTTTTCCCACACCTTTTTCTTACGATATAAATCAAAGAACACTCTTGCAAGTTCTCTACGTATCAATAGTCTGATATCTTCGAGGTCTTGTACTTCGAGGTCTTCGTTTAATTTATTTTTATTACACCCACACGACATACTATGCGCTCAATTCTTTTAAGTTACGAGCAACTTTTAACATTCTTTCTGAAATCTTACCGAATCTTTTTTGTGTAGACTTCCAATATTGTTCATTAGATACACCCATTTCATTTTTTAACTTAGTGTTCTGATTTACAATCTTTTCAACTTCGTACATCATTCGATTAATCTCTTTGATAGATTTATTTACTTTTTGATGTGCCTTCATAGAGTCATCTTTTTTGTAATCTCTATAAGTAGCTTCGATTATACGTTCTAGCTTATCTTCTAATTTCTTCATAGTTTTAGACTCCGTATTTATCTTTTTTGTTTTCTTTGGTTTTTTATAACCAAGTACCTCTATGTGGTCAGTATCCAAATCATCTTCATCTTCACTCTTTGCAAATGCGTTAGGAGTTTTAGGTGGGCCTGCTCCCCCATCCATATTAGATGTTACATTAGCCTCATCTACCTCTTCCTCTTTAAGAGTTTCGATTGACTCCAGCTCTTCAAACTTACCTTCCAATTGTTCTAGTAAGAATTTAGACATTTGAAACCCTCCGTAACTCTTGTAAAAGTTCATGATATCTTAGAAGAGATAAAATCTGATTCTCATTGATTATTTTAGAATTTGTAATGTTATCAATAAGATTTACAGTTTCATTTAGTTTTATTTGTGCTACTTTATCCGATACATCTACTGCTTTGAAACTTTTCTTTAGTTTCTTAACTTCAGTTATAACAAATGACTTTAATTTAGTTGAATTATCAACGTTGTTGATATAATTCTTTAAAATCATCTTTTGTTCTTCTGATAAAGTTGTGTACTTTGAGTTAAATGATTCAACCAAGAACTTATAAGCCAACAACCTAACTTCTTTAGATTGGTTGTTATACTCAGTATTATCAGATTCAGTTACAATCTCAACATTTGATTTAGTGATTACTTCGAGTATTGTATTTTTACAAGTAACGTACTCTTTTGGAGATGTCAAACTTGTATTTTCAAACATTTTGTAAACCGATGCCATTTCACGATAATTAGTAACACGATATTTAAAGAAGTCCTCCATAACAAATGACTCTTTGATTGATTTAATCAAATTATACTTTTGTCTACGAAGAATACCCTCATTTAAACTACCACGTTCTTCCAATACAATATTTAAAAACTCCTGAGCCTGATATTGGTTATCGAAGTTTTCTTTAGTTAAAGATTGATACAATTTTAACTCTTTGTTTAATTCAGTACCTCTTTTGAAATGTTTCTTTATTATTTCCAAGGCAAGAGAATCTTTGTTCGCAAGTGTATCGGATGCGATTTGCTTTACGAGTAATTCAAATAGAATACCCGTATTTTTAAACTTGCTGTGTTTTAATTTGGCCATTGTAAACCTTATCTATTACTATTCCAATTTATAAATATGTAAAAACTCATCAAATCGTGTCATCGATAAGATTTCTCTCATCTAATAAACCCGATTCAGCCTTTTCATCTTCTAATAAAGATTCATTTAGAATCTTAGTTGTTTTGCGTTTAACGTTTTTCAAAGATGATTTCAAAGCTTGTGTTTGCTCGTAAGCAAGTGGTGAATTTTTATACTTATGATATGTTGCGGCTGGTTTAATATCGGTCTTTTGACCAAGTGGGTCTCTGCCAAATGCACTATCATCCGTTTTATAGTTACCTGATGTTGATGGTCTACCAGCGCCATCAAACCCACCTTCAGGAGAACCACCATCATCGTTAGGTGTTTGATGCATTTGTGCCAAATCGTGTGGTGTGCCAAATGACTCGCCAGTTTTAACTGGATCATTACCTTCATCTTCAATTTGAGCTTGTCTAAATCCGAGTTTTAAATCTCCAATAACTTTACCTTGTTCAAGAGCCCACTCATCATCACTCATATTGAATATGTTCTTATACATCCATTCTTGAGAAACCATTTTGAGGTCTTTCATATCAGATACCAATGATACCTTCTCAGACCACAATGCAGCTTTCTCTTGTTCGTATATGATAGATGGGTTTGTAAGTTCCAACTCAAAGTTAACAAGGTCTTCGTTTTCGTAACCTTGTGAATATAAGTGAACAATTGCAATCTTAGTTAATTCAGAAAGAACAATCTTTTGGATTCTCTCAACTGAACGTGCGAATCTGATGTCCTCTTGTGCAAGAGTTGCCTTACCTTCAACTGACTCATCGTACCCAATAAATGCTTTTGGTACTTTTAGTGCAGCCATCATTCTATTTCTTAGGTATTCTATATCATCAATACCACCGAATTCCATACCACTTAGTGTATCTATCTCAGTACCACTTTGACCACCACGAACTGGTAGGTAGTAATCATCTAACATATTCATTAGATTAAACTTGAGATTGTAGTCACCAGTATTTTGGTCAAGATATGGTACTTTCTTCATTTGGTCAATGATACCTCTCATGTGGTTATCAACTTCACCAGGTGGAATGTTACCTACATCAATTTTAAATGTACGTCTTTCAGGTGCTCTCATAATTCTATGAATCATCATAGCATCTTCCATAAGAGTCAACTGCTTCCAAGTCTTTCTTGCACCTTCTAGCAACGAACGACCATATGGAAGGAAGTTTGTATCTGCTAATAAACGGAAATGTGCGATTTGATAGAACTCAAAGTAATCAGCGTTCTTGTTTACACTTGCACCATGAGCAGCACCCATTGAACCTAATTTAAATCTTACTTCGTATGGGTTTTCGGGATTAAACCCTTCTTCTCTTTCTACTTCGTATGCTGACATTGGTGATACGTTTACAATACCAACACCTTCTTCAATATCAAGATGTAGGAAGTAGTCACCATATTTATTCATACCACGAATCCAAGCCCAAAGATTGAACTCAATATTCATTACATCGTAAAATAGGTTGTGAAGAATCTTTTTTACGTTCTCGTCATTAGTTTTAATTCTAAGAACATCACCCATGTCATTTTTTAGAGTACACTCATCGGCGTATATATCTAATACTGAGTTTAGAATGGAATCTTTATCCATTGCTTCGTAATCAGTATATAGTTCTAATTTATTTGAATGATAATTAAATTGATTGTTATACGTTTCCCAATTTCTACGAGAGGTATGCATTCTACCAAACCTATCGTAATAAGATGAACCACGGAGGTTACCCTGAGATTGTAGTCTTTGAGTATCGATAGTTTGGGTACGACCCTTACCAATCCTACGGACAACAACTTGAGTGTTGAATAATTTTCCTAACCTATTAAATAGTGATTTATCTGCCATAATTTCGTCTCTAACTAAAAGTATATACTTCTACAAGTTATAAATATACAAAAAATAAATTAAAGTACCAAATTTAAAGTAACCAAGTTAAATCTTGGTCCTTTCCATGTTGGTCTTTTTGTTTCCATGGGTCTTGGCCGAGGTTACGGTTAGAATAAACACCGGTACTTGACTTACCCATATGCCCTAATGTAGTTCTCGTTAAATCCATACCCTGTTGTCTTAATTTTAATGCCGTATCACGTACCCAAAGACCGGTGGAGAATGATATCACCAAGTCATCATTATAACCACGTTGTGCTTCAGCTCTACTACCATTCCATATGAATACAAACAATTCGTCTATAAGTCTCTTAGAATGGATTATAGGGGTCCTCTCTCTCATATACATATCTAACTTAGATATTACTAATGGTCGAGTTCTACTTGTCATAGAAAATCCAGGAACCATATCCTCTTTACGTTTTAAGTCAAAACCTTTTCTGAGATGTATATCATCATCTATGTAACCTACATCTCTATATGAATAATATAGATTATCATAGTTTCTATCAATTACTTCTTGTATCACTGCCCAACCAATATTTGCGTTTTCAATCACCAACATTGCGTTGTTCCATTCCGCCGCTACCGAAGTTAACATTGCACCATATTGTTTAGTATCAATCTTACCTTTGTATTCTGCTACTTGTTCAACAGTCTCTACATCGAATACATGGAATGCTGAATAATCGGATGAGTCACCTCTTGCGACATCGGCAACTACTACATAATCACGAGAATAATTTGGATAGTCCCATAACCAATAGTTACCATCAAACCCACGTTTTTCAATTGGGTCTTTTACATACGTTTCTTCGTACCATTGTAATGTAGCACCTTCAACTACCGTATGGCCAGAACTGATAAAGTCACAATCACACTCTTGTGCTGCGCCCTTAGCTCCTAATAATTTCTCTTGTTCATCTCTCCACAATTGATTTCTCTCAGGATGTACCGTCCAATGTAATTCGGTTGGATTCCACTGGTCTCCTTGTTGACCTTGAACCCAAATCTTGTGAAACCAATTACCCACACCATTTGGAGTAGATAATACAATAGCACCACCACCGGTAGAAAGTGTAGATTGTGCCGAAGTCCAAATCTCTTCTACATTGTTAATGAATGCAGCCTCATCGATAATCAACATTGATAATGCTTCAGAACGACCAGCATCACCTGCGGCAGATGTTGCTTTAATTTGAGAACCATTTCGTAATCGTAAGGATAGTTTGTTATCTTCTTCAGTCTGACCCTTTAGCCACGTTGGTAAATTATCATGCATGAATCTTACCTTAGTAACAAGATTCTTAGCTACCTCTTGTTTGGTAGCAATTACAAGAATGTTTTTATCTTCATGAAACAACATCAACCATAGTGAATACCCGGCTGATAGTGTTGAGATACCCAACTGACGTGACTTGAGGATTACGTTGAATCGTTCCTCATTTACACTTGTCATTAAGTCTTCTTGAAATGGGTAAAGATTAAATAAAATCTTACCTCGGTGGGGGTGTTGGATATAACAATACTTCTTGAAGAAATATACTGGATCCTTAGCACACTTAACCCACTCTTCCCTGATTAGTGTTTTTATATCTTTTGGCATATCACCTATTATTTACCAAACTTCCAATACATACCAATTGTGTAAACGGGCTTGAAGTCACTATCTACACCTACCCCAATATTATATACATTACGTTTTTTTGTTTTGTATAAAAGATTACCGCTCAAGTTATATAATTGAGTTCGGTCACCATTTAACGTAGTACCCACATAGAGTTCACGTTTGTTGATGTAAACAGTATTAGTAATTGTAGTTGTTGGGATGAGTATTTCGGATTGAACATCTCTAAATGAAATTAGGTTACGTGTTATCGTATCGTTAATAGTAACATAACCTAGCGAATCTATAATAATAGTGTCAGTATAAAAGTATTTTGCGTAATAATCTTTTAATACTGATAATGTATCAATTGGTGTAGTAAATGTATCAATATTAACTACTACCTTCTCCACTACCTTTGGGATGTACTTGGTTTTTTCAATTTGTACAGTATCCCATTTTGTGACTACTTCAGTAATAACTTGTGGTTCGGTAATATCAGACCCGTTCTGACAACCACGTGTCAAAAATATAATAACTCCTAATACTACTATCAGAAGGGTCTTGATATCTCCGAAATAATTTCTCACAAATTACTTGTTGTAAAGTTCGTAAACTTTATTAATTAGATTCGTCTTGTTTAGTTTAGAATCCAAATCAACATTGTGGTCTTTTTTAGCAGCTTCAAGCATTTGTACTTTTGTCATCGAACGAAGTTTACTTTTAGTAACCTTTCCCTTAATGGCCGACATTACGTCTTTAAGTTCTTCTGCTACATCAGCAAACTCTTCTTTAACTGATTCTAGCTTTTCCTTTGCATCTGCTACTGTTTCCATGATTTGTTCATCAATGGTAGTTTTGTTCAATAATCTATTCCATAGACCGATGAACCAATTTTTAAGTTTTGTCATAATTCTCTCTTTTGTTAAACTTACTTGTTTATATAAGTATGTAACTCGGAGTTAATTAAGTTACCACTTACGACAAGACCAATATCTAGCTTTATGTCGTGGTCCAGGATTATCACAATTATGTCTTGCTCTAAATGCCTTACGTCTCGCAGGGTCATTCTTTTTGATAGACATTGTTTTACCCTTTGCAGATGTTCCACCATGTCCGAAGTTTACCTTTACAACATTTCCCTTTGGATTCTTTACGTATACTTTAAACTTCTTAACATCACCTTGCATTGGTTTACCAAGTTTTACGTCACGACCTTGATACTCTGCTTCATCAAGTGTTGGGTTTAGTGCGTAGATATCACTATTCTGCTCTTTATGTAAATTTAACATCTGAGAGTATTCTTTCATAAAGTTTATGAAATCAGTCGTCTCTTCAATAGTATCAACATCATACTCATCGATTACTTCATCACCTTCGGTTTTTCTCTTCTTAGAGTATAAGTAATCTTTGTATAATTGTTCGTAGTCAGCACCATCTTTTTCATAATCTGATAACGCTTCAGTTGATACTGATTCCTTGTACAATTTAAACATCGAATCTCTGAACTTAGTATTACTAAGGTCTGACTGATATTTTTTGATAAGTGATTGTGCTTTACTTAGGTTTTTCTTTGATACGATATAGTGTGTTCCTTTACCTCTATATTTTTCAAAGGAATACCACATATTACTTTCAAGACCCTTATCAACGACTTTACCATCTTTGTCAAGTATCATATATAATCCACTTGAATATGTAGCTTCATTTTTAAATGATGATACATATGGGTTGTCAATGACCTTACCCAGCTCAGGAGTAAAACCATACTTATCTTCCATAAAGTCTTTTACGTTATGGTATTCTTCTCTGATTAATTCCTTGAGTTGTGTTTTAGTCATCTTACTTTACCTTTTTAGCCAATGAGTAAAAGTCAATGTTGAATCTAAAACCAGCACCATCGTAATCTCTATCCACTTCAACTGGAACTTTAAGTTGTTTCTCAAGTGTCTTTCTCAATTCTTCTTTCACATCAACATTATTTTCAATTGCATCTTGAAGACCATCTAAGTCATTACCACTTGCAGCGATTAGGGTCAATCCCTTTGAGTCACCCATCACTTTGAAGTTTACTGAGTCTTTACCCAATCTTACTTTTGCTTCTTTGATGATACCTTCACCGAATTGTTTAACCATCTTCTTTTGAACTGGGTTATTAGGTTTACCTGCGATTGCAGATACTAACTTCATTCTATCAGCAAGTTTACCTTTCTTAACGAATTGGTATACTTTCTCAATGTCTAATTTGTTATCATCAACAAACTTTTGGATAGCATCTTTATTCACACCGGTCAAACCACCAATTTCCACAGCAGTTCTTGTTGCAGCTTCATTTACCTTTACACCAACGGGTTTATTAGACTTTACAATCATTCCCTTACCACCATCTTTCTCAACCGATTTTAAGAATTTCTTAGCATCAGCTTCTTTTGCATATACAGCTGAAGATGGTTTTACACTTCTATTGGGTAAATCTTTTTTGACCTTAAACATCACTACAAATACTTTATCCTTAGCTTCGTTTACTGATTCGTCTACTTTATACTTGTAGATTACATCACTTCTATCTCTTAACTTAGTTTTGTTATTTTGTAAATCATAGCTAGGGTTTGCAGTAGTTGCTTTAGCAAACTTACCATTCTTTAAATAAAATGCACCAATACGAGAATTGTTATCATCAGTTACATAGAATGTTGCGTTTTTCTTTTGCTTTGATAATTTAATGATATCAGTAAGGTTTTTAGCTTTAATGAATTTACCATAACCTTCGTTTACTGATTCCTTCACATATTTCTTCCAATCTTTGTGGTCAGGTGCAACTGCCGAGAACTGCATATTTTTTTTCAAATCTTTATTTTGCTCTTTATTATCTGGATGGGCAATTCTTGATGCAAATTTGTTTTTAATATCCACATAGAAATGTTGATTGAAGTAATTGATAATGTAAGCACCCTTCTGACCTTTGATTGTATCATATTCGTTATGAAGTAATACACCAGGAACTTTTAATCCGACTCCATAATGACCTGATACATATTTGATTGGGGTGTCTTTACTCAACTTATAGTAAGCATGCCCTTTACTTGGACTTACCATACCTTCGTTTACTGATTCAGTCTTCCAACCACCACCAGCTTTTTTGTATTGTTTTGAAGCCCAACCATTTGCATATGCTGATGGGTATACGTCAAACTTCTTCTTTGCTTGTGCTTTATAGTAAGCCCATTTAGATGGGTTAGTTGGTACATTCTTCTCGTCTAACTTTTCACCCTCTTCAACTAATGACTCTTCAATTGATTCTTTTAGTGACATCAATCTATTTCCGAATGAACCACCAATTGACATACTTAGGTAAAATGCAAATGCGTCAATGATATCATGACCATCCCACTTTGCAGCTTTAGCAATAGCAATACCCTTACTTTCAATCACATCTTCCATTGGTGTACCAATGTATTTCTTACCTGCTTTTGGAAAGTATTTACCTAATTGTTTTGCTTCACTATGAAAGTTAGCGTCAGTTAAGGCGCCTCTCATAATCAGCATAACCGATTCTTGATGTTCTGGCGAATTCTTTTTTTCATCTTTTAGATAATCATCTAAAAACTTCTTAACCGATTTATTTAGTTTAGTATTCATAATACCCCTTAGTTGATGTATGCGTTTAGTTCATAACCCTTCTTCATACCATATACTTGGATTTGAAGAGACTTACGTTGTGGTTTACCACCTTTAAGTAATCTAATTGTGAACTCAGTAGTTTTACCTTCACTTGGTCTTGAGCGTTTGTTACGACCACCCATTACAATCTGAGACTGCCAATCGTCTTCATCGATTTCGAATCCACGTTTTTCAGCAAGCTTCCTTGCTTCTTCAGATGCTGCAGTAAATGATTTGTGATATATCTTGTAATCACTCTCGTTTAGTAATTGTTTTAACTTAATCATATCTTATGCCCCAGTCTTTGAGTTTGTTGGTTTTTTTCCTTTAGTCCGATTTCCACCTTTTTTTGAATCGCCACTCTTCTTTTGAGCACGTCTCTTTCTATTCACGAAAGTTGCTCTACCCTTTGGTCCAAGTTTTGCAGCCTTTTCTTTTGATAAACATGCAGCGTATGCACCACCCTCTTTACCATCACCACATTTACCTAACTTCTTACCATCAGAACTATATCTATCCCATCCACCACCATCTGATGAACCAGTCTTACCTTTACCAAACCACTTACGTAAATCTTCAGTCATTACACCTTCAGTACATAGTCGTTCGTAAACATCGGAAATGGTATACTCCATAGCTAATGTATGAGGTATACCATCTTCGGTGTAGAATTTATATGTTTCTTTAATAAATGTTTTCAATTTATTTCTCCAATTTTTGGATAAAGGTTTCTTTAAAATTTTGAAACTCAGTTTCTATCTTTTCTTCAATCTCTTCCCATGAACCACCATCCCAATCTTCAAGTGACCCATCTTCATTCACAAACCTAGCTTTCATAGCTAACTTTATAGTATCCTTTTCCAACTCAGCTTGGGCTAACCAAGCTTTTGCGTTTTCTAGCTTCTTTTTACGTTCATACTCACTATACGTACCATCAATTTTCATTTGATGTTCCATACTAATAACACAATTTAGACACATACCATGAATGGCCTGCATCTTAATATCGTTACGAGTTGGATTCGTATGCGATGTACACGTATCTTTTTTACAATTAGGAAAGTCCTTGAGTGTGTTTCTCAATTCCGAAAGTTTACCAAGTTTTACTTTGTATCCTTTCTTCTGCTCCCATGTATTTCCATCATCATCAATCCACTGGTCACCAACTTCTCGTTTGACGAACTCTTTATGTGCATCAAATGCCACCGTGTTCTTTGTTTGTGTTCGGTGGTTTCCAGCAATCATTTCTTTGACTGCCTTGATGTTGTTTAATTTTGACATAACTTTTTATATATAACTTTTATTACTATAAGTATGTTAAAAATACATTAAACCAAGGATTTGGTTGAGTGATGCAAATGTACCTGTAAGTTTCATGGTGTATCCTTTATATGCGAATACCAATCCCTCATTTGGAACAATCTTATCTCTACCACCTACGGCTTTTAGTCTTTCTAATTCTAATTTTAATTTTTCAATCTTTTTTGGGTCGCCCGATTTCCTAACGTCTTTGATGGTTTGGTCGAGTCGTTTTTGCATTGCACGAAGAGCTTTGTCTGGATTTACAGTTAAAGCTGATGACATAAAGGATAATACCTCGGCACCTACACCTAAGAATATATCTTCAAACTTACGTATGTTTTGTTTGGATATTTTAATTTGGTCTATTTTATCAGTCTTCTTTGCCCAATCTAATGTTTTAGAATCAGAAATGTTTTTCTTATCCAAACGGAATCCCTTATCATAAAATGCCCAACGTTTAACAAGACCCATTTTGGTTTTGTTGTCTAATGAAGATGGTGAGTTTTTATCAACATACTGTTCCCACCAACGTTGATGGTATTCAGCTACACCATCACTATCTTTAAGTTTAAATTCTTTTTGAACTTTAGATAATTGACTAAAGAACTTTGATTTCATTTTTGATAGTTCTTGATTCTTTGGGAGAGTTACAACCGGAGGGCCTTGTATTGTATATGCATCTTGTACATCCGCATTTACTTGTTTAATCATACCGGCTAAGATTCTTGCATCAGAGGTGTCTGCTCCAATAGCTTCACCTTTTTCGTTGTATTCCATAGTTCCATGAAATACTAATAGGGGTTGACCATATGGTACTACGTTTACTGACTCCGGCCAGATGACTTCGATGTTCATAAACTTTGAACCATTCTTGAAGACTTTTTCTTTTTGTGCTTTTGATAGTTTTGAAATCGCAGATTCCAAATCTCTCATAGCGAAATTATACGCATCGGTCAAACCACCTCTATTAGCAAATTTATCTGAAACACCCTTAATGTCTAATGCATTAAGTCCTTTATCTTTTAGATGTGATTTATTTCTTGCAGCGATGATACCTTTGTCACTTCTATATGATATAGCAAGTGCTTGTCCATCGGTTTTTTCTCGTGTAAATTCTAACTTACCATTTAGAGCGTTATCTATTATTATTTTTAAATCACCAAATGTAAGGCCTAACTCAATATCAAATGGGTGATTCATATGACCATATGCACCACCTTCATTAAGAATACCTTCTTTTAGATTATTTTTTTTATCTTTAGTTTTTTCATTATCAATTTTAGAAGTAAGATTTTCAATATCCTTTGGTTCAGCAAACTTAACGAATTCCATACCCAAACGAAGGGCAACTTTCTTAATATGTTTAGCCCACTTTTTATATCCCGGTCTGCCGGTTACATCCGTTCCATATCTCATTTTCTGACCATCCATGGTATCACCACTTGGAAAAAATGATACCGGATATCTACCAGACCCATTAGGGTATGATGTATCAAATGACTCCATGGAATCATCATCCATTAGGTATGATATAATTTGCCAGCCTAATGTAGAAGTTACATCATTCATCTCTTTCTTAAAAGTTTTCATATTACCATAGAAAGCGCCAGGACCATCATCTACTATACCCTTACCACTTGGTGGTAATGATGAAGCTTCGGATAACATTTCATTAATATCAAATGTTTGTAAGAACGATTCCATTACGGATTCTACTTTTATTAAACGACCTGAAACTAAATCATAAATCTTTTGGTTGAACTTTGGGTATACTGACTTGAAAAACTTAATACGAGATTTCTCATCCGAATCAGACATACCCTTACGTACTTGAGTACCAGATATTCCGTTTCCTTGTGATGGTGCTACATAAACGTAACCGACATCAGCATAACCCTTTTCTACCTTACCCTTATATGGTTCAAAGTATTTACCACCCAATCTACTCTTGTCCTTCTCACCAACTACTGTGATAAATGCAGTAGTCTCTTCTGAAAATGATTGTAGAATCTCTTTTGGTGAATATGGGTTTTTTACCTTTACTATTTTATTTTTGGGAATACCAAACATAGTAGTCATTATCTTAACTTTCTCTTTGAAAGTGAATGGTGACTTTGGTAATTGTACCTTATCAGACGTACCTATATACACATTATCTTTACCAAACTTTTTAACTAAGTGTTGGTATGTTGCGTTATGGCCAGAATGGAATGGATGAAACCTACCTACGTAAGTTACCACTGTTTTTTTAATGTCTTCGGTAAGGATTGATTCCGTTACCCATTCGTTTATTAATTTTCCCATACTAATAAGTATCCTAAATTATTTTTAAATTCCAATTATGGAAGACCAAACCCACCATTGTTCGGTTGAACTGGAAGTGCCTCAAATGTACTAGCTAATCCACGTGATGTCCAAACTGATATATTTTTTATTTTAACTCTTGAAGTTCCTGTTGTTGTTATGAGGTTCTGAACATATGGTTGTAGTTCAAGTTTAAATAATTGTGTTTGATATTTTTCGTGATTATATGTACTTAACCCATCGGTGTAATTATCAATTTCAAACGTAAAAGCGTCAGGACCAATATTCGATTCCGATGCAGAATAGGGTGTATTTGTGCCAGTAGTTCCAAATACAGCCATACCTTGATTAGTACGTAACGATTGCCAATTATCATAATAAGTGTCAGCAGAATTATCAGAGCCTGATATTGCAGTGTATAACGAACCTTGAAATCCACCTATCGCTTTTCCAGTGCCATGTTTTTCGAATAACCCCTGAAATGAAATATTAACACGCGTTTCGTGTCTAAACCCCTGCCATATAATTGTAATTTTATCAGATGATACTGTTTTTCCTGAATTACTATTTGAGTTTTGGAGTATATGCTCATCGGAACTCATGTATAGTTGTCTACCAACATTCTTAGCATCAATTATACCCTTAGTGGTGTCAAGGACTTCGTACAACTGACTACCAACTGTTGTGGTTAAACGTACTGCTGATCCTGTAATATGCCCATTATTCTTTAGAATTAATGCTGAATTAGATGATGATATCTGATTACTTCCTATTTCAAAACCACCGACTATTCCGTTGTTAAATAATACATTAGAGCCGGTAATTTCACCATTCGATTTTAAAACTAAATCGCCATTTGATGATGATATAATATTAGACCCTAATTCAAATCCACCAATAGTGCCACCATCGAATAACACATTAGAGCCAGTAATATCACCAGCAGAATTTACTTTGAAGTTTGTTGAGTTTAAAGTAAAGTCTTCTACGTCAATCACAACATCACTACCACTTAATAATGCAGCTGAACCGGTTATCTGACCATTACTTCTTAAAATAAGATTATTGTTTGATGATGATATTGTAGTGGCGTTTATACCAAACCCACCGATTTCACCAAAGGTTGCAATGATACCACCTTGAAGGAATACATTATCAGTAGCTAAACCAAAACCAGGAGTATTATTACCCAATACCATATTACTACCGGCTAACCCACTAAGGTCACCCAAACGTGCTTTAAGGTCTACATCATATAAACCACTACCCGTTCTTTCTACAATATCAATATATGGTGTAGATGGGTCATTTGGATTCGCGTTAATTCTAATGTAACCACTTCCGATTTTACCAGTAGATACCACCACCTGACCAGTATCGTATTCTTGTGCTACCGATGCAATATCCCCAAGTGAGGCAGTATCTCCGGTCGTACCACTACCATATGAACGTGTAACGTCTAATATACCTGTTAGGTCGGTATCACTACTACCATCCAATCGTGTTGAACTATGTACTCTAACGTACTCAGTTGTAAATCCAGTATTATTTACTTTTTTTAAAGTTAGTATTTCACCTTCTGCGAAGCCTGTTACATTTTCTACTATAAATCTACTTGAAGATGGTGATATGTTATCGTAAATAAATTGTGTTGTTGTAGTTGTACCAGCGCTTATAGTTCGTGTGTCGGATAATGATTGTGAATAGTTACCAGATGCGCCTACAAACGACGCGCTGGTATTTGGTTTATGTGATGATGTGTCTATTTTTAGTTGTGTATCACTAACACGTTCGAGGATATCGAACGTATGACTACCACCACCATCGTCAAATGTAATCTCACCATCATCTACAATTGAAGCTGGCCAAATTCCAACTTTCTTATAAACAATATTAGTTGCTTGGTGTTCAGTTACACTCGTAGAGTTTGTAAATGATAATGCGAATTCTAAAGTTTGACCACTATAAGCTCCGTTAAATGTAACTCCAGGTTCAAGTGTAATTTCAGTTGGAGGGCCTAAAGAGGTCAACGTAGCGGTGGCTGTATCACTACTATTACTAAATACGATTGCCCCATTCATTTCCGTAATAGTACATACTTCATCTACAAAATGGTCTTCTTGGCCCGTGGGTGGTAATGGCGTTTGTACAACAAAGTCAGTGTATTCAAAGGTACTCTGACCATTAATAACACCAGTCCGATTTAAGAACGATGCTGAATATGGTATTGTTGTACTTACTGTAACTTCTTCACTTGCCGAGACTTGTGAACCAAATGCGTTACTTGAACTATAATACAAAAATGCAGTACCACCATTTGCGAAGATTGGTGTATCAATAGTAAACTTTGTGGAATCTTCAACAGATACTAATTGATATGGAGTAAATTGTGGAAATTCAATCTTATCCGTACTATTATCACCAAACTCAGTTGGTAGTGATGTAGACGATGTTACCCCACTCGAAGGTACTGGCGTTATACTTGAACTATATGACCCACTCAAAGTAGTAGAATTAGCAACATATAGTTGACCACCTACTGCGTTTACACTTTCCTTCTCAAAGGTTGTAGTTGCAAGAGTACCACGAATCTTAACATTAGCGAATTCAGCTATACCAGTCTCATCAATTAACCACCCTTTAGTATCTGATATGTAATCTCTCGTTTTTATCTTACCTGTTGAATTTATCTCTAAATTATCACTAAAGATTGAACCAGTGTCTACGTTCCAACCACCAATACTTGCGGATACAAATCGAGCGAACCCATCTTGTGTTATAGATGAACTTGCATTTAAGTCGGTGGATTGATTACCACCAATTGTTGCAGGAGTACGAATATTGTTTGCTGATAAGTCTGCTTCTATAATAGCGTCAGCACCAATTACTAATCGGTCATTCTTGGGGTCTAAGTGAAATAGTGAAGAACTGATTTCTATATTAGAATCAGACCCACTTATAAATTGAGTGTTGGTTGTACCAATAAAAAACTTATCAGTTTTGACATCCAACAACCCACCATCGGCTGTTGTAAATATTAAGTGTCTATCGTCATTGTCACCAACAAACTGCATACCAACACCACGTAGTACATCACTACCCATTTGTAATGCGTTACTACCACTATATAGTATGAATCCACCAGGTCCTTTACCTTCCGATGCCGAAATTTGGCCATCATATCCTACTGATTTTAGAAAACCACTTGAATGACCGCCTATTTCTAAACCACTACCAATAGCATTTGATACGAATATAGAACCAGTAATTATGGATTCTGACCCACCTATATAAACGTTACCACCCTCAAATATAATACCTTCAATTAATATTTCAGTATTAGATACATTACCATTCTTATTTAAGAATTGAATCTTTAAAGTTTTAGGGTCGTTTAATTGTTCGGTTGGTATTACAACTTTATATGAAATATCAGGTTCGTTTGGAACGTCAGTATTTGATATTATCTCAAAATCAGAGTTTGGTAACCCTTGTGATTTAATCAAGGTATTTACAGAGCTAATTCTACCCGATACCGGATTTACATTTGATAATGTAATATTTGCAACTGCTACTTGATTTTGAGTTGTATTTAACGAACCAGTTGACTGATATCGTATTGTACCGGTTATAGTGTCGTTGGAATATTCATATGTATGAATTGAACCATCACTACGATTATCGCTTGATGTAATTGGTAACCCAACTCTAAATATATTGTTTGTTATAACTTCAGTAATACTTGAAGTAACGTGTGTCGGTTGTGGTTGGCCGCCAGTCAATCGTGGAAATAAAGTGGTAGATGATAAATCTAATTCAAGAGTACCACCCAGCATTTCACCATTTATTATGGGTGTAGATACCTCAAACGAAACATCGTCACCATATATAGACTTCTTGTAAGTAAACTCACCATTTACTGAAACCTTTGATAGTACACCATTTGTTTGGGGTAGTTCTGTAAATGAATCAACTGAGGCTGACACCTCTCCATTCGGAGTATCTACGAAAACAATATCAGATATTGATTTTTGATTTTTTACAACATTTACTTCACGAGTGTATCTGATAGGACCTTCCGTGGTATTTGCTACGATTGTTACCGTACATATTCCATCAGGAGTATGATACCTATCGTTATCGTCAGAGTAAACCCAAACAGTAATCAGTTGAGATTTATCGTCATCCTTATACTTGGGAGCTTCCCAATATATCGTATTGCCATTACTATCCAATACCTCAACGTCAATTTGAGTATTAGTAACAATCGAGCGTGGTTGTGGTTTTATTCTAAACGAGTTCTTACCCTCTCCAAAAAATTCTGGAAAGTTTCTGATACCAAATACCCTAACTGCCTCTTTATCATCTAAATCAAGAGCGTTTGATATTTTACTTAAAAATTGCTTAGACCTTCGTTTTAGTTCTAATCCCATTAACGGACTCCATTACTTTCTTATAAATATGACACCTTAGAGAATCCCCTAACTTTATTTATATCAATTATTTGGTCAACCATATCTCTAGTCTTATCAATGTGTGATATTGTTATGATAAAATCAAATTGTGTCTTTAGGTAGTCAAATAATAAATATAAAGAATTAAAGTTATCCGTGTCTAATGAACCAAATCCCTCATCAATAGCAATGAAGTTTGGTCTTGGTAGATTCGATACATTAATCAATGCGGTTCTAATTGCAATTGACGATATGAACTTTTCCATACCACTTGTAAGTTCTAATGGCCAATATTCCTCAGTACCATATGCAATGTATGAGTTGATATTCTTACCATCAGTATTTAGTAGTACTTGAAAGTCTACTATTGGTTGTAGTATGTTGTTAATCTCAACCTCTAACTTAGGTAAGACATCTGAAATAAGATTATATGGTATACCATCTCTCTTTACACATTTAAGATAATATTCATAACCATCAAAACGAACTTCCATATCACGAAGTTTATCGATTGACGTATTTACCATATCTATTGTTTTTTCGGCTAACTTAATATCCGAATTAACATCCATAATCTCGGTGGTAATATCACGAATCTCATCTTTAAGTTTATCTCGTGTGATTTTAAAAGATTTTACCTTTTCTTGTATTTGAGCATTATGGGTTACAGCTTCTTGTTGATTTTTAGCACGAGTTACCTTTTCTTTTAAAGATTCCATCTCTAAGGTCATATTATCAACACGAAGAATACACCCATCATACTCAGATTCATACTTACTTAACTCACTATGTAACTCTTTAGAATCTAATACTAACTCATTATATACTTTTAGTTTAGCTGATACATCATGGGTATCTCGTTCAGTCATTACATCTAACCTACTTGAAACTAACGTTGAGTATTCTTTACCTAATCGTTCTAACCCAACCTCAAGTGTTTGTGCTTGTTTAGCAAACGGAGTGTTTTGATTTTTTACACAATGTTCACAAGTTTCATCAAAGGTCAATGACCCAATACCATCTAAGTGTTTTTTTGAATGAACCATTTCTGATTCTAATTTGGTTAACTCAACACCCATCTGATTAAATTTATTATCGAGTATCTTGTATTGTTTATCTGACTCAATTAATTCACTCTCGTTAAACTTAGATAGTTTAGACTGAATATTCTTTATATCAGTATTTGTTTTTTTAATAGATACCGATACCCCATCACATGACATTTGTTGTTTGTTAATGTACTCTTGTTGTAGTTCGAGCTTATCTTCTAAATCAGAAACATCACCTAAATCTTCAACAGGCTTGAGTGCGCCCATTTCAAATTCTATTTTAATGTTTGTGTTATCACATTTTGTCTCCAACTCCGAACGTCTATCTTGTAGGTCGGTCAATGAGCCAGTAATTGATGTCAATGTATCTTCTGCCTCTGCAAGTTGTGTTGGTAGGTCTTGGTTTTTGTAATCTTTTAAAAGAGCTGATAATTCTTTAATCTCCTCACTTGCGATTTGGTATAACCCTTCAAAGACATCCATGTCCAAGAATTGGGCGAGGAGTTCTTTTCGTTCCTTCTGAGACTTTTCGATGAACCCACTATTGTTCGATTGGGTTGACATGGCTGTAAGGATGAAATCCTCGTATGTTCCAACATATTCTCTTATATTTACATTTGTATCTCTACGCTGTTCACCATTTAAAGATTCTTTCTGACCATCTATAATTCTATAAAAGTCAGTATTAACCTTCACAGTACCACGCTTTGGTGATTTTTTTGCGGTACGTTCAATTGTATAATCAACACCATTTAATTCAAAAGTAAATGAACAATTAAATGACATCTTAGAATAGTTCATAACGTCTTCTGCTTTAGAAGTACGAGAACATTTATCGAATATACAAAATGAAAGAGCATCCCATAAGGTTGATTTACCACTTGCGTTTGGAGCAAAGATACCATATGCTCCTTTCATTTGACTAAAGTCTACAACATTGTTAGGACCATACGAGAACATATTCGAGAATTCAAACTTCTTTGGTATCCAAGTGGTGTTGGTAATTGCTCGGTGGATTCCCAACTTTGAGTTGATGTCGTTATTAATACCTTTAACAACTTCAAGTTGCTGTTCGGTGAGGTGTTCGTTTTCATTTAAGAAATCTTCAATCAATTTATTTTGGAAAGCAGTATCACGTACATTCTGAAGAACAATCTTTTCACTATCACTACCACTTTTACGAGTAATTACTTTTTGTATCGTTAATTCTTGAACCTGCCTACCCTTCTTTAAGTCTGCTATAATCTTGTTTAGTTCAGATGCCTTAGTATCTTTTACACGAACTCTCATTCGTGGTTTTTGAGGAATTGGCATACTTGATACAATCTTACCCTCTTCAATATCAACGGTTACATAACCATAGTCATTTGGAATTCTTACAAACTCACTTGTACGAGTTAGAACATCCCAAACTAAAATACCATGGTCTGGATATTTTGCCTCACCATGATTCTGAACTATAAGTGAACCTGCGTACTTTATTGTATCAACACCTTGAACTGCATTATTTGGTTTATGGATATCACCCAACATCACCATATCATACCCATCAAAGTTTCCTACATTGATGTTCTTATTCTCGATAGCAAATCCATGTTCAGTCTCAATCTTATCAACCGGTCCATGAAATACTGCAATCTTAGTATCACCTTTGTAATCAACCGATGGTGGAAATCCTGGAGACTTATCCCAAACTGATTGGTGTACTATTGTGAGGTCACCCAATGACCAAGCACCTGTATCTTTTAGGTAGAATAGGTTTGGGTGTTTCAATGCGTTAATAATTGGTGACAATGCATCCAACCTTGACGTGTTGTTTAGATTAGCATCGTGATTACCAGGAATGACAATTGTTGGTAGTAAGTCTGCTAATCGAGTAAAGAACTCTTGAGTCAAGTCTACCACTTCGGGTGACATATCAGTCTTAGCATGAACAATATCACCTGCAATGTATATGATGTCATTTTCATCCATTGTGGATAGAATATATCCATAAAGTTGGGAAAATACATCACGATACTCTTTGTGTCGCTTGAGGTTTCTTATATGTACATCTGCGATATGATAAACTTTGTTTACCTTTTCTATACCGACTTTAATTTTTTTGAGTCGTTTCATACTCTATATAGTTCATACTCAACCAACTTTCTAAGGTCCATTGGTGGAGTATTATAAATTAATTCATTAACATTTTCATAGCCCATATCTGATGGGTCTTGGTCACCTAAGTCTACAAGGTGAGTCTCAATTCCATACGACATAAACTTCTTTGTAAGACGCAGAGCATTCTTTATAGCATCTGAATCTAATACAATATACAACTTTTTTACTTTATTTCCAATTATTTTCTTCTCTAATTCAGATTGTATAGCTTTACCAAATAATGGTATTGCGTTTCTTCGTATTGATAATGCATCAAATGCACCTTCACATAACACCAGTGGTGTATCCCAATTGATAAGTAATTCAAAACCCACAATGTCCTTAGATACCTTTGGGTTTTTATGTTTGTATTGAGTCTGATAGAATGACCTACCAACAAAGAAGTTTAATTTACCACGTTCATCATACGATGGAATTATAATCTTATCTCTATATTCACCCTCATCACAAAACCCAATATTATACTTTACAATGTCTTCAGGCCTAACACCACGACCTAACAAATAGTTTAGTGCGTGTTTCCGTTTGTAAGAGTTTGATGGGTTATAAAGTGGTTGGAATTCTTTGGGAAGCTCTACTTGCTCTACAACGTCTACATTATCGTATTCACTTCTATAACGATTTACCTTACTGAATATCGAGTTGTACTCATCCCAAGTTGACTTGGATACGCGAAGTTTCTTGAAGAGTGTCTTGATACTTCTACCCTTCTCATCAGAAATCCAACAATGCCACGGGTTGTTTCCTTTAGAATTAATTCGTATATTAATCTCTAACTTTGGTTTGTAATGGTCAACAAATGGTGAATAGAATGCATAATTATCCCCACTCGTTTTCTTGGATGACCCAAGTACGGACTCTAATAATTCAAGTAGTCTTTCTTCCATAACTACTAATATACGAAATTATTTTGAATAATCAAAGAAATCAGCGGAAGGTTTTTCATCAATCCACTCTTGGGGTATTTCTTTCTTGGCCCATTTGAATCCATTCTTCTCACACCATTGTGCGTAAGTGGTCTTTGAACCTTTGTAAATTTTACCATTGGGAGATTGTAAAACGAATCGTAAATCAACGTTAGGATTTTGCTCTTTGATTAAAAGATGTTTCTTCCTATCATCGGGCAAGAACCACCCCTTCGACTCTATGAATATACCATTAGGTAATCTAAAGTCTGGTTTGTAAGTATGATTAGTTGCTGGAATTGTATATCCGAATTCATGCTTCTCGTACTCACCATCAATACCTTGTAATTTAAGTTGCTCATCTATACGAGTCTCCAAACCACTTTTATGACCCTTCATCTTTTGGATGTGGGACCAATTTCCTTTTGCCATAACTTTTTAGTCTATATCAAATTTAACGTTGATTGTCACGTCAACGTCTTGTCTCTTTTTCAATGGTGAACCTAACTTTGCTATTGCTAATAAGTCACCAGTGTCGTTATATAATCCAAGCTGAGTAATGTATGGTCTAAAGTCTGAACCTGTGACCATATTTATTAATCGGTTATCATCAGCGGTGCCGCCAACTCGAAGCGATGGGTTTGATGACACATTGTATTCGTTTCTATTTATCTCACATAATACAGAAACTTCTTCGATTGTTTTAGTAGACCTATACTTTAATTCATAATCACGATTTGTATAATCACCATTGTTATTTCCTAAAAATATATTCTGATATCTATACCTTGGGTCTGACGTAATAATCATACCTTGTTTATAAAATACATAACCCACTTCTTTTCTTTGTAGAGCAGACCCACTTGGAGAAGTATCTGCTAGCGATATTATATTATCATCAGTTAATGCGGTTTTTGATATTCTAAATTGTGATATAGAACCACTAAAGTTTGCTTCAGTATTTTCAACATCACGACTGCCTATAAGTATATCCCTATCATTGTTTACATTTGTCTTAAACGAATAAGATGCTGATGTGTCAACAATACCATCAACGTATAAGTAGATGAGGTCGTCTTTTTTATTGAGTACATATTTGTGATGTGTTCCATCAGCGTATGCTGTGGATGAGGAAAAGTTCATTGTAATATTACCATCTGAGGCTTTTACAAATATATGACCAGGACTTGTTGGGTGGTTTTCTGAGTAGAATGATATGTCAAATGGGTACTGACCAGACCCATCGGCTTTTGTGGTCTCCAATCCATCATCACCTATGGTGGATAGTGTATTTCGTTTTTGAACTAAGCTAAACTCTCGTCTACCTGCAATTGATTGTGATGGTGGGATGGTTGCTCCAAATGAAACTGCCCAATCATCATTTTTATTTAATATATTAAAATGACTTTGATGTTTGATTTGAATACTACGTGTTTGTTCAAAGTTATATGTGTTACCAATACCAGATACCGGATTTGACGAGATAGCCGAATCACTGCCAGCTGCAATAGAATCTCCATCGGATGGTGGGTCTGATGATAATGATATTGCACCACCACCTAAAGTTAGGTTTAATGTTACTCCAGGCTCAATTTGGTGAATACCATCAACTCGTATAGACCCATTTACCATAGATACTGACAATGATGTATTGCCAGAACTATATACAGAACCATTACTTGCGGCTGTATAACCAGTACCACCAATTGTATAGGTTAAGTCGGTGAAGTTGTCAAAGTAGTAATCTGAATTTGGGTGAACGTAAAATGTCAGATATAATATAGTACCATTGATACCATTTGATACCTCTTTGGTTACTATCGCAGATGTAAAAGGGCTTGCTCCACTTGTAACTTTGGTATTAGCTGAATCATTTGTTATGTTTATTTTAAATACACCCATTACACAATTCTATTTACAAAGTTAGATTTATCACTTGTGTCTGATTCAAAATCCAAATAAACTAAAGTATCGGTTGACTTAATATATGACGATCCAGTTTGTTCACTTGCGATTAGTAATCCATATTCATCATCAACTTTTTGGTCATAAAGTCGTATAGCCGATGCTGGGTAATTTGAGTTGTCAATAATAGAAATAGAACCCGGCTTTATACCATCACCAAATTTATTTTGTGGAATCGATACTATTGAAGCTGTATCGTATAGTTTAATATCAGTTCTTCTTTTAAAGAATGTGGAGTTTATTGAATTCCATACAATATATTGTGGTATAGAATTTAATTCATCAGTTACACCATGAGATGATGTCAAAAATGTATCTACACCAATTTCACCCGACACTGACGTTGATACTTCGGTTAATGTACCATTATCCGAAATACCCCTAAGTACAGAAATCTCAAAAGATGATGAGTGGTTTACATTCGTAACTTCATATCTTTTATGAGCTTTAAATGGTCTTCTCTGAATACCACCATTGAATATTTTTTTTAATGCTATTCCCATGAGTGACCATCGTTAAAAGTCTAGCTTAACCTTAATCAGAATTTCATTAGAGAATGATTTCAATAAAGGTTTAGATAACTTTGCAATTGCTAAAAGTTCATTGTCATTGTTATACAACCCAACTGAAGTAATGTATGACTTAGGGTCACCTACAAATGTTTGTTGTCTTAACTTACCAACTGAACCCGTAACATACGATGGGTTGTTTGAGTAATTATATTCACCATTTTTAGCTCTAACAAAGAAGAATGTTGATTTAACTTCTTCTTCACTTCTAGCTTGGAATCCGTTTGCTGGATTCTCAAATGCAGCTCCACTAATTGCTGTAAACAATTTATTATGGTTTTGTGCATCAGTGTTAGTTGTTCTGATAGTACCAAATGATGCTGAAGCGTCTAATGCTGCGGCTGATAATACAATTACACCAAATTGAGGATATACTTCTCCAAAGACCTCATCCTCGGTAAGTACACCATCAGTTAAAGAACCCGATACGATGTTGTATTTATTTTTGTTTGAGTTTCCTAATTGATTAGTGTCACCACTATTATCAATAAGTCTAAGGGTCTCACCATTAGAACCCGATAATACAAGTTCCCAATTTCCAGGATCTAATTTATCTTTAATTCTGGCTCTATTAATTGTTAGGATGTAAACGTCATCTTGAGTTACATCGTTAAATGTAAATCGTGTTTGGTTAGATGGTAACAATACTTGTTGAAATTGTGAGTACATTGCGTTTGATGGTGAATCTTCATTAGAACCATCATTAGATGAACCACTACCAGCGTAGTGCCCATATGCAACTGAGAACTGAGATTCTTTCGTTGAATCCGTTGGGTCTCCATTATATATCTCATGGTAGTATTGTTTTTGAGTATCCGATTGAAACGATGAGGTAGCGAATGTTATTAGTTCACCGACCTTACCACTCCATAAACCACGTGTGATTCTTTGTGTATTTCCCTCTACAATGTCTTCGACAGTAAAAGCAGTATATACTTTACCACTACCATAATCATATGCACCTGCAGGGATTACCGGAGTTTGGTTTTCTACTGTATCTATTGCTTGAATTTGAGCAAGAGTTTCTGCTTGAGCAAGACCAGGAAGATTTCCCCTACTAATAGAAGGTCTTTGAGAACCACCCCTATTACCACCTGATGTACCGCTTGGGCCAGCAGATGGTCCTTGGTTTCCGCGGTTGCCACCACCTCCACCACCTGTATTACCTATCGATTGTACTGCCATTTTATTATCCTATTTTTTAAGCTAAATTATTATTTACAACCACTACTGCTGTTTGTGCGTCAGTCACCGGATTAACAGTTATGTCAATCTCAGTTCTACCACCAGTTTCATTACCTATGATAACTACACGAGTTGAAATTGCGGTATCGTTTGGTAGATTAGCCGCCGATTGGAATGTAAATTGATTTTTACCCACAACAGTTTGTGATTGATTGGTATTGTATGTACCAACATTTATGATTGGAGTTATGTTTCCAGGAACACCAGCATTACCACTAATACTACCAGCATCTTTGTTAAGTAGAATTGCTGTATAACCTAAGTTTTCGTTACCACCATTTTTAGTTACCACCGACATGATAGTATTGTTTACACCTTCATCTAAAGTGATAGTTGATGGTGACACTGATATAAATGGTAACCTTGTGGTCGTTTTTGGTAATGAAAGTAATTTGTATTTCATTGCATAGTTTTCATCAGTGATTGCCTCTATTACAGGCATATTCTCAATGATGATACCATAGTAGTCAGAACCCAACGAGTGTGCTGGATTCCATAGTTCGTAATCAACCTCATCATCCGCTAATGCGAATTGGGTGATTTGGAACTTGTCACGTCCCTCTGCTAATAACTCTCTACCCTTTTTGGTCAGAATAGCGTCTACTGTTACTGATGAATTGTCTAAAAATCCCATGTTCTCTTTCCTATTATTTGTATATAAATATGGTTTTTTATTTTATTTAACCATATCATCTCCGATTAAACCTTTTTAGTATACCTTTTAGTAATTTATTTTCTGTATTTTCTTTAAATCTAAACTTAGGTTTTGGCAATTTCACTACAAATGGTAGTGGTTTTAACGATTGCCTTTCAAGGTCAGCGGATGGTAATTGTCGTTTTAGTTTATCGTTTTCTTTTTTAACCGAAATCAATGCGTCAGCCGGCATGATACTAACTAATTTTGGTTTTGTTTTTTGTTCGTTAGCTAACACATCTCCAGTTTGACCAGAGAATACTATAACGTTCGGGTCTACTTTTGTTATTTCAACTACCGGCCCACCATCGGGTGTGTCTTGTGAATCCGTGGTTAACGAATCACTACTTACCTTACAACCATTATAAAATAGGTTTTGAAATGAAAGTGGTAGTCTAGTGTCTTGTACATCCGTATAATGAAACGAAGTTGAATTCGGTGTCATTGTCACAGCATCTTCATTAGTAGCGAAGAAGTATTTTGGTTCTAAATATATTTTAGAAGGTCGAGCCTCTAAAATAGTGGAACCGGTTGGGGAGTACTCCCAATAACCATTATATCGTGTTACGTAGGTATCCCCACTCAAAGTAGCAATGTCAAATTTATAAGTAGATGGTTCGTAATCATATAGACTCACAACCCCATCTGGACGAGATGACCCACTACTTAAACCATAATCGTTTCTACTTGCTGTAATTATACCATCACCTACTGATATAGTACCTTCATAATAATGGCTAGATATAGACACACCACGTTCTCTCTGAAACTTATTACGTTCAAACACATGAGGTTCTATCAATATACCCTTATGCCAATCCACACGTGCTGGAATTAGTTGTTTTATTTGGTCGAATACAGACATATCATAACGAGATAACATATCCATAATCAAATCCAATGAAGTACCCGTAGTGTATTTTTGGAAATAATTCTTAGCTCTATACTTTAGTAATGGGTAATCCTCATTATATCTCTTATCAGTATCACCCACCCAATCATCAGCTTCGAAATATCCCTCAGAATTATATATGTCCGAGTTTACAGTGTCGGTTGTTGAGAAGTAAGTACCTAATAAATTAGAATCAACTGGAGCATAATCGAACTGAGATACCTCATTTGATTTATCTATACTCAATGGACCTTTTAATGAAGATGATTCAATTCTAATTTTGTTGTTCATCAGATTTAATGCACCCATTGATGGTATGGTAACATACTGAGTATCAACTTCACCAACTAAATCAGATGGCTTCATATTTACTAATGATGCTGACAACACTAATCCAGTATCAGATGATGTAAATCTTTGATTTGGGTGTATGGAGCTTATAGAACCACTATTGGTTTTGAATCCACTATCTGGAAATATTCGATACATCAACTTATCGAATGAAGTATCAATATCTAAATCAGTTGTGTTGTCATCACTAAAATATGCTTCTCTATTCTTAGCGTGTTCGGTTATGATTTCATTTGAGATAGTATCTCTGAAATATCTAATCTCTTGAATACTTGCGGTCTCATATGAGTTTACATTTGTATCCGTTGTAGGACCAGGTACTTGAACTGTTCCCGTTGAGGTCCATACACTATTGAATGTTGAGTTACCACCACTTAATGTTGCTGTTGGGTTTGCGAGTAGTTCACCCCAATCATCAACCCACGCAGCGTTGATGTCAATTGAACTTGAATTCAAAGATATCGCAACTTCTCTACGTTCTTTATAAGGAACATATGATGATGATATGATATCAGTACTATTTACACGTAACCTAAGCCTTGCGGTTTCATTTAAGTAGTCCCAAAATAAATCTACATTATCAGATGTATCACTCAATCGTAAGATATGATAATTACCTTTAGGCATTTTACCAATAACCTCAATTGAGTTTGGTCTATCAGACTGTATATCATCCCATGGATTTGAAATATATTTAGATGGTGACGCTTGTAGTTTGTTTACAAATCGTTCTTGCTCATAAACACTTTTACGAGTGGATATCGTAGGACCACCCCACTCACGAATCTTCAAGAATGCCTGTGGGATTCCGTATGTGGATAGTAGTGCTTTAATTGAACGAGCAGTCCCCTTCGTCTTGTACAACATGGGAATTGTATTTACAATACGTCTCCAAATCTCATGTGTTATTTGCTCACGTGGCTTAGATTCCAACGTACCGGTTTGTGATTTAGTTCCATCCGCATTAACACCCAATGCATATTTCCAAAGAGATACGTCTGAATATCCTGTTGACAATTTCCACCCAAGAGAGTCTGCTACCGACTTTAGTACCTCATCAGGCATACCATCATTGAAGTGTTCTTCTCGTTCATTTATACTCGTTAATGCGTTGATATATGTCCACTGAATATCAAAGTGTTGGCCAATCATATCTACGAATGTGATATACTCTGTATTACGAGGGTCTGCTTTTAGGTAAATTGGTATCGAATTTCTAAGAGAAGCATCATTAAATTCATCAAACAACGATGCGCTAGCGTATGTGTTTTGATACCAAGTTGTACCTTCAACAGATGTAGTTGGTTTTAACACATGAGGAAATGTTGATTGTTTAGGGTATGGTTTAATAGTATATATTGATGACGACCAGTGGGTATAGTTACTTTGTTGTTCAGAATAATACAAGTGGTTTTCAAATCCATCGAAACCACCAATCAACGTATCTCTTCGGACCATTGATTGAGATATATTGGTTATAGCTTCAGAACCACTAACGTTAAGTAATGTGTTTATTCGTGAATCGTAAGCTTCGATTTGCTGTAATTTGTATAAGAAATTATCTACACGTTCAGTTGCGGATGAAAAATGTACATAATTTTTAAAATCAGAATAGTCTATGTTTAAGTCAATAGAACCCAACGACCCACTAAAATATTTATTTATTAATTGTTGTGACGTTGTTGCGTTTACGTCTAACAACGAGTTCCAATTCTGCCATTCTGTACCACCCGCACTTTTAACATCAGACATATCTAACTCAAAGTTGGGTTGTGAAAAGTTAGGTCTACTTACATTAGCTATACTTGGAAATATAACTAACTTCTCTACCCAACTTTCTTTAATACGTGCATCTAATTCTACTAAATTATTAACAACTATATTATCGGGTAATGGTGATGCTAACTTAACAACAATATCCTTCACATCAAATGCAAAATCAGTATTATATTTTTTGTATGTTAAGTATAGTTTACTTAAATCAGTATTAGTTTTTTTGCCAGTTTCAATAACCCTTACACTTCGGGCTTGGGTTACTGCTGGTAAATTAGAGTCACCTTGATTGATGTCAAATGTTCTAGCCCCATTCCATTGAAGTTGGTTATTGTCATCATAGTATAGTGAAAATCTTCTCCATCGACCTGTCATGCGCCCAGCAGCATTGAATGTATTTCCGTTTTCATCAGTCACCTTGGTTGGTTCACCGATAGCTGGTGTGTATATTTCTAAAAATTCAGTAAATACACCTAACTTTTCTGATAGTCTATCGAATGGTACATACGTGGTTGAAATCAAACCACCACCATCGTGGTTATATCTACCACCACGATTTGGATATGATTTCTCAGTCAACTCTAACCCTACACGTGTTTGGTCAAAATACACACTTGCAATATCAATTATATTGTTATCACCTAAGTTCAATACAAAGTCAGGTCTATTTTGTGTAAAGGTAGAATCAGTGTTTGCTCGCTGGAAGTATAAGTCTTTTAGTGTTTCAAAATCACGAGGAAGTGGATTGGGGTTGATATTAATAGGTCCGGATGGTAACTGAAACGCGGTCATGAGTGATTTCGCTGACAATGCATTGGCAACCACCGGATTTCCATTAGAAGTGATAACTGGCTTGTTAATACTTGAACCCACGTTCCCATTAATGATAGACGCTTCCGAAATTTGGTATGGGTCTTTTACAGTAAGTAATACTTCAGTCCTATCACCACCAATAGCTTTAACTTTTACACCATCATTTAATTTATGCATGAAGTTGTAAACTATACTATAAACTCCTTGTAAGTATCCATCATCACGGATATCTTTCTCAGGCTGTAATGTTATTAGTGGATACGTGTTACCATTTTCAGAATATGGTATTGGTAGTTTGTATGTTGACTTTAATAAGTTTTCACCAGAATATACATGACGTTCCATGTTGGGTCTGAGTTTTGATAAAACTCCGGGCGCAAGTGTACCATCAACATCATTTACAGTTAATGGTCTAAGAGTACCATCGACACCATCGTTAAATGTGTTTCCATAGGTTGGAACGAACCCAACAACTTCTTCTTTATTTTTAAATCTATCCAATGACATATATTATAGTCCGCCTTTAAATCCACCACCCGAAGGTCCGCTTGGTGACGGTGTTGGGGATGGTCGGCCTGGACCGGTTGAGCCAAAACCTGTCGTTGGAGTTGTTGAACCAAAACCTGTTGTTGGACCTGTCGTACCTTGTGGGCCGGTTGGACCTGCCGTTGGGCCTACCACACCTTCATTTATATTTCTTACTAAAGATTGGAACGTAAATACAGCAAACACATCACGTGGTTCCTTAATATCTACTTCATTTATAAACTCATCAGAAAATTCAACATCAGTATACGTTTCATACGAAACAGATATTGGCTGCTGGTCTGAATTAAAAAATGGCCGACTTGACCTTTGTATCAAGTCATGCTTTATAGTACTACTATAATTATTATCATCCGATGTAAGTGTAACATCACCATATATTTGTGAATCTACATTAGAATCGGATGCGCCATCAATCTCGTATGAGATTATCTGACCTCTACCATTACGTCTTACGCCACGTTTATTCATTATCTAACCACCTTAAAATAGAAGTTATCATCATAATATTTTGTTGTACTATTCTGGTCTACCCTAAATATAAACTTATAGAATCGTTCCGGTTGAAGTCCATTAAACCAAAAGTTAAAATAGTTACCTTCGGAGTCACAACCCACCTTAGTATAAGTAGTGTCGAACGGAATAATTACCTGTTCTGTTTCAGCATCAACTACCGAGTAGTATGAGGTAGCTGGTAGGTATTTAACCAATTTGTAATTTGATGTTGATGAAAATGTACGTGCCGGAAAACGTTCTCTACCATAGACTCTAATCTTGGCTTTGGAACTTTCTTTATACTCAGTTGACAAATTCTTAACATATAGTATGATATCATCACCACTCAGCGCGGATAGTGCACCCGTATCGAATGAATCACCATCCCATCTTACTTCTAATACCGGTGGATAGATTGTGTTGGTATCTGACGAGAAGAATTTGATTGAACCAAACTTAGTTGTTGATTGTTCATCCGTTTTAGATTTTTTAACAATGAAACCATTATTGGTTCGTGTACCATCCAACCAATCATTTACATAATCAGTTACTTCGACATCCAAATTAGACGTGTACTTATCAAAAGATTGGTAGTAATGTTTACCTGTGTTGAATGATGAAGTAAACCATGTACCACCACCTTGATTAGAAATCCAGTGCGCATCGTATTTAAAATCAGTATAATATGAAGACGTTAATACATTTGGGGTTTTGAGTGAGAAATTATCTAAAGACCCACTAAAATCACCACTACCACTACCAAAGAATGTAAATCTAAAGTTGTGATTCCCATCCTGTTGTGCTTTAAAAAATACCGTGACATCGTTTGACGATGTTAAGTTTGATACATATGAGTTTTGTAAATATTCAGACGAGTCTAAAAGCCTACCATCAGGTTCTTGAATACTAAATACAATACCGGATGGAGACCCATCAGCTGAACTTGTATGTATTGTTCCTGGATCTATACTAAAACTTGCTGTGTATATTAGTGTGTCTTGTAATGTTGCTTTACGATTTAATGTAGCACCACCGAAATTTGACGCTGACATTATCAGTACACCATCTTTAATAGTGGTGATTTGTTTAGATTGGTGTTCACTTAAAATAATGTCATTTACAACATACGTAGATGGTAGGTCACCATCTATATTGAATTGGTCAAGAAATATTACATCATTCTCTACATTACTGTATACGAAGAAGTTATCAAGCTGACCATCCGACCCGTTACTACCATTATCATCAAAGAATGTAAATAAGACTTTATGTATCTTATTACCATTTACAGCAGCCGAGCCTGTGAATGACATCTCATATGATTTACTACCCAATAATGAATCAAAATAACCACTAACTTCACTATCATCATAATATGAACCATCTGGCTTATATACTCTAAAATCAATTCCAGATAACGACAATTGCTTTGCGTCAAATGATATTGTGTAGACTTTACCTTCATCCAATGATGAGGATAGAGCGGCAGTTCCACCACCATAGTTGGATGCCGATAACACCAATGCCCCATCGATTGCTTGTAATGATGGTGAACTACCATCAGTACCAAGTATTGGTTCAACTAACTCAAAGTTACCTGCATTTGAATTAAAGTTGTAGTAAGTTTCAAGTGCTGGAATTAATGATGGGTCAACTGGCTTACCAACTGTGGAATTCAATATATCCCACCCTTCTGATAAACTTCGTGTTACCCAACTAACATCTGATTCATTGTGTGGTTTGTCATCTTGAGAACCAAGTCCTTCGGTAAACCCCTCATATAACGGATATACAAATAAGTCGTATTCAGATTGAATTTCACGACTTTCAATATTCTCAACTCTCAATCTATATTGTGGTGATGTGATGTCCCCATTGGCTATTGAAGATGATATTTCTTTTAAATCAAATTCAATGAGTGCTCTACTATTACCCAATAAAGAGGTGTTATCAGTATCGTAAAACTTACCGATTTCAAGAATCTCATCCTTACCCGTGTTTTGATTTTTACGAGCGGAGTCTTCGTATATGGTTGCGTCTTTTTTTGGATATATTCTATAAATCATCTTCTACCTTTTAAAATAATGATACAACTTTACCTACGATGTCTACGTCAGGATATTTTATTTCAAAACAAGTTGGGTCTTTTGGTGGATACACTATACCATTTCTGGTAGCTTCTTTTGTACTATATTTATTATCAGAATAAGTTCCGCCAAATTTATTTATAATTTGTAACCCACCCTCATCTTCTTTATTAGGTCTGACTACCGATTGAACACCATCAACTCCATCCAAGCTAACATATAAGTCAGTTAGATTTATCGGTTTGTTAATAGCCATACGTTCGATTTTGAATAATTCTTTTAATGTGTTGATACATTTTAAGAGAACCTCATTTGAATTGTAATTTGGTAATACTATTATTTCGAAGTTGATACCAATATTTACGATGTATGCATTTTTAATATTTACAGCATCAGTTAATATACGATAGTAAGACAAATAGTTTTGTAAGTTTTGCTTTGTAGCATTGTTTAACTGAGTAAGCTTTTTCTTAGAATCATATCCTAATGTATAGAAGTTAATTGCTAATGGATTTGGAATTGGGTCCGGACCATCATCCAATAAAGTATTGATTTGGAAGTCAGGTGCAGCATATGCTTTTGCTACCGAACCAAATTGTGGTGGTAATGCGTACGCTCTAAGTAAGTAGTCTTCTCTGGTTACGGCTCTATTTTGTGCTCTAAAATATGCAAGAGCGTTGTTACGTACCTGCTCAATCTCTTCTTCAAATTGGGCGCCAGTTGCTGCTACTTCGTTCGTTACTGCTATTGAGTTTTTAACTACATTAAAAACATCACCAACCAACCTACTACCATCAGTTTCAATTACACGTTCTACAATCGTTGTTAAATCAGAAGATGGAACGTTATCAGAAACACCATTACCTATTCGGTATGTAACAGTTAATTCGGTATTAGCTGGAGCTACACCATATGTTTTAGCGTACATAAAGTTTGATGGGTCAACCCCTTGGTCAAGGTCACCACTTGCGGGATATAGTGCGGAGCCAACGTTATCCGGATTTGGAAGTATCTCTTCGTCTGAATTTGATGATACCCCTGCTCCAAATTGAATGTCGAGTGTACCATCGTCAGTTATACGTGTAATGTAACGTTTGGGTACTCTTTTTAGTTTAAGTAATGATGGTGTCTCATTTGCGTAAGCAGCCATGGCTAATGAGTAATCGGTAGTGTTTGGTAATTCTTCAAACACAGTGTCTTGTGCTAGATACTCAACCTTAGTCCACTCATCACCATCATCATCCATGATGCTTATTACATCAATCAAACCATCCGCTTCTATTTTTATTTTATCGTAAGGTTTTGGAGAACCAAAGTTAAATGTAGATGTTTCACTTTTACCACTAACTGCTTTAACATATTTTTTTAATAAATAATAGATAGGTTCGTTTGTTGTTTCGTCAATTTGATAAACCGAAACGTCAGTGGGGTCGAATGAAGATGATTGTGCAAATCTTACTTTATTTATAGTAGTAAATTCAACGTTGGGACTTTCAGTTGAACCAATGACCATACCTTCTTTTAAGGTTAATGCGTAGTCAAAGTTTGGCTTAACATTATCACCACTACCCATCGCAGGTAATATCTGATACACAGTCATATCGGTTGTTGCTGGTACATTTAACTTTGGCTTATACCCAAATGATTGTGCTATTGTAAATACATTAGACTTTTCTTGAGCTTCTTCTAAAACAGATTCTCTTAATTGAACATCGGTATAATATGAAAGTACATCACCCACATATGCCGCCATTTCCATAAACATCATACCAGGAGATGATTCATTAAAATCATTATAGGTATTTGGGAAATATGTTTTAGTAAAGTCAATTAGATTCTTACGGATATCACCGAAGTCTCTACCTATTAAATTTACATCTTTTTTTATTTTATCAGCCATGTCTTATCCTTAAACAATAGATATATTACCTTGCTCTGAAACAAGAATTGTTATTTTTGTGTTTGCCCCACGGTCAGTTACCTTAACTACTAAATTTATGTTTACTCTATTATTATCTTCGTTGGTAATTACTCGTATACTATCTATAATAATATATGGAAGCCAGAATTTAATATCATCTCGTAGTGAACTTTCCAAATCATCTGCTAAGTCTTCTGTCATTTGTTCAAATAACAATGAGTATACATCGGAACCAAATGTTGGTTGAAGATGACGTTCACCCTTTCTTGTTAAAATCAAGTTTTTAAGATTAGATATAGCCTGCTCTTCAGTTGTATATGATAGTTTAAATAATGGACTACCACCCAATGGTAACAAAACTCCAACTGCCTTATTCCTTTTTAAGTCTAAAGGATTGATACTAAATTCATTACGGGATGCCATTAGCTACCCTTCTTATTATTTATATGTTTCATTAAACCTGAGTAGTCACGTGTTAGTGCGTCAACTACCGCTTTACCTGCGTCAGTTTGTTGTAGCTGATTAGTTGGTATTGTTCTACCATCTGCGTTTTGTAACACTTGTGGTTGTTGACCCATACCACCAGCGAACGCCTGTGCTTGTGATGCATCAAACATACCACCACCAACTCCATTTGAATTAATACTTCTCCACTCACCACTATCAGCGGTTTCGTTTAACATATCATTTAACGTTGCGTTGCCGGTAAATGATTTATTTATTTTAGTATTAGATTCAAATACGTGGTCTACATCAAGCGGGTCTTTATCAACAACGTTTGGTTGTGATTGCTTTATCTCTTTTATAATAGAAGCTCGTAAAGACTTCTCACGTTTAGAGACTTCCTTCTTTACCTCTTCTTTAATGATGAGTTGAATTGCCTTAATTAGTTTCTTTGTATCCATGATAATAAATATGTTTATATATAATTATTGTTTCATTAATGTTAACTGAGTTTTTACTTGAGTAATCGTAGATAACAATTGAGGACCACCGGCCGTTAGTGATGGGACTGGCCCACCAGTATTGGCAGCCGCAGTTAGTTGGGGTGCTAACTGTAATAGTGCATCGGTGATTGATTCCAACTGACTGAATATGACATCCATATCAGCTTTCCAATTGGACGTTGATACATTTACCGATTTAGCACCACTGATTAGAACTGAGTCTTTTTTTGAATTTAGAACGAGTCGGTCCGAGTTTAATACTATTTGTGGTTTAGTATATAGAGATGTGGGTGTAACTCCTAACGTAAAGTTATTTGACGACTTAATTCCAACCTTTTGTTTAGAAGCTAAGTATATAGATGAGTCGTCATCATTGATATCTTCTATAACAAATTTATTATACCCATTTGAGTTACCAGCGCCATTACGAATAATAGTGATTGGTGATTCGGGTGTAGTTGAGGTCCAAGATGGTTTAATCTTAGAATCTGAATTTTGTGGAGTATACCCAAATCGAATTGATTGGCCAAACCTACCCTCATGTATAATATCACCTGAGTATGGTTGTAATTGTGATAGGTTTGATACTATTTTGAACTCTTTATTCTTAGGGTCGGATTTAGAAGGGCCTGATGTGTTCGGAACTCCGGCTGAGGTAATATTATAATCACCACCAATCGTACTTCCTTCAAGTCTGGTTGCGTTTTCTAATATATTATTATTTACATTACCTTGTAATGAAACCGGATGTGAGTAATAAAATACAGTAGCACCACCACCCGTAGCAGATATGAAATCAGAAGGTGCTTTTTGTATACATACATACTCACCAACAACAGGAATAGTTTTACTAAGTATACTTAATGGCTTAGCTAAAATACGTTTACTTGTATTTGATTCTTTTAGAGAAGCTTGTATTGAGTAGGGTCCGTTGGGGTTATCATCATCTAAATATACTTCTAATACTTGTGCATATTTCATTCATCACCCCCATCGTCTTTAGGTAGGTCTTTCTCAACCTCATCAATAGCATCCATCAATTGTCTCTTCTCCTCTGGTGATAATAACATACCACCATCTGAGCCCGAATTGTTGTCCTTCATCATACGTTGGACGATTGCTGCTAATTTAATTAAAGCATCGTCATTACGAACTGATATATCTAAGTATTCTTTTATCAAAGGTACAACTACTGATGCATCACCCAAACTCTTAACCATTGGTTCGAGTTGAGCAATCAGTAGTTTGATTTGGCGGTCTTTCTTTTTTTGATTGGAATATATGTCTGACATAATATCCGAGAAAGACTTACCTTTAAATAATTCAGTATCCTTATCCATTAAATTCCTCCACTCGATGTGTTACTGGTAATATATCACCTTTCATAAAATCGATATATAGTTCTTTGTATATAACCTTCATCTTACCTACCACACGTGTGATGTATTGAGTCTGAACTCCAGTTCTCTCCCTAATAAGTATATAGAGAGCCTTTTTATTGTAAGAATATAGGTTATCACGTGTTCTAAATAATTCAGTAAGCGAATCTGCTATCTTTTGGTCCCGTTCTTTATTGAATATTGTAAGAATATTACTATCCATGTACATTACATAGTAATCCATGAAATCTTTTAGAGCTTCCATTTGTCGTTTATCGAATACCTCATTTACAATATCACGTGACGAGTCTATGACTTCAACACCATCTCTCATTTTCATACGAGCATAATTAGCATTGTTTTCATTGAACAAATAGTTACGTGCTATTACAGTAAAGTATGAGAACGCTCTACCATTGTCTCCATTGAACTTATGAATCTTCTCATTTAAGAATGCTACTACATTTGCTTTAACATCTTCGTATGGAACTTCAAAATAATAAGTCTTGTAAGTATGTATTACATTCTCTGCAAGTTTATCAAATGGGTAATGAATAAACCGATTGTATATTTTATTCTTTAGTCGCTGGTCATCACAATTGTTATATGCGTTGATTGCAATCTCATTTATTTTATTAAAATATCTTTTATTCTTCCTCTTTCGACCCATAGTACTTTTCTAATTGCTCAATTACTTCATACAAATTCTTAAAGATAAATCCAGTCTCATCATCTGCTTCAAAAGAACCTAACTTATCAATCTCTTTCATCTTAGCCATAGAATCATCAATTCTATTTGCGGTGTCTGATATTACTATCTCCTGCTCTTCCACAACATCTTCGTATGCTTCGTTCTTACGAAGAAGGTTTATCGTACTAAATAAAAATACGATTGTTGTTATTGATAATATAATAATTGTTATAATCATATTACTCCTCTATAATTCCTTTAAACGCGTCGAATACACTTTTAGTATCAGTATTACTATTAGTAAAAGCGTCACCTAAATTCCCCTTCTTAGGTCTACCAATAGTTGACTTCCGTGTAGACTTTATTGGATTCATTTCTTTCATCCATCTCTCATTCTCGTATCTTGCAGCGAATAAGTCAGCGGTATGCATTACGTATGGCATCGATGTTTTTAATGCGTCATCTTTATTGTACTTGATAAAATACTCTTTGTTATTCTCGTCATACAACCCATCAGTAAGTTTAATACCAATCCATTCTTCTTGGGTACATTGAATACCAAAGTAGTTTAGTAGATAGAATGTTCTATCGTTTAGATTCATCCAATGGATGTCTGAATTTGTTTTGTAAATCTTACCTTGATTCTTTATGTGCCATTCGGAATCATTCTTAACATAGTAATCCAACTCAGGCGTACCCAACTTACCAAGGTCGTGGTGTAGTGCTGTGAATATTAGACTTTCTCTACTATAATCACCAACACCACCTAACTCAGAATAAAGGTCGTATACTTTTAAAGCATTACGTGTTACCCTAAGAACGTGGTCGATGTATCCACCTGGAAATGCATTGTGGTAATGTTCTACCGAAGATGCTGGTGTATAAATCATACGTTCTTCGAAGTGGTCGTACATTTTATTAAGTGCCTCTAATCGGTCACCTTCAAATGTTTTGTTAATTAGTTTACGGAACTTCTCGTAGTTCTCTACGAGTTCTTCTGCTGTGAAAAAGTCTAACATATTATTTTAAATTATTTTATCGATGATACCACACTCAAGTGCTTTTTCTGCTGACATAAAGTAGTCTGAAGAAGATATACCTTCCCAATACTCTTTGTCCATTTTAGAATTTTCAGCCATAAGTTGATTACAATCATTCTCTAACTCTTCAGAGAATCGTGCGTTTGATTTAACATCACTCAACTTACCTACTGCGACTGTTGATAATTGATGTACCATAATCTTAGAGTGTTTAGATGCAGCCCGTAGACCAGTACCACAAGTAAGTAGAAGTGCTGCTGCTGACATAGCTGACCCTCTTACGATGATATTAAACTTAATACCTTGAGCTTCTTGAGACTTCATGTAATCTATCAAAGCTAAAGTTTCGATTACATCCCCACCAGGAGAGTTGAGTAATATATTAATAGTATTGATATCACCATTTATCTTCAGAAGTAATCTGACCTTAGATACAATGTCAAATGTTAACCCACTTGATATTTCATCTTGTATTAAGATAACATTGTCCGTGGTGTCTATACCATAATCGAATTCACGATAAAAACTTTTATGGCCATCTTTAGAGTTATCCGTATCATGATAACTTAAATTAACTCCAGCAGAGGTTGGTGTTGTGTTGTATAGTTCATCCATTAGTTTATAACTTGTTTATTTATATACAATATACAAAAAAATATTGACATACACAAATTTATTTAGTAGATGCGTTTTTGTATATATGTTTAGTCTTTGAATTGGATTTACGATTCTCACCATATAATTTTCTAGCATCATCATCCGTTGGGATAAATGTTACATCTTCCTTTTCAATTGGTTCAGTCTTTGGTACAACTGGTACTTTGGTAAGTTCTGGCACAATAACATCATCGATAACTTCGTCTGACTCTTCCTCTTCAGAGATTGGTAGTTTTACATCAGTAGGTTTAGATGTTAACTTGTTTAATGCTATTACCATTGAAATAGCAAGTGGGTCAAATACAAATACTATAAGTAATGTAAACCAATTCACAATCACATTCATAGGTCGGCCGGTTATTGCGGACATATATCTCAATGGTCCGACTTCGGCAGCTACTTCATTATTAGATTCCAAATCCAATACTTTTAAATCAAGTGATGTAATTGAATCGGTCAATACCTCAATTTTTATAGATATACCATCACGTGATTCAACTGCTGATGCTAATTGACGTTCCAAAGCTCTACGTTGAGATGATGACGTTGTTGTTATAATCTGACCAGTTTCTTTATCACGATATTGTACTACATTATTAGATAGCCCATTACGTAGTTCCGTAATTGATTCCGATAACTGATTCTTTTCTATATTAAAGTAATCCAATTGTTCTTGGAATCTTCCCTTCTTTAAATCAATTACTTGAACTTGCTTATCCAATACACCTAATTGGTCAGCAGTCTTTTGATATGCTGATGTTAAGAATCCATAGATACCTGCTGAGGTGATTACCATTAATACACCAACTGCTAAGGTAAGATACCACTTCATCCAACCAGCAGTCTTCCAATTGTTATGTAAGTATGATGCTATTATAAGTTTAGAAAACTCTAATGAACCCGCCATTATTATTACCTCAGTTCTAGCACCAGCAAACAGTGAACTCAATCCAAATACTGAATAATATGCAGCTGAAATAGCTAACCCTAATGTACTGATAGTCATTAGAAGTATGAACATATTCTTCCTATTAAAAAGTTTTTTCATTTATTTTTCCACAAATTGGTTTTACTAACTTCAGGAGTTGTACTTATTATTAAACTACGTTTTCGCTAAGCAGCTCAAGCCAAGTTAACCACCTGATAGGTATAAATATCAGGAAAATAATTAATAAATTAATTAAATCAAGCTTTCCCCATACTATGCCCTTTTGGATGTGTACCAAAATTGGAAAGATAATCTAACACAGTCAACTCCTTCATCTTAGCCTCGACCTCAATGTCTAAAGAATGACCATATGTATTGATTTCAGAATAGATAAAATCAGAATGTGCTTGTGCTTTTACACCTTCTTGTTCCAATAGACGTGATTCAGAGTAATGGACTAAGGGTTTGTAGTCACCCCACGTTGACATAGCCAACTCAAGTGCTTCTTGTTCAGACAACCCACCGGTATTGAATTTGTGGTGGTGATAGTCAAACGTAATCGGAATACCAATATGTTCGTGTAGGTACATAAGGTCTTTGACTGAGTACATACTTGCTTTGTCATCGTTCTCAACAACCAATCGTGATTGGACTGACTCAGGCAATCTCTTGAAGTTTGTGATGAAACGATTCATAGCAGACATCTTATCACCATAGACACCATTACAATGGATGTTAATAGGGTTCTGATGACTTCTCTCTAACCCCATAAGGTCAAAGTGTTCTCCGTGTATTGAAAGGTCTCTAATCGTGTTATCTACAACTCTATCATTAGGTGACACCAATACATTGAATGGGCCAGGATGTGAAGTGATACGTTGACCATACGACTTAGCTAAAGTACCTGCACCCTTGAGTACATTACTAAACTTAGTATAGTCTGGCATATCTGATAACTTGAACTCACTAGCCCATGGAACTAAGTCAGACGACATACGGAATAGTTTGAAACCATTACGTTCGTTCCATTTGATAATCTCTACAAGGTCTTTAGCATTTTGTAATGCAAGGTCTGATGACCTACTGATACCTTCTTTAAGGAATGTTTTTTTAATCATACTACGATTGGTAGTAATCTTGTCCTTACGAAGGGTCATGTTGATACAGCAATATCCGAGGTTTGTCATATGTTTCTTATTTACTATGTAAATGTACAAAAAAAAAGGGGACTATACAAGCCCCCTATGTTAAATTTATGTTAATTCTTCAAAGTCAATTGAAGGAATTTCCTCACAAAACCAATAGTATCCATCTCTTTTTAAAACAGTATCAGCGTTAAGGTGTTCCTTCCATACATCAATTATCGGATTTCGGTCAATTTTAATTTTTTTAACCACGATGAACAACTTATCATTAAACGTAACTTTTTGCGACCTGAAGAATCTATACACTATTTAACTTTTACTTTTATCGATTTAGCCTTACGGTCCTCATACTTAGGTATTGATACAATAAGTAACCCATCCTTAGCAACAGCAGATGTTTTATTTATATCAAACGCATCATGTATCTTGTATCTCTTTTCCAATTTACGATGTTCCTTTTCAGCTTTGATTTCAATCATTCGGTCAGCAACAATAACATCGATGTCTTCATTGGACAATCCAGGCACTGCGAATTCCATAGTTAGTACATCATCTTTTAAAAAAGCAGTATTTGAATTAAGGCCTGCTTCATTCCCCCACTCCCCCAACATAAAGTCGGAGACCATTGTGTTTAGTCTATTAAACGTCATATTATATTCCTTTTATTAATTTATTAATACATTAACAATAGAACAATATGTAGACCAATTGATTATTTCATGACACGATGTCAGTTTACCGATAGTGGTTGTGACATTCCTATACATTTATAGAAATAAGTGTCACCTTTTTTCTTATCAAACGTCAATATATAACCATCCATTTGAAACGTGCTTATTGTTTTCATAGCTATATCATAGTCATTACACGTTAAAAGAAAATGTGTATCAGTAATAACTACATCAATAGACGTAGCTGATGTATGTTCATCGTCAATGTCAAATTCATCGTCAACCTCAAACTCAAAAAGAACGTCATCCGATATATTAAAGTAATCGTATACGTATTCTAATTTGGCTACAACCCCAAGTGACATAAAGAAGTTATATTCAGATTCATCCCAATGCCATTCTCCAAAATAATTTTCCATAATAACACCAATATCCCTTCCGTTTACTATAACTATCTATTAATTGAGTTATGTATCTCATTTAATAAAATTAAAGCCTCTCGTGTTATTATATTTTTATCCCTAGCACACTCTAAACAAATTTCAACAAATACCAAATCCATTGTTTGGTCCGCTATGTAAGACTCCAATCTAAGTAGACTCTTAATCATTTTGTTAGTGTAATCTACTGAGGGGGATTCGTCCGCAAAGGTAATGAGTTGTTTTATCTTTTGCTTAGCTATGGTGAAGTAAGGGTCTTTACGTTCCGTTAAGATTGTAGAGACCCCATCATCTAAAAATAATGCTAATTCAGAAACATCTCCATGGTCAGTGGTATCCAACGTTGAAGTTAGTATCCTTGAAATTACATCATCACCCACTTTTAAATTTTAGTTTAAAATACCTAACCGATATCGTTGTTGAGTCGAAGATATAGCAGTTTCCAATGTTTGAATAATCTTCGTTGCTTCCGACTTTGTTAATTCAATTTCATGGTTACCCACTATTAACGACCCAAGCTCCATACGATTTTTTATAGGAAAATCTTCCTTTGTTAAATCAGGATTAAAAGCGAAGTCTATTGAACTATAATTTTTACCATAAGCTTTGGCCTGTCGAACGACCTCACTTTCTGTAACTCCATAAGATTGGTTTACAAACCCACGTTGTTTATTGTTGTGCTTTTTCATTATATAGAAATTGTTTATTTACTATAAATAGTTTTCACAACTTTAATAAAATCACTTTCTGCGATTTCTACGAGAAACTCTATTAAACTTTTTCTCGTTAAAACTCATAGCACTTCGTATGGGGTGTGTTCTATTAATATTTTGCTTATACCTAACACACTCTGCTGCCCAAAACCACGCCATACTAACACTGTCTTGTGGTGGTATCATAAACTCTAAACCAATAGAACCACCATTTCCATTTGATATTGTAAAACGACCATCAGTGGTCATTTCAGTTTTAGCGGATGGGTACTTCTTTAAGACCTTACGTTTTAAAGATTTAAATTTCTTAACATCAATTACCATTATTAAATATCTTTGTAAGTGTACGACTTATGTGATACGTTGTCAACTCTTTGTTAACCGAACATGATTCAAGCGTCTTTCCATTTTCCAAATGTACTGAATAGACCCACCCCTTTTTAAGCTTTTTAGCAATCGTGACGGCACCAACTCGGTTAGTGCCGTTCACGTTTACTACTACATTATCACCTACTGAGTATATCATTGTATAACACTGATAATTTTAGTGTCAACGACAGCAGTTACCTCGAACTCTAAATTACTTCCTTCGAATTCAGCAACAACCTTAGTTTCAGCATCCGTTACAGATATGGCTTGAACTAAATATTGTTCAGTTACTTTTTTAACTCTTCCTTTGTCATCTTCATGATGAACCTTTACTTTTGCAATGTAATAACTCATAATTTACTTTTATTTAATATTGATTATAATTATTGTTTAACATATCGTAGAGCTGAACCTCGTCTACTAACTCATACTGACCATTAGGGCCAGGATCATTATAATGAGTGAAAATTGTATGATAGAATTCAACGAACTCTTCACCATCGTGTTGTCTTCCAGCGGGGATAACAATGAACTCAAAGTTATCTCCATGGTCAACAAATTTTAATGCATCATCAGCACCAGTTACTCTAAATATTTCAGGTGAATATTTTAAATCCATAATATAGTCTGTTTGATTATCTTCTCTATAATCCATATGACTTGCCATAGATTGAATATAGTCATTGAGTTCTACACCATCGTCAGTTGCTTCGTAAGCCAACTTACCATCCGCACGTAATACCATCCGTACCAACCCCTTGTCTGATAATTCAGATAATGCGTTATCAGTCTCCCACATTTCATATGTCCTAAAAGTTTTCATAAGAACATCGGACAATAAGTCATCGTCATTGGAATTGGACAAGTCATCTCTTAAATACTCAAGGAACTTCTCAATGTGTTCAATATTCATTAAATGAAAAAAATCATCTTTATATAGTTGCTTTCTAACTTCGGAAAACATATCTTCGAACTCGTCTTTATCTTCCCAATTCATACTCTCTTATTATAGTTTGTAAATACGCCATAGCATCGGAATTACCCATTAACATATCTGCGTTTTTATATCTAAGTACAACCTCTTCAGTTCCATAGTCATAAACCATACTCTGAAGTTTTTCCTTACTTGGTAATGTTTTTTTATTAAATCCCATACTAATCAAACCACTCTGACCTATTAGTCTTTACGTTATCAACGTTGTTATACTTAGGGTCGCCACCCAATTTAGAAGCGGCCTCAGCAATCTTTTCGTTAACTTCATTGTCACCTAACTGACCAATTTCTTTTGCTCTCTTCAACTCCTTAGTTGTCAACTTATCACCTTTACTTAATGCTGCATACATCTTAGTATGATACTGACCCAATGGTCGTGTCTTTGTTTTAAGATACTCTGCTTTGGTATCTAAATACTCGAAGAATGCATCTTCACTCAATTGAGTTATCTCTTCTTCGGTTAATTCATTATTAGGGTCGTAAATCATATATACAAATATACAAAAAAAATATTAAACATCCAAACCATTTCGTCTCATTTGTTCGTGACAATAGTAATTATACAACTCCTCAAGGTCCATTGCTTTTTTACTCATCATCTCATCCCACAAACAAAATCCAAACTTCTCTCTTAATTCAATCTTCAAATCACGTAATAACTTTTGTTCATCCTTAAACGCTTCTTCGTCAAGTTTCAAGGCCTTTACGTTTTTCATCTTAGCAGCCGTTCTAGCCATAGCGTAGTCGCCGGTCTCATCCATTGTCTTTTGGAAGATGGAAGAGTACTCTTTACGAGCACTCTCCGCTTCCGTGTAATAGTGAGAATAATTGAAGTCCCCATTCTTAATCTTGTCAAACAAGTGAGCGTTAATGGGTAAACGCTTTTTCTTTCCTTTAGTATACCATCTGAACGGATTATATCCCATGATTAAAACGGATTAGAAATATCTTCGGTTTCAACATTGAACAAGTTATCATCTTGAGGAATCTCACCTAAGAACTTCTGAACATATTGTTTCATATAAACTCTTTCAGATTCAGCCCCACCACTTTGGTCGAACATTGGATAAACAGCCAACTCTGCAGCCTCACTTAGTGAGAACCCATCGTAGAGTAGAGACCCAATCTCAACTGCGGTCCGTGTAGATAGTGCGTTAGATAACTTTGGAGACTCAGACATCAACTCGTTACGAGTCATGGAAGTCACCTCAGCAACATTATTTAGAATCTCAATATCAACCGATGGGTACATCATTTGAAGTAGTTGAGTTTCCTCATCACGAGTCAAAGTATCCATTTCAATTGGAATGAATCGGTCAAGAATTGCCCGGTCAAGAGAACGTGTAGCGGTGTACTCATTACCAATGTTAGCAGAGGCGATGAACGAAACACCATCGGCGACCTTAACAACAGGAGCGTCAGCAGCCTCATCGAGACGTAAGTAACGTTGACCTTGGTCAAGTACGGTCATTAGAATGTTGTGAGCCTCAGGATGGGCCCGAGTCAACTCATCAAGAACAACCACGGTATTTGGAGTGGATATCGCCTTGACAAATGGTGATGGGTTAAACACCGTACCTTTCTTGGTTTCAAACTGAGTGTTCCCAATCAATGTGGTTCGTGGGTCTTGGGTAGCTCCCAAGTTAATTACAAAGGTGTTGTAACCTTCAATTGAATTGGCAGCAGCCTTAGCAGCCATAGTCTTACCACAACCGGCTGGACCAGTCATCATAATATTCTTACCACGGATAATGTTACGAATAAGAAGTTTCCACTTCAAAGGATTCATAAACAACATCTGAGGTTTAAGACCTTCAGACTCCTCGTGAATAAACTTGAGGACATCATCTGACATCTCAACTGAAATTGGTGTTGATTGTGATTTTGGTTTATACTCCAATGATAACAACCCACCATTTGGATTGTTGAAGTTACCAACAGGCTCAAGGTTATCTTCAACCTTTGATGATGGAACACGTGTGTGTCCTAACTCACCATCGGACAATCGACCAACGACACGAACCTTCCATCCCCACTTAGCAGGATTGTTGGCGGCCGCTCTGGCACGTTTGTAAAGAGAAGAACCCTTCTCGTTTAATTCCTCAATAAGGAAGTTAACTCCATTGGAGTCTTGAAACATTAGTTGATTGTCTACTTCTACAATCTTACCGAAAACTGATTTTTGTGACTTCATATTTTTATATTTCTCAATTATTACTCTGTAAATATAGTGATTTAGGTTCACAACTCCAAACTTTTAATGTTAAGTTTATGTTAACTTTTCATATGATAAAACCGATTGTAATAACCAACCTCACCTACATTAACATCATTCAATGGGGTGTACCCATTATACTGATTGGTATCATACAACATTCGTTCAATCATTGTACACATACCTGCTTTGAACTTATCATCGCAATACTCATCAGTACGTTGGAGTTGGTTGTTAACGTAATCTAAAACTTTTTTTACTTCAATTGTCTTTCTCATATCTCTCAATCTTACAGTACTAAAGTACGACATTTATTTTATAAATCCAAACTTTTAATGTTAAGTTTATGTTAAAGTTATCAACATTAAATAACAACTTCAAACTTCTTATTTAAGGTCTTAGCCAGTTGGGTCATATTATTGGTGTCAATAAATTCAGCATCGTTTCCATACATTTGTTTAAACCCATCAGTACCATGCCCCTCCCATTCGGATATGAAATATGACAACACCTTAACTCCAGCCTTTCTCATTTTAGACACTTGCTCTGCCGTATGTTTTCTGGCGGCTTGACCCCCATAAGAAATCTCTTGGTTATCAAAACCAGGAAAACCATCTGAGAAGTTTATTAGGTATGTGTCCACACCTGATTTGGTTTTAGTAATCTCATTCATCACAGCCTCATAACACAATCCCTCAGGAGTAGTACCATCGGATTGAATGTGTTTAAATAATTGTTGAATCTTTGAGAACTTATCTTTACGACTATCATATGCAATCAACATTAGTGGTTGACACTTACTCCAATTGCCTGGTGAGTAGTAGATACCTCGGTACGAAATAACAACATCAATGTTGTCAGTCATCGAAGCCGCCTTAGCAATAGCCACAGCAGCGGTTTGTGTACTATTCCATTTTGACCCATTCATTGATGAACTCGCGTCAATTGAAATATGTAATACAATCGGTGTAGCGTTACTTATTAAAGTTTGTTCAAAGATATCGAAGTTACCAAACCCAATCTCATGAATCATACGACTACTCAACTTACCACTCTTCATTCGTGGGGTAGTGAGGACACGTTCCTCATTACGAGTCTTGAGTTTCTTACCAAGAATAGTACCCAACTGAATACCCTTCTTGATATACTTATCACTACCACTGGTTCTGTATTCCGAATTAGTCAACATACCCACCATATCCGAATCAATTAACCCACGGGTTAAATTGTTAATAATGTAGGTTTGAACTCCATTGGAACCAACCGACCAATTACTTTTGGCGAATCCCTTACCAGTAACCTCAGACTTGATATCAGCCTTATCTAATTGGTCAATCTTATTCTTGTCAGACTTGGAAATCTTCTTCTTCTTAACATCACCTTCTTGAAACTCTTTTTGTTTTTCAATAGCGTTATCCAACATTTTCTTTTGGCGGTCTGAGAGTGGTTCATATTGACCACCAGCCCCATTAGGATTACCTTCACCACTTGGAGACCCACCTTGTGTAGACTCATCATCTGAATCTGAACCATCATCGGAGTCACTTGGTGATGTTTCACCATTTCCATTAGAACTCATACCATCATCAGAAGTGGGGTTATTCTCAGTGTCACCACTCATAGGTGACTCACCATTTTCACTATCACCACCTTGTGGTTCACCATCACCATTAGACGATGAGCCAGTATCACTACCGGCAACCTCAAGTTGTTTTTCAACAATCATAAGAATCTCACCAGCCACATCCATAGCTTCCCACGATGATTTTAGTCGTGATATGTTACGTAGATTAAGTACATTCCAAATCTCACGAAGACCTTTAAGAGCATCGAGGTCACGATTCTCGTTAGTCAAGTTGATGATACGGAACATATAAGAATCCCAATCCTCAGTACGATACTCAGAAGACTCAAGACCTTTGTCAATTACCTTAGAGTGAAAGTACTTATCGTACATAGACTCGTAGTAACCACGATAGCCAGGCGCCGTAGTGTAAACGTGATTATCAATACGTCTATCTTCAACGTAGTTAAGAAGTGATTTTAGATTGTTACTAACTATGTGACTAAGTTCATCAGTCTCACATTGGTAACGATTAGCCATCCACTCTTTATCAATAGTAGTAGGTAGGTAACCACGATTCATTTCCGTAAGTGTTGTAAAGTCAGTCAGTGCGATGTGAGAACCCTCGTGGAGAGCCAGACCAACAACAGGGTCGAACTCTTTATCATCTAACTTAGCCGATATAACAACCTCAGTACCATCAGTATAGGATTGGTCTCCACGACCATCAAAGGTCACAGGAATTGACTTGCCAGTTACGATGGAAACGAAGTTAGCGATACTACGTTTGTAAGACATTAACTTCATTAAGTCATTTGACTTCTTTTCTACTGAAGAAATCTCAGTATCATCGAAGATTGACTCATCAAGCCAGAACGATGAATAGGATAGATTATTTTTTGACATACTTCTCATTTCTTATTACTATACTAAAGTAGTGAATATATTCGATATAAACAAGTTCCTAATGTTAAGAAATTGTTAAAGTTTTCTGAAACTATTTTACTTGCGAGAGTAAGGACCATTGTATTCATACATTAGACCCATTGTAGGGTGATTGATTGTATTACCCTTGACGATAGACTCTGAGAGTTTGGCTCCCAATCTTGACATTTTCAAACCGGTGATATATAACTTACCACCTAACATTTTTGAATTCTCTTGACTTACGTTGATTGATTTTTTCATTTTTTATTCTTTATTAATTATCTCTCTTTACTATGTAAAGATACGAATAAAAATCCGAAATGCCAAGAAGTATTTGAATTAATCTTAAATTTAGAACGAATCTAAATAAGAAAGTTAGTGACTTAGAAATCACTAACGATGTAACGCAAACTATAAGTTTTTCTTATGTTTAGCCTTACGCGTATATTGTTTTTTACTTTTATGTACATTACCACGCATAGCCTGCCATATCTCTTGAATGGTAAACTCTTTTTTTTGTAATGTGTCTTTTGTTTTTTTCATCATGTATAAATACTAAGTTATCCACAAAGTTATCAACATCTATTTTTTAAATTTATCACGAACTCTATCCGATATAGGTATTGAATCACCATTTTCATCTACCCTTACGAATTTTATGTTTGTAGATAGTATAACTGATTGATTACCTGAGTATACGTTATGTGCTCTTGCTTCCATATACAATGTAACCGAAGTGGTCCCTATCTCAGCAACACTACCATATATCTTAATTAACTGACCCTCACGTGCTGGTCGTTTAAATAAACACTCGTCTATCTTAATAGTAACGACTCGTGGAGTGTCACATACTTGAGATGCAAACGCAGCCCCAGCTGCATCTAACCAAGCAAGTAACTTACCACCAAATAGATTAGCATGAAATCCTAAATCAGATTTCTTAACTGGATGTGTTGATATTAATTCCATTATAACTTACCATCTTTTTTCATTTGTTCTCGAATCTTAGTAGCTGATATGTCGGATACCTCTTGTGGTGGCACGTGTTCATTTATGTCATAACCCACACCTCTACCATAGTTAACCGATTGTATGTCAGGAATAATAACAGTTTTAATTCTACCTTGAGTTATCAAGTCGTAGTGAATGTGACCCAATCTCATTTGTATACGTTTAGCGGTCCATGGGTTATTCTCATCAACCTCCACATCTCGTATAGCAAGACAAACGTTATTACCTTTATTTAACTCTTGGTCAATTAACCATTGATGACCTTCGTGCCATGGTTGCCACCTACCTATGAATAGTGAATACTTCATTTAATGATTCAGTAACTGATTTGTTTGTTGTGTTAATTTTAATATCAGAGTCGTTGAATTCAAAATCAGACGCAAAGTAATCTTCACGACCCCTCGTTTCAGTTGTATGTACGTAATAGTAATTAATATCTAAATCCCTTAGCTCATCACGTATATCATTGTAAGGAGCAACAACTGATACGAATACATCGTACCCTTTGTATTCTAAGAATCTTGCTATATTATTAACATTACGTAAGTTATTCAACCTACCTTCTTTTGAGTAATCTTTATTATTAAAGATAGTTCTCATTTCATCACCATCAATATGTATGTGTTTCTTAAACTCCAATTGAGGTGAGTTACTTATCATAGCTTTAGCCAGTGTGGTCTTACCACTTCCTGGCTGTCCATAAAACCAATGTATCATATTCTTATTAAAGTGCTGGTCCTAATAACCACTCTTTTATTTCTTCTCTTGCTGAGTTATCTATTTGGTCTTCCCAAGCATCACTCCATTCTTTGTGTAAGTAATCTCTATGATGTGATAACAAGTCATCACCCCTATCAGTGTATGCAATTATACCCTTCAATACAGCGTATGACTTCTTCTTCTCAGTTACATCCCAATCAGTATTTTCTATAAGAGTATACATCATCAGAATTATATCAGATACGTCTTTCTTATTCCAAAGTTTAGATATGTGTTCTTTCTTGTTCATTAAGAATCTTAGAGCGAAAGACGAGATTCGAACTCGCGACCCCCACCTTGGCAAGGTGATGCTCTACCAGCTGAGCTACTTTCGCTTATTGAGCGGAAGGGTGGCTCCGCCCCACCATCTTTGAACTGGATGTTCAACGAGTTTCTCTTAACTCCTCTTCCGCATTATAGAGAATGATAACCGGTAGCTTAAATTGAGCGGCCTTATCCCAATCTTTAACCATTCTCTTTGAGCGGGAGGTTGGTACTGCCCCAACACCTTCTATCTGGATGATAGACGACTTTCTTTTAAGTCTTCTCCCGCGTTATTGTTTATACAATATACAACAATTTTTTGAATAAAACAAATAAAATATAAAATACTTGACTGCGAATTGCGGAAGATATAGGATTCGAACCTATGGTACATTGCTGTACGCTGGTTTTCAAGACCAGTGCAATCGACCACTCTGCCAATCTTCCTAGCGGATATTATCCCTTTAATACTTGTTTGTCGTTATCATCAAACTCACCATACTCTTGGCCAAAGTTATCACGTAGTGTAGATAGTTTATCAGTAGCATCAGTCAACTGTGATACTAACAAATCAATCTCTTCAGTATGTTGTGGGTGTTCTCCGATAGCTACCGGATTTTCAAAGTAGATAGAGATACGTGCTCTTGCATCCATAATCTCTGCCGTATATTTTGATTCCAATGCTTGGAATAATCTTCTTGAAATTTTACTCATGACTTTGTAATTTAATTTTAAATAAATAGTCTACTCAACTTTAGTAAACTTAGTTATCCGACAAGGACTCGAACCTTGAATGTCTGTACCAAAAACAGAAGTGTTGCCATTACACCATCGGACAATTGTACTCGGTAGGGGAATCGAACCCCTCTTTTATGGATGAAAACCATAGGTCCTAACCGATAGACGAACCGAGCAAATAAGAGTAGTCGTTAGGATACGTAGTCCTATTAATAGTAACTTACATTTACCCCTGCAGAGGTGTACTAAACTTTTTACCCACTCTATGTGAACCCGATAGGATTCGAACCTATGACCGTCTGCTTAGAAGGCAGATGCTCTATCCAGCTGAGCTACGAGTCCTACCCTATTTAATATTCGTATTCTCCGTTTGCTAATGGTTGGAAACCACCATACTTTGACCACTCCTCATCGGGAATACCTATCTGAAGACTCGACTCTTCACCCTTATTACGTGAATCAAAGAACTCATTGTCTACATATGCCTCTTCCATAACCAAGTCAAAAACAGCATCTTCACCATACGCCTCGATGTTGGTTTCGTTTTCGTAGAACTCATACTCCATGAATACGTTGTTTTGAAGATAGTTAACTAACTCTTGGTCAGAGTCTCCTTCGTATGGGGGTTCACATTTACGAAGCGCTTCTACGTTAACCTCAATAGGTTCACTTGCCGATGAGATTGTCCAAGTCTCTACTTTACGGACATAAATCTTTTCAGACATAACTTAATATTTAGATATTTGATTTTCTATTTCATGCACCAACCCACTATTACTAATATGTGGTATCACTTTTTCCAAAAGTTCTTTCATAAAATCTTTAGATTTCTTTTTTGAAATTTGTTGATTAGTATGCTCTACTTGATACAAGTGATATGCCATCTCATCAATTGACTTTAACTTGTTGTAGTACTTATCCAATCGTTGGTCTAACTTACGACTACGACTCAAATCAGTTACAGTTGGTATTGCTTTATGTAGTTCATCAATACGACCTTTTAGGTATTGAATCTCTAATAGTTTGTGTAGTTCTTGTTCATTCATAATTTAATAATCTATACCTTCAATTGGTTCGGTTAATGAGTTGCCGGCTGATTCAAATCGAGTTTGACCAACTAAACTCACCTTGTGTGCGATAGCGTTCATATTACGTTTAAACATAGTACGCATATCTTGTCTTGGGTGATAGGTGTATGTAGATGGTAAGAATTCATCTGATACTATTATATTATTTTTTAATGTATCTAAATTATATTCTATAATCTTACGTAGTCCTTCACGTGTAATTACATATGAATGTGTGTTATATGAATAACCAGGACTTACCCAATTAGCCAACCCCACATTACTATCACTAACCCCATCCATATTAGGTACTAACGTTCTTGATAAGAAAGCTAAATCCCAATCATAGTCTTGGAGTTCATCAAATGATTCCCATGGAAACTCCGTAATGGGCTCGAAGTCATCTTCTAATATCAGTATAGTTTCATGTCCGTTCTTATATGCATCTTCCCATACTCTTATATGAGAACACATACCACCAGCCTCACCAACAGTAACATTTCTATTGTAAAATGAATTACCATTTGATTCGGAATTGGCAACCCAATCTTTATAGAAACTCACACCATGACTATCTCTAAGTTCATCGGTAGATAATTCTTCACGACCATTTACACCATCAATTATATGGTACGTTGTGTGATTAGGTAAGGATAACGCGTTCAATCTTTTTAAGATACTATTATAATTATCAGCGGATTGGTCAATTGTAATTATATAGACTTTATCTATCGTCATACTATCCACACTTTTTAACTGAGTACAATTTATCAAAAACCTCTAATTCTAATAACTTACCTTTGGCAAATACACTTCGTGCTTCTTCTAATGAGGATGCGTCACACGTATAAATCGATTCTTTAGTCGAATCGTCAATTGAATAAAATGAATACTTACTCATATTAGTTTTTCTTTTTAAGTTCAGTTATTAAATCAATGACAAAATCACCAGCATATGTTTTACCACCAACGTTCCAATCAGAGTTCATAGTAGTAGTGTATTCGGTATCATACGTCTTCCAATCGTAGATAGTAAATATTTCACCATCTGAGGTACGTTGGAATACCCATTCTTTTTGAATCTTACCATCACCACTTTCGTTTGAGAATGTTGGGTCACCAAAGGTGGCAACGAGTTGTTTGTAGTTCCAACCAATCAATCGGTCCTTTAGAGAAGTGTTACCAACTAATTCAAGTGCTGATTTTTCATTTGTGATTTTATTATATTTCATATTTCTTCAATGTTTATCTCTACCAATATACGAATAATATTTTAAACTGCAAAATTAGATTGTTACTAAATTGTTAAAGTTTTATAGCGTACCAATTACGTTCATCAATCTCCACGTGATACCCATTGACTTTTAATAACTCCATTATATCAGCTTCCCATCCATTTAAAACAAGATGTTCGGATTCAAACTTTATGTATTTAGGTTTACATCGGTGCCATGGGAACATACGTAGTACTTCACCATCATAACCCTCAGTATCTATTTTTAGATAATCAATTTCATCAATATTGGTTAATTTAAACAACGTATCAAAGCACATGGTTCTAACCTCAATCGGTATAGTAAGATTTACATTAGAGTTTTCGAGTAAGGTACTCATACCTTTGAAGTCTGAATCTTTTTCTATAACCTCATCGCTAGCCATATACATAGTAGCCAACCCATCAGTTGGGTATATTGCTGCATTTACATAGTGTATGTTTTCTTCGAACTTTATATTGTTAAAGTATTTTGGTATAGGTTCCATGACCACACCATGCCAACCATGGAACGACATATATGATAGTGTATCAAAATCACATGAACCTATTTCTAAAAAAGTCTTAGTCATCTTTTTTCGTAAATGATTTTATAAAATTATACCAGAATATGGTAGAGAAAACCGGCCAACCACAAAGTATAACCACTCGTTCAAGATTGCTCAAACCAGCCGTACCTCGTATCTCAGATACTTTGTTGGTAAAGAAATCAATTATAGCTAAATTGATAACACCAACTATGACATACCATTTTAATAAACTAAGAAACATATGTACTATTGTATATAGACTCCCAATTCTCTTTTTCAATTATATCAACCTGCTCCCATTCGGAATCCCAATCAATTCCAAATATGTTAGATTGTTGTTGGTGTTCAGTGAACTCATTTAAGTAATTCGTATTATTGTACCATTCACGTAACACTTCCTCAAGACTACCATAATCATCTACTACCTCATCTACATTATTATATCCATAGTCCATATAATACGACATAAGTTGTGACTCGGTTGGTCTTATAAGTTCAGCTTTACGAACTTTAACAACAGCATAGTATTTCTTTTCGCTAGTCATGAGTTATTTCTTTATTCAGTATCTCTTCTTGCCAAGGTTGTAGTTTAGGTAATTCAGCTGAGTTCGTTGGTGTATCAACCCATCCGTTTTCTTCCAACAACACTTCGGCTATAATTTCTTGATTTTCATCATCTACTATAAACAAGTCAATGTTATCTCTATCCAATAGAGACTTTCTATAACCAAATTCTTCCATTTGCGTTTCTTTAGTTATTACAACTATCTTTATAATCTAAATACATTTGATATCCTCCTATCAAACCAATTGTAATCATCGGGATAAATATTGCGTATTCTAACATCTTATTTACAAAATTCTAAGTATCCTTGATGGTATGCATCAACTCTACTTAATTTATGATTCGCTTCCATTTCCTTTTTAGCCCATTCCATTACCTCATCCCTCATACCATGAGCGTGGGCCTCGATTAAGATTTCTTCAATTTCTTGTTCGTGTGTCATATCTATTTTACTTAATTACTTAATGGAGCTTTAATAGGTGGATGTGATTCATATCCGATAACTTCATAATCGAACTCACCATTTAGAATATCTACATTACTCAACTTTAACTTTGGTATACTCATATCATCTCTTTGAATTAAAGTCTTAGCGGCATCTATATGATTTTTATATAAATGTACATCCCCAAGATTACCAATCAAATCACCTGGCTTGTATCCAGTCTCCTCACATAGTAGTAGGAGTAATGTACCATATGATGCAATGTTGAATGGTAGACCAAGGAATGTATCCACACTTCTCTGATTCCACATTAGTGATAGTTTACCTTCTGATACATAACATTGGAATCCATAATGACAAGGTGGTAGAACCACATCATCCAACTCACCTACGTTCCAAGCAGATACCATTAGTCGTCTGCTATTAGGATTTGTTTTAAGGTCGTTGATTAGATTTTGGATTTGGTCTTTACCATTCCAATCTCTCCATTGCTTTCCATAGATAGGACCTAACTCACCATTCTCATTTGCAAATTCAGCATCAGTTTTGATTTTGTTGATGAATTCTTCCATTGTATCTGGAGTAAATTGATATGGGGTTGGTTCAAACTTATTTCTATAATTCTTATAAGCATCACCATTCCAAATGTTACATCCGTTGTCAACAAGGTACTTGATGTTGGTATCTCCTTTTAAGAACCACTTCAATTCGGTCATCATAGTTTTGATAGCCATCTTCTTTGTGGTAAGTAATGGAAATCCATTACACATACAATATCTAATTTGTTCACCAAATATAGATATAGTACCAGTACCAGTTCTATCATCACGTTCGATACCATCATACATGATATCAACCAAAAGGTTTTTATAAGTAGTGTCTATACTCATTTAGTTATTGTATTTAGTGTTAAAGCTTGTTACAATATACAAAATTATTTTGACATTTCCAAATTATTTCTACGGAATCCAATCGGTGGTTTCTCCTCACCTACCAATTCTACTTTACGATTTCTAATAAACATAGTAGTAGCTTGTAGAGTCTCGACATCAGTCTCAGTCTTTACCCATTCCATAAACCACTTTGTTAACAATTTCTTTTTTAATTTGTTCATAACTTTTTATTTTAGGTACATAGGTCCATATGGTCCGTACATTGCAGTTCCTTCAATTACATTACCACGAGAATGTTTAGCAGCAGCCGACCAACCGGCAGGTTTCATCAAGTCACCCTTCTTCAGTTGGATACCCTTGTGAACGAATGGGATTCTTGCGATGAACCCCCATACCGAAGTTCCTACGATAATCTTGTAGAACTTAGACCCCTTGTTGATTTTGACTTCGGGAGTCGAAGTGGGATTATAACTTTTAAACCAACCCTTATAATGGGCAGTCAATTGATTAACTAACTGATTCTCAAACTCTTCAATCGAGTTTACTGGTTTGGTGTTTTTAAATACTGACATAACTTATTTATTTACCGAGTGAATTCCTAATTGTTTGTTTAACCACTTTGTTTCTTTTGAGAACAACATTTCAGTCGAGTAGATATATGACTCGTGATAAATTGTATCGCCAACTAAAAAACAATCGTTTGGTCCGTATTGTGGTGAGTTGTATTTCCCACTTGAAAACTTACGACCAATCCTATGAAGATGTTTGTTGTTCTTAAACTCAGTAGATTCATCTTTCTTCAACTCACCTATATATTTTGAAATGTCACTCTTTGCCATTTCGGTAACTGACTTAAAACTATCTTTCATCATCTCTCTCATTATTACATAGTAAATATAAGGATAAATGTCGGATTTACCAAACGATGTATGTTAAGAAATTGTTAAATGTTTAGTTGAGGTGAATTCCCCAAGAGTACCCAATAAATAAAAACCTACGTCTCATTCCATATTGTAAGTGTACTCCAATATCGAGATGGCCAGGAGATGAATCTATTGCTCTATAATAATTTGACATCTTAATCATAGAGTCTTCGTTTGAATATCCATATTGTATAACACCTCTATAACGTTTGAATTGACCAACGTACCCAACTGAATAGTAAAATTCTTTATATCGAGGTTTTCCTTTATATCCAACTGGCTCTTCCATATTGTTTATCATCCAAGCCAGTCTACCAGCTCGTTGTTGGATAGTTTGATTAAAACCAATATCAATTTCAGTAGGTAGGTCTAACATACCTAACTCAAAGTATAACCCACTACGTAGTGCCATACCCACTTGTGTGTATGGGTATGTGAAGTTATGGTCGGTGTAAACCCCGTGTTCGATTGATTTGATTGGATTGACATAACTTTGAGATTTCATAGAGAAGGGAATACACAACACAAGTAGAGTTATGTATAGTAATCGTTTCACATATATAAATATAATGTGATTTAAAGATACCCTCAGTTTCTAACCAAAACTTTGTTCAGTTATTTCGTTTACGTTTTATATACTTTCTCAGATTGGATATTAGATGAATACTACTATAACCAAATAACGTAAGTTCCATTATTATAGTTAACCCACGAAGGATGTTATCCATAACGTATATTAGAATGCCTCGTCCCACGATGCCGGTATTAGTGGTTGGATAACTCGGCCGGGATGGTCGTGGTGTTCGTCTTCAATAACTTTGGTGGTAGTCTTTTTACGAGGAGTCCGTTCACGTAACATCTCAGGACGATTCTCTTGAACCCACCTTATATACCATGGGGCAATTCGTCTAACTTCGTCTACCGAGTAACCTTGGTATTTCCCACTCCTAAAAATCATAACAACGTGTGTTTAAAATAAATTTTCATTTATTGCCCTATCGCTTATTTGCTCTATACCCATCTAACAATAGGTTCCAATACTCAACTAATAACTTTTTAATTCTTTTCATAACTTTAAAATGGTAAATTATCTACCTTAACATCATACCATACTCTATACAATTCCTTAAACACCTTTCTATACAAAGGTAATAATGGTCCATCTTTCGTAAAGCTCATAGGTTGGACAATATTGTCGTGGTTAGTATTTAGCCGTACTCGTGTCAACATAGTGTTGGCCGTTACCTCAATAGGAATCCCCTTGTAATGGCCACTATAACTATTTGTGGATGTGGATGTTGCCATCCTAATTAACGCACTCCATTCTTGTGAGGTCATTTCTTTTCTTTATTAGTGAGGTACATAAACATCATACTTACAATCAAAGTAATTATTATTAACTCTTTCATCTGTCTTTGGTGTTAAATAAAGTGATATAAAATTAAATCAGCTAAATACTACTATATACAAGAGTGGTCAAATACTTTATTAAATAAATCATTATACATATAATGAAGATAATAACCATCAGTAGAAGGTATATCAACATCCCTATACAAAGATACACTATGGGAAGGATACTCTAAGTCAAACCCATCATCCTTTTTAATCAAGGTTATCTTTCCAAGGGAAGCTTCTACTGAATGTATCCCACCCCTTGTCATCCTTATTAAAGCTGACCATTGTTTATCAGTCATAAACTTTCCATTTTCTTATCACATCTCCTTTACTATGTAAAGATTATCGTTATTTCTTATCATAACCCCATATATAACTCTCTATCATATGTAGACACACGATAGGTTAATAGTATAACGCCTGAGACCTTGGTAACCTTCCAACCCAATCGTTCCATTCTAACTCTGAACAACCACGAAAAAAACACAGGCACCTTATAATACTTCCAATACTTCATAATCCAAAATTATTTAACAACCTCTAACATCGGGTTGAACTTAGTAGAATACTCTTTCTTATGATTCTTCCAATGAACCAGCCCTATCACGGAATCAATAAACTCCTTTAACATATACGTCCCATCAGAAGAACCAAACCCTTGGTCTTCATCCCAATCGTTAGTCCACTCTTCAGAAACCTCAGTTGCTAGTTCTAATAGTGTGTGTGATTCAATGTCGTTACCAATAACCATGTCATTGAAACCTTTAATACGTGTCCATGCTCTAAGGACTAAATCTTGTGGGTCAATTAAATACGTCATAACTCTTATCTCTTATTACTCTACTAATATACAACAATATACTTGTATAACCAAACAATATCTCTGAAAGTATTGACAGGTTATTAACAAGTATTACCCATATATTAACATTAGGTATTTTAATATCATCTCACTTTGGTGTATCCAAGCGTGGAGGGGACTTCTTTTCCATCCAAAAAAACCAGGCTCGATAGGAAAACCGACCCCAGCCCCTTCTAACAGCTTGATTGCTAGAGGGTTACGTTAAAATGCCCCCACCCCCCACACGAGTCTCTTTCATCACCTATAATGGTTTACGGGGGTGGAACGGCTTAGTTCCTTAGATAAGGTCATCTACTGATATCCACTCCCCATACACTTCATAGTGTCTATTTTGGAAGTAGTTCATCTTACTCAGAGCATGATTCATAGCCGTTGCTCCTTCGGCTGTCTTTAGTACTCCGTACCAGTACTTAATTTTTGGGATATACCCTTGTGTATACTTCATATACTACTTATTTAGCAATTATTATTTTATTTCTCTTTGGTGTTAAAGGTTTTGTAGAAATCTTCAAATGTTCCGTCTCCGTCACATTCATACATACCATCTTGCCAAGCAGACTCCATCACCTCTTTCTCTTTATCAAGCATTGATTCAGCGTATTTGATTGCTTGTTTTATTCCGTTTTTGTAGAACCAATTAGGCACATCATCTTCCTCTAAAAATCTCTTGTGTTCTTTTTCAAGTTGCTCAATCAACTCTTGCATTGGTGTTTTCATTTCTCTTTTTTTTTAAAGGTTTCCTCAAAGTAGTCATCTGCTGATTTTTGGAAGCAGTTCCTTTGATAGTCATCTGCAAAGTCGCACATCACATCTTTCTCTTTCTCAAGGTGTAGTTCCGCAAAACTTATAGCATCTTCAAATGCCTTTGCTCTGCCTTCATAGTATTCAGTCAATACAAGGTCTTCGTATTGTTTCTCCTTTTCAAATGCCGTATCTCTATGGACTTTCAGCACTTCAATTAGTTTTTGCATTGGTGTTTTCATTTCTCGTTTGTTTTAAAAGTGTCAAGCTATAGCCTTACAATGTATCATTAAAGGTCAGTTTATACCCTTACTTGTATCATTAAAGGTTTTGCGCTCTATCCATCTCGCATACATATTAGCAGCCCAAGACTTTCTCTGCATCTTGTTAGGGTATGTCTTTTTGAGTCTCGCATTTGCAATGCGTAGGAATTGATTCATCTTGTTCATAGCTTTCTCTCGTGTATTTGTTTTAACCAGTCCACCTTACTTGGTACATCTCCATACATCACCTATAATGGTTTACGGGGGTGGAACGGCTTAGATTAACTTAATTAGAGGTCTCTTCTCTTTATAACTGAAAGGTGGGAGCGCCATTCACGCCTGGGGTGAAGGGTTGTTGGTTCTCTATTACATACTGACGAGAAACGAAGTGGTTCATCTTCTTCATACAATACTCTACCTCTACCCAATTGTTTTGACTAATGGCATATTGTAGTTTACCATTCCAATACTCTATCTTGGGTATATACCCATTACTATACTCTCTTCTCATATACTATATATTTAGCTATTATTATTTTACTTCACTTTTATTTCACGAACACAAACAAGTACCCCACGGGTTATCTTCTGATATGGTTGAGTAACACTCACATAGGTCACACCAATAAACTTGCTCTTGTACATCCATATACCTTACTTAATGGTTAGTATTCTTACTCCGTAGTACTCGGTGTAGTTCTCCATCAAGTTATTACAATGCTCTTTAGCCTTTTCGTAATCCTCATAGATTACATTATTAACTGGGATTCCACTCCCATCAACTATCTGACACATCATTAATCCTCGTAATATCATCTTATATCTTTTAACTCTCTCACTCTTACACTACTAATATAGTGATAAAGTTTGGGATTGCCAAATTGTATATGTTAAGAAATCGTTAAGTTATTAACAATTACATCTTTAATATTAGCTTTTTACCATCATCAGAGAACTCACTATCATTAGCTTCTTTACGAAACCTCCAATAAAGATACCCCATACACGTCTCTAACTCCTCATCAGTGATAGATGACTCCTTAGTAAATGAAACACTCTTTAATCTTGAATTGTATTTAACCTTTATATCTTTTAACATACTACTAAGATACAACAATATTCTTTAATATCCAAGCCATTCACCTTATATAGAACGATTCTAAATCATTCGTTAACCCCTGTAAACACTAGGGTTGAGAGGAATTAACATTTGTTAACTATTTTTTTTATATATACCCCCCCACTAAGATACGAAAAATAACCCACATTGCCAAATATTTAGCCATTAAGTTATCCACATCCCATTGTTAATAACTTTAATAGTTACAATTGTAACACTTTGTTTCATTTGTAAGTCGCGGCTAACCATTGTAAGTCTATTAACAAATGTTAATATATGGTCAATATTCAGGCTTGGTGGCTCGGACTACCCACATTTTACCCCTAAAAAGTTATCCACAAAGGGCTGTTAATAACTTTCCTGTCAGAAATTTTGCTTGCTCGCGCGAAAGACACATAATACCAGTCTAATTTGTGGTAGTTAAGTAATAGTATCCTTTTCTGAAAGTGTGTTTGTGTTAATTGTGGTAAAAATGAATGATTGAGGGCTGAGAGGGGTATGTGTTACTATCCTTACATTTTGTTATAAATCTAACACATTGTTTAAAAACTACACATTTTGTTAAGTGACTGATAGAAAATGTGGTAAAGTGGGGGAAAGTGGGGGTAAATGTGTAGTTATTTTACCCTTGTACGGACCACAAGAGTAATCATTACCCTTATAGGCATAAAAAACCCCTATAAAGGGGTCTCTGAATATTTGGTGGAAATTACACTAGCACTTCCCAGCTCTGATGTCCTCTGATAGGGTACGATAACCCTACGATTAGCTTAGTGAGCTAATATAATTCTACCATAGTTATCAGAGGTTCGATAGAACTTAAATAGGTTTAACCTTAGAAACTCCTCTACTATCTCTATCATATAGGTTGAATTGCCTGTTATTATCTCCCAGCCTTCCGTATCATGATACCCTAATAGGTTATTCTCTAAGACTTCTTCTACGTCTCCATGCCTTACTCCATGTAAGTCTATTATATTCTTCTTGTTAACCATGTGGAGAGAATCTTTTAACCTTATCCTTATATGTGGTTATAGAGTTCCCTATATTTAAAAGGTTATCTACTATAACATCATAATGAGGATGTTCTTTGTCTATACTATATACATGGTTATCTTTAATAACTCTGATTCTATTATTACGTTCATCTATTTGTATATCCATAAGATTTAGCTGATTTAGTTTTATATCACTTTTTTTAATACTCGAAGTCATCATCATGATACTCTTCCGTTGGACTTGATGGTAAGTCATCAAAACTTGGAGATGGGGGAATCTTGTCAAGAAGGTCATACTTTGAATTTAAGTATCTATATCCACTCAAATCTTGCAATTCCTTATATACGCTAAAATACTCCAATGACATAAACGAACCATCCCCACGTAGAGGACTATTATTCAAAAAGAATTGGATTGTCTTATTCGTGTGTATGACGTTTACCCATACCTTTGTTCTTTCTCTTGGCATTTCTTTACTCATCATTCATTATCATGTGTTATTTTATATGTGTATATTATCAACAAACCTAATACTATTATCGCAAACATAATTTACCTTATTATAATACGTTATCTGGATACCATTCGTCCAAGTCATCTAACCCATCGCCAAGGGTTGTGTTGAAGTCCTGTAATTCATTTAATATAGAGGGATTTGGAAGTTTATCTTCCAAATTTTTCTTAGTCACACGAAATCGTTCGTGTCCATCTCGATGTGGGTCGGTCTGGCTTTTCATTGGTTACTTTGGATGTCGTTATATATATCTTCTTGTGTAATATCGAATGATATATGTGGCTTCTCCGAATACTCTAATTGACGTGACCAAACCGTTGGTATATCTTCTTGGAATTCTGCGATGTGATTGATTGGGGTGTTGTTCTTGTTACCGAATGTCTTCTTTGTGAACTGAGAGATAAGTTCGTAGATGGGTTTCATAATGGTGTTACTCCTGTGGTTTTAAAAATATGTTGTATGACCTCTTTATTATATGTAGTATTTCTTTACTTATTGGAGTCAATTTATAGTGTTTTATTTCATTAAATTTCACGAATTTTACTGATTTGTGTTCATTTAGTGTTGGCTTCCCACTTTCATACTTCAACATATAAGGAATAACCTCTATATCGTTGATTATCTGAGTAGGTAGTTCGTGCCATATAAAGACCTCTATATCTAATTCTTCTCTCCACTCTCGTTTGATTGACTCGTCCGTATTTAAATCAGAATCATCAACCTTCCCACCTGGCAATTCCCAATAGTCTGGATATGAGTTGTTATCTGACTTACGTTGTCCTATAAGGAATGTATCATAATCAAATAAAAATCCAGCTACTACTTTTAACATCTCTCTATCCCCAATGAATCGTAGTCAATTGGTAATCCATATTCGGTATATGTACTACCCATTACTTTTAATATAGACATCATTTTCTCTGGCTCGGTATTCCATAATAGAGATGCCATAAAATACTTTCCCATCATAGAACGGGCATTTGTTTGTTCACTATCGAAGTAATACATTTATCTTCTCCATTTTACCATTACTATATCTAACTACGTATAATCCACCATTTAGTGTTTTTATATCACTTCCCATATAGCGACCACTCCAATCGTAGACTTTATATTCCATATCTCGATATCCGATATTTTCTTCAATATCAAGTGTGGTTTGTGTCACTACAAATGTCCATTGAATTCGTTGGCTGGTGAGTAGGTATCCACTACGATATTTATCAATCTGAAATCCATAACCCACTCTTCCTAAAGTTGTACCTACAAATGTAATTGAATCATTATTAGCTGATATATTAGTTGATGTCTGTGTTTGAGGTACGAATACTCCATTTGAATAGGATGAATAGAGTTCGGTCATATATAAGTTGACTGAATCATTGTCATCATGTCCAAAATAACAATTAAAGATTCCCCACACCGGCTTCATAACATTCACACTATTACTCTGAACATTAATCCACATTGGATTTTCCATATATGGTGTGGTATTGTTTGGAACGTGCCAATAGTCCGTTGATATGACAAACTCTGAATTAGTAGAGTTAGTTGAGTTATTTAAGACTGACCAACAGCAATTGGTATATATAAATCTATATTTGTTCGAATCTAAATTAATATAATCACTTCCGTAGTTTGCGGTGTTAAATCCTTGATGTGTACCATTGTTGAATTTAGTAAGTGTAATATACCCACCCAAGTCATACGACCCTTGGGAATCCATCTCCCATATTTCTAAAGTTACATATTGTGGAAGTATTGGGAATTGGTCACCTACAATATACATCCCAATGGAAACGGAGTCTTGACTCTTTTGAGCAACTTGGATGATACCCCCCATAAAGTGAGATGCGTTAGCATTTATACTTACTACTAATGTAATTAAAACTATTATGTTTTTCATAACTTTTGGTTACTGCTTTTAAATCTAATTGATGTTGTGGTCTTCTCGTGTTTGGTTTTACGACCTTTGACCCTCTTTCTCCACATCTTAAATGATGACTCTTTCATATGAGTTCTCATTATCTTACGAACCTCATTCTCTTTGATACCAAACTGAAATTCTATGGCTTCAAAGGGAGTTCTATCTTCCCAAGCCATTTCAATTATTCTATCAATATCTTCTGATTCCAATTATTTTAAATCCTTCCGAATATCTTTAATAACACGTTGTAAGTAGGACTTACGTTTTTTATCTGAAACGAATGGTACTGACCAAAATTGTTTTGTTTTTAACCACCTTGATGGTGACCATCCAAATACAAATGTGTATACACCCATAACTAACCGAAGTTTAACTGAGTTCAAGTAAAGTGTAAGTACTGGAAGTGCTGGTGCTCCGTGGGTGATGTAAGTTCTAACTATCTTATCTTTTAAGAATGGTTTAGGGTATGCGTACTTACCAATGATAGGTACAAACTTGTATGCGAATCCTGGAGAAAATACTTCATCAAAGAATACTTCCAACCTCGGAGTCAATCTAAACCACCATACTGGCGATACAAAATAGATTCTATCAGACCACGTAACATCTTCTTTATAACGATTAATTATATCAGTTCGTGGTCTCTCGAAGTTATCAGCGTATAAATCTGCTACTCTAATTTCTTCACCATCTACATCCAATGTTTGTAAAATAGTTTTGTAGATACCATTATAACAAAATGATTTCTTATCAGGATGTGCTATTACTATTAAGTTTTTCATGTTTTAACTACACTTACCCTTAATTTCATTATATAACTCGTCTGCATACCCCACGGGGTCTTCGATGTGCTGAGCAGTAGATTCCATTTTATGAATCAAACAATTTTTAAAATGTTTACCACTTTTACCTTTTAGTAAAGTTTCTATTGCACATGCTTTCATCCATCCCCTTGGGTCATTCCCTTGAACAGATGTTCTTACATTATTAATTGCTTCAATACAACCTATTGGATTTGCCATAATTTATTTGTTTTTCATTCCAAAGTAAGTTCCTAATATTCCTATTACACCTGTGATTGATACTTGTATCAAATGTATAATTGATTCATCTACTGGCCTGTTTTCTTTTAGAGAGATAATAAAATCCCCTATTATTAACATTCCAAGTAAAAGGATTACACCTACTGATAAAAGAAATACTATCTTATCTTTCATATTATGTTCTCGTTATTCAAAACATAATTAATTACTGAGCTCGATGCGCCTGATTTTATAAAAGGGTCTAATCTACTCATTGCATCGGTAATATCCTTAGCAATAATCTGAGTAGTCTTTAATTTACTATTATGTAAGTAAATACATTCGTAGATTAAATGTTCTTTGATTTTAGATGTCGTAAGAACATTTATCTCCAATACAGCAGTAGTTCGCCCATTATCTAATAACGTTTCTATTAGCTCCGACTTATCTCGTTTGTATTTTGATTTTAAACTACCCATCTCTATAATTTATATCCCAAAGTTATTATTCTCATTTCGCCACAATAAAATTAAACCAATCCTGCCCTGCTACATCCGTATTAGGAAAGTAAAATTGATATATTTTGTTATCAAATGATATGGTTTTTGTAAACCCAATAGGTATAGCAGCGCCGGCTGGTACTCTATATGGAGTCTCTCCAAAGTCTACCTCAATACTAACCATTACTTCAAAGAATTTAGCAAGGTTACGTTCGAAACGTTCCAACTCTTTCCATGGACCACGATTGAGTCCTTCATGTTGTAATGCACAATTTAGATATGAGAATGTTTTCTTTAATGTTTCTCTATCACAATTGAATGCGGCTGCGGGTGCTAAATGACCTCTATCCCACTCATTATTACGATAGTCATCGGCATCTGAAGTATTTACCGAATCGTTGGTATAGAAATCTAACCCACCTCTACTAACACCACCTGATGGACATTGTACTACATACGTCAATTTAAGTGGTTGTTGATAATCTTCAGAATATACTACTGTATATATGTCACTTTTTATTGTTTTTCCAGTCTGCCCATGTGAGGTAACCGAACCAAGCAATAGTAATAATAGTAACGATAATCGTGTCAATGATGTTTTCATAGGATTCCATTTTTTATTCATCTTCGTTTTCTTCAGTATATATGTAAGTTGCATCTGCAAGTGCTTCGTCACGACATGATACCATTGCCTCCGACACTTGGTCGTAAAACTTATCAAGTTCATCATCCTCATCGGTTTCGGGATATTCAAGTGTAGTGTCTTGGTAATCGTATAGACCTTCTAATTTAGATATTGCAGCACCACCAACAAAGTTATATCCTTCGTCTTCATAGGTAGCAGTAAGTACAACGTCTTCATCAATTTCTTTAAGAATATCAAATAAACGTTCAAATGCTCCTGATGACCAATTCCAAGCTGAAGTTGTAGACATTTCAAACTCGTCATCTTCTAAACAACTCACATCTTCAATGTAACACCATTTAGCACCCATTCTTTCGGTGAATATACCCCTATCGTAATCTTCATCCTCATGGCCAGGCCATAGTAAGTCGTGAAAGTTTATCTCTTCACTATAATTCCACTTACCTTCTGGTAGAGTGAACATTTCTTTGAGTTTTTTAAATACTTGGTCATTTCCTTTATGAACTTGAATCCAAGTTTGAACGTGATTTGCCATCTTAGTCTTCTATTAGTTCAGGCCATTCTGAATCTTCCAAGGCCTTGTCATGAGATAATTCAAACTCTACCTCATCAAGAACTTCATCTTGTAGGTCTTCGTCTTCTGACTTCCATTTTTCTACTTGTTCAGGAGTTAATTCCTCAGTCTCTTCCCATCTATAATCAGTATAGGTGACCAATTTTCTTAATTTTGCCATTTATTCTTCGTTTTTAGTTGAACTTGTTTGCTCCGTTGTGATGTCTTCATCCCAATAGAGGAATATTTGATTGGTATTCATAGTCTAATATACAACATTATTTTTTATTATCCAAACTTTTCTTATCTTCTAATAAGATTTGTTCATCTTTTTTTGGTTTAAGGTCTGGTGGTAAATCCGATTCTTCAACATCCCAACCAGTTTGCTTTTTTATGGTACGTAATACGTCCAACCTATCATCACGTGTGCCCGTACCCCAATACCATGCTAATGTTGATTTTTTATGTGATATACTTTCTTCTAGCTTTTTTAGATTCTTCAAAAGAATATCTTCGTCATCATCATCAAAATCATATTCTACATCATATTTACCAGCAAAATTAAGTAAAGTAGCTAAATCTAACTCATTAAATGCGTTGGACACTCTTTGAAACTCGGATTCAGTACCACCCTTATCAGGATGTGTAGCTATTGCTACTTTTTTATATAACTTCTTAATCCTATCAGGTCTATTTTTAATCTCAGCGAGTCGTTTCTTCTTTTTTTCAGATTTCTCTCGTTCTACTCGTTTATTATCCTCTGCCATATCTTCGAACGACATACTTGGGGCTTCGTGTCGAACCTCTCCAGTTTCTTCATTTACCCAAATATGTCGTTCTTTAGCAGTAGGTGTACCTTTTTTAGGTTTTTTGTAGTATTTTTCGAAATAAAATTCAAAATCTGATACATACTCATCGAAAGACTCAATGGTATCCTCTTCTTCAAGTTTTAAATACTCATACTTTAAGTTATATTTTTTAAGCTTCCGATTCACTATCCTCTACCTCATTGACAATCATACATTCCGTGGTTAGTAATGTAGATGCAACTGAGACAGCTTTTTCAAGTGCCGTTCGTGTTACTTTGGTTGGGTCAATTACACCCACTTCTAACATATCACACCATTGTTCAGTCACTACATTATAACCATAAGTAGTTTGAGTTTCACCTTCTGGTGTATAAGTTAAACCTGCATTTTCTAAAATAGAATTAAAAGGTGAGTAACAGGCAGAACATACAATATTGAATCCGGTTTCTTGGTCAGCTGATAATCTATCAACACCCATATGTATTCTATCACTTGCGTGGATTAGAGCAGAACCACCACCTGGCACAATACCTTCCTCGACTGCAGCTTTTGTAGCAAGTAGAGCATCATCAATTCTATCTTTCTTTTCCTTCATCTCGATTTCAGATTCAGCACCTACTCTGAGAACTGCAACACCACCACTTAACTTAGATAATCGTTTGTGTAGTTTTTCTTTCTCATAGTCTGAACTCGATTCTTCGATTTCATTCTTGATTTGGTCAATACGGAGTTTGATATCATCCGATTCACCAGCACCACCAATGATTACTGATTTAGATTTACTAACCACTACTTTGTCAGCTGACCCTAAGTCATCCATTGTGATATCTTCCAACTCTTTACCAACACCACCAAACAAAGTAGCGCCGGTTAGAGCAGACATATCTCTCAACATCTCACTACGTTCGTTACCGAAGCCAGGTGCTTTGATAGCAACACATTTTAAGGTTTGACGTGCCGAATTAACTACCATTGTAGCTAGCGCTTGCCCATCTACTTCTTGAGCAATTACTACAATTGCCTGATTCTTACTTGATACACCCTCAAGGATACCAACGATGTCATCCATTTCTGAAATACGACCATCATACATAAGAATCATAGGGTCTTCTAATTCAGAAGTCAATTTGGTCTGATTGTTAATGAAATAATGTGATAGGTATCCTTGTTCGAATTCCAACCCCTCTACAATAGTCAGTTCATCATCACTTGAATTACCCTCTTCAACAGTAATTACCCCATCACGACCAACTTGGTCCATTGCATCAGCAATCATAGAACCAATCACCGAATCACCATTTGCTGAGATTGTTGCTACCTGTTTGATTTGGTCGTTAGTTTCTACTTTAGTTGAAATGGTTTCAACAAGATTATTAACAATACCTTTTACTGCAGTATCCATCCCACGTTTCAATTCAATTGGGTTAGCTCCCTTTTCAATTGCATCCATACCTTTTTTAAAGATATCACGTGCAAGTACAGTTGAGGTAGTTGTCCCATCACCTGCGTTGTCAGCAGTTTGTTGAGATGCTTCTTTGATTACCTTAGCACCCAAGTTTTTGGTTGGGTCTGTAAATTCAATAGACTTAGCTACTGTAACCCCATCCTTTGTAATATGTGGTGTTGTATCAGTTTCAATAATCACGTTACGACCACGTGGTCCTAATGTAACTACAACTGCATCTGCTAATGCATCTACACCTTCTAAGAGTTTCTCTCTCGATGTCTTTCCGTAAAATACTTCTTTACCCATAACTTATTTGTCCTTCTTTTTTTGTTTTTTTCTTGCTTTTCTAATTTGTTCAGCTCTCCACTCAGGCTGTCTGCCTCTGATATTACCTCGGAGGTTGTGATAACAATTGTAACATAAAAATCTTATATTTTCAAGTTTATGATTTGTCCAATCATCATCCATGTGGTCTAATACTAATGGAACGTTTCCATCCGTAATTCTACTTTCACTATACCCACAATTATGACATTCATGTGGGAACTCTGGCATATTATCTGCGTTATTGATTAATCTCTTCTTTAAGAAATGTACACCATAATCAGGATATTTACCATCCAAAATGTCTTGAAGCGCATATCTACCTTTTGAAACATTATATGGTTTCTTTACACCTTCACCTTTTTGGTTCTTATGTAGTTCATATAAAGTTTTACCAGTATCATCGTCTTTGTATAATTTGGAATATTTCTGATAAGTAGTAAATGATACATTAAGGAATCTTGCAGCAGATGAGTTAGATTTGGAGTTCTTCATCGCATAACGGATTTGAGCTTCAGTAAGGTTAAGTGGAGTTCTTCCTTTACCTAAAACATAACCATTTGGAAGTTTTGTTCCTTTTTTGTAACTACTCATTTGTTTCCATTTTTATATAAGTATCATTGAGAATACTTATTAATCAACCTTTGTAAAAATTGAAGGTCTCTTCTTCTTAGTAATTGGCGATTTTGTTGAACTCTATCTGTAAGAGTTAGTAACTTACGTTTCTCGTTATAGGCAGTTATACCTTTTATATGAATTGGATTTGAGTATACGATTTCAGTAACTTCATTTAGAATCAGCGTGTGTCTAGCGAGTTCACTTTTTACTATTTCCATAAGATTTGTATTGATACTATTGTAATTGCCAGAATTAATGATATAAGTGTTTTTAGAGTAATACCCTCATTCATAAAATACCAAGTTAGAAATGTGAATCCAAATATACCACTACCAAAAGCAATAAACCTACCAGGCCACAATGTACCATCATAATACTCAGCTATCATACGAGTAGCCATAATAAATATGTAACTTATACCCGTACCAGCCACGATGGACACTATCAGTGGGTTTTTTTTAAACCACGGCCATACGAATTGTCCGTTGGTTTGAAACCATATTAACGATTGTCCTATTATAAATAGAAGTGTTCCTATTAATAGATTTCTCATCCCTCATCTAAACCTTCAGTATTATCGTATGCGTTTGGTGATGGCATTCCTGAGTAGTGACACCATTCCCCAAAACCTTCTTCTTGATAATCATCATCAAATCCTTGATTGTCTGGATGTAATAGGTCAATACCCTTTGACATTTCGTCATCAATCCAACGTTTAATCTTACTCATTGATTACCATTAGAATTTCTTGTTCACGATACATATTGTACTTCTCACCATCCAACTTCATTTGGATACCAGTATTTGGTACAATTACTCTATCACCTACATTTAAAACCATAGGTATCAATGTACCATTGGATGTGTAGATACCATTTCCAACTGATATTACTTCACCATGCATTTGCTCTTTAGAGTCTGATGGTTTGTAGAGTCCACCTTTAGTTTTCTCTTCTTCTTTGATAGTTTTGACTAACACATAGTCATTCAAAGGTTGATACTTCATAACTTGTTTTCCTTTATTATTTACTAATATACAAAATAAATCTGAGATTACCAAAACTTTTCACCATTAACAAATGACTTTTGGTTAGATATAGCTTTCTTCAATTCAGATTTATTAACTTTTTTCTTAGTGGTATTTTTATTCTTTAAACTCACCACCTTTTTAGATACTACCTTACGTTTAATACCAAAGTGTTTCTCATTATACATATCAATTAAACCTTGACCACCCATACCCATTGCAATAATATTGGTATCATCTGGTAAGTATTTAGTTGAACGTGCATTGTTAACTTTATCAATGTGGTCATCGAATATATCCATTTTTGGCTTTCTACACCGCTTTGGTATATGTACAACTATTGTTTTTAAGTTATCTCTCATTACTTCATATTATTACTAAGTATCTCCTTTAGTGCCCATAAATCGTTTAGTGACCGGAATCTTACATCTGTATCAATTATCTCGACATACATTCCTTTAGAATTCCACTCATCTGATGGATTTGTAATTAATTCAATACCATTCCATGTTGATTCATAGTAATACCAGTCCCCAACATCCGAATCATACTCATCAAATCTATCAAATCCAAGCTCTATTAAATCTTCTTTAGTCATCCATTCTCCTTATCGTGAAGATACGATAATACACGTATCATACCATAAGTAGTAGAACCACCAAGTATTCCGATAAGTAATAGTAATAACCAATCCATAGTTTAGTCCATTTCATCTTTAGGGAACCTACTATAATTGCCCATGCCATCATAATCAGATGGGTTAGGTTGATTATGTCTTTGGTAGTAATCTTCTTCTTGCTTTTTAGAACCATTATTAATGTTCCAAATAGTAAAGTACATATACAATACAAAAATTACAAAACCTACAAAATACATTGAAAAGCTCATAACTATTGTATTTCCGTGTTCTTAATTTTGTCTATTAGTAGATAGAATAGGATTAAGGTACTTGGCCAATGTGAAGAGTATTGTGCTTCTTCAGTACGACCCATCGAACCTAACGCTACTGAATAGAGTAATGCGATTAATGCGATTAGGGCTGGTGCCCATTTGGCTAACTTTTTCATATATTTATTTGTTTTTAAGTTTTATAGTCCGTAACCTTCAATACCATTGTTTTTCTGAACCTCGATAGCCGTAGCACGTTTCTCGTTGGGGTTCTTAGTACTTGTATTGTTGATTAAAATACGTTCACTACGACCAATACCCATTACCAATTGGTGAAATGGAATTCCTAACAAGTCCATCTCTTGGATGGTAGTGTCTCTTAGTTCTTCTGGACGTGCAGTAGTCAACACAATGTGGTGACCTTCTTTGAACATCTTAGTTAGAATCTCAACAGCGCCAGGTAGTGCTTTGGAAGTGAACGGGTCAATATTTTCGAATTGTACTTGGTGAACTAAAGTCCCATCAATATCGCTGAAAATAGTTTTTTGTTTCATGTTTATTATCTCTCTCTCTCTTATTACAGGTGTAATATACGAAATATATTCGACATACACAAGTTTTTATGTTAATTTATTGTTAAGTTTGACATCTTTTCTGATAGTCGTTTCATATGTTTACAAGGGGTGTATCTACGGAACTCACGTGCCGGACACTCACAATCTACAATCTTCCAGTTCTCAACTGATACATTGTAGTATTTTAGCTTCTTGGTCTTCTTATCGCGAGACCCCATTTCTCTATACTGCCACTTCTTCATCTTCTGTTCGAATTAGTTCATACAAAGATTCCGTACTCAAAACCGATGGTTCACTCCATTCAAGTTTGTGTTCACGATACTCAAACTTTTCAGCAATAGTTGATTGAGCCTCAACCAACTTTGTTAAATGTTGTTCTAACTTATTAGAATACAACAACAAATCTGAATCCACTTTGATTTGGAAATCATGCCCACCTTTGGGTTTCCAATGTGGAACTTCACCGAATCCTTCCGGACCTACGTTATAGTTTTCGTAATACTGACAACCAATTATTATTTTACAATCCATATTTTATTTTTTAATACCTAATGCGAATAAAACACCACCGAAAAACCCTAAGAATGCAAATCCCATTTCGTTTAAGGGGTCTTGGAAGTGAACGTAGTTTTGAATGTTACCATTAAGTGTTAATACACCCAAACTTAAAAACATTAAAGAAGCAACTAAAAACTTAAAATCAATTTTATTTATCATATCTCTCATTATTACAGTACTAATATAGTGATTATTTAGTCAACCACCAAACTTTTAATGTTAAGAAATTGTTAAAGTTGAGCCACTGCTCTTTCAACAATCTTTTTGTTAGAAACGTATTGTGTAGTATCCTCAAGAGTTCTACCAAGATTCGTTACCTCATTGACAATCCACTCAACTGTTCCGAATCGTGGTGTGTTACTAACGTGGGTGTATTTACATCCACCCTCAATGTGGTTTCCGTTGTCGGTTTCGTAACTTGCGTTTCGAGTTTCGTACATATCAATCATACCATTGAAACTACCATACTTGAACATCTCAACAAAGTCTTTGATTTTATTAAAGTCTTCTTGTGGAATTGGTGACCCATCTTTCATAGTCACATAAACATTTAGTGAGTTACCCATACTAAAGTGTTCTGCTTTGACCTTACAAAGGTAGTTCTTGTTGATGGTCTTAACGTATTGTTTAGTCATCTGACCACCCTCAGTTGGCCCAATATTCAAATACCTACTACCTTCGTTCTCACCATAGGTGTAAGTTCTTAGAGCAGTCTTACGAACGTTGTAACGGACTCCTTGGAAGTCAACTTGGATGTTTGGATTTTCTTTCTTCATAACTTTTATATCTCTTATTATTACAGTACTAATATAGTGATAATTTTTGATATCACCAAATGTTTAATGTTAAGAAATTGTTAAGCTTTCAACCACATCTCGTAGATGGTGGTGTAACTTAATCGAAGCTGTTTTGCCAACTCTTGAAACACTCGTTCTCTGACAATAGTATCGGAGATTCCAAGAAAGTCGTAGACAGAACGTTTGGTTTGTAACATCCAAAGTAACCCAACGAAGGTTGAGTTCTCGTTAATCTCATTACCCAACTCATCACTTGGGTAGTTGTCTAAGTAAAATTCTTTAATTGTCATAAGCTTTATCTCTCTCATTATTACATAGTAAATATAGTGAAAAAGTAGTAGTTACACAAGCTTTTAATGTTAAGAAATTGTTAAATTTTTGTTGGGAAAGTTTTGACTGACCTGATGTTTGCGCCAGTCTTTGGACTACAATCCCAAATGTGGTCGTAGTTATCCCACTTACCATATCCTAAATTATCATAGTCTTGCCTGAATCTATCATATACCAACTCTCTGAGTTCTTCCTCATCCCAAGTTGTACCCAATGGTATTTGTGTGGGTCTTCGATTACTACGAGTGAACTTAATCTCCATATCATCATCCACGAATGGAAGTTTACGAAGGTCGTCTTCTACTGATTCCGCGTGAAGGATATAGTCAATTGGGTAATCTGATATAATTCTCCACTCGGACCAAGCCATACACCTCTCATCAGTAACACTCTTGAGTGCTGTTAATGGGTCTGGTGTATTGGGTTTTAATTCGGTAGTGTCGTTTAGGTCATGCTTCCAATACGAAATCCACCTATAATATGGATGTCTGACATTCACAATGTATGAGTAATCACTCGGACATTCTTCAGGCCATCCTTGAGTATGGGTGAATATCATACCAGGATTATCTTTATTTGGTAGGTGAGGATTTAGGTCTGAGTGTTCTCTAAAGAAATCTGCAGTTGCCCTACTTGCTACCTTAAATGGCGCAACCCATACAAACTTATGTTTATGTGAGTAGTTCACTAATATTCAGTATTGAAAAAGAATGTCTGAAATAATCTACCATCTTCTTTGTTAGTACCAAAGTAGTCTAATGATATATGAAACAAATCACCTCTATATAACACTAATCTATTATATTTATTAGCAATTCTATCTGTCATTTCCCACTTTGTCATATCTTGGGAATCCTTGTAGACTACATTAAGTAGTTCATCGTCAATTGTACCATCTGATAACTTAGGTGACATTTCCAATCCAGTCTCTTTGTGTCTAAACAATCCAGTTCCACCACTTAATGGTGCATTTGGTGTAAGATATACTAATGCAGCCCACGTTGTTGTTTGGTCAGCATGAACCCAAGAGCGGTCTCTTTGAGTGGTATATTGATACGCGCCATTATATTCATCGGTTGCCCAATATGTAATTTCACCTGCCGTGGGTCGTATTAGTGAATTTATGTATTCCTTGATAGTATCGTTAGCAAATGACTTTGTTCTGTTGCCCGGATAATTACCGGTGATACCAAATTCTTGAGATAACGCAAAGGCTCTTACATCATCTACATTCGTATAAAAATCATCTACGATTAATGAATTTACTCTCATAACTTATTTTTAGTTTTATTACATATTTTTAGAAATGACTTCAGGAGCGTTATCTTTTATCCAATCAAATAGTTTGCTTTTCCAAACTTTTTCTGGTAAGATTGAACCACCTGCTTTTTTGACTGGAAGTGAAAGGAAACCCTTAACACCACCTTTAATGGTCTTACCATCCCCATCCGTATAGAATACAGTATGTTGTGGGTTGTTTAGGATAACGTCAACTCTACCATTCATTCCTTTTGGTAGTGCTCGTGTAACTAATGACCAAACTGTATTTGAAGCACCTTCATGTGTTTTTAGAAGAATATCTTCAGGTACCATACGTTCTCTATTTTTATTGTTTTCCATTGCTGTTACATAATTTGTAAGAACCCAAGTCAAGTGAATGTTCTTAGAATCATAACCTGCTTTTTTCAATAAAGGAAGTACATCAGTAATATCACTTAAATCTTTTGCCGTGATATCAAACATAATGTTAGGAAGTGTCTCTGGATTGTTTGTAGCAGCCAACATATTCTCTAAAGACTTATCTTTAATACCCATGGCCTTTACCAAATAATGTAGTGTTGCCACGTGGTCTGGATCTTTTAGATTAAGATTACGAAGAGTTTGTTTACCACCCCTTGGCAATTCGGTGTTAAATACCTTGTTAACAATCTCCATATCCTTTGGTTTTATCTTTTTACCATACTTTTTTAGGATATCTGAAACTGTGAGTTTACCCATTCTATTTAAGACTTGGAGTTGTTTTTTCATTTCATCGACATCACGAACTTTAAATCCAGCTGAGTCTAAGAAGTTGGAACTGGCAAATCCCTTACCACTTCCAGCACCACCTGCCAAGAATACTACTTGACCATATGGTTTTCTATTGTTATATGTAATGAGTTTCTCATCGAGTTGTTCCTCGGTGATTACTTCCTTTATCAACTTATTAATCAAATTCATATTAGTCCTTTGTTGGAAAGTTTTTAGGGTCTCTACCAGTTTTGTATGGAAACATTCTATTTAGCTTGGATTGTCTCGATTTACACCCACAATCATCCACACCAACTGCATCAGCAATTGATTCTGCTAACTTGTCTAATTTAGTAGCAGATGTTATTTTTGCAATTGTATCACCCAATCCTTGGGATTTAGTATCCTTCATAATCATTTTCCAATCTTACGTTATAACCTTCTTTTACTAAAGCTTCTTTGACAAGTTCTAATGTAGAGAACTCACCTATCTTTATTTCACACTTACCAGTTCTATGTACTAATTCAGCAATAGATGCTCCATGTAAGTCTGAATAACCTAAGTAACGTTTTAAAACAAACACTACGTCTTCAAACGAGTGGATATCATCATTTAATAAATATAGTCGGGAATCCATTAAAGGTCAAAATATATAACTTGTTTTATATCGTAGTCTGATTTTAGTATGTAAATATAGTTTGAAACCTCTTGTTCGGTACAAACTTCGGCTCTTATGTTAGTACCACCTTCAGTCTGAACATACATCAATGTATTGCCATCTAAACTTTGTACTTCACTACTAAGTCTTTTTATTATTAGATTCATTTTCTCTCTCCATAACTAACCGTAACTCTTGTAAGTTTTTACACTTTTCATATTCTTCGATATTAGTGTAATACTCAAGTAGGTTATCTACTATGTTTAACTTCATTTCACTATGAACGTCCGGATTGTATAGTATAATATCATATACTTCGTCTATTGCCGATTGTTCGTAGTTAATCATATAATCATAAATAGTTTTAAGAAAGTTAGTAAATCACATAAAGTTGGATTTTATAATGTATCCGAGTACACCTATCATTGAACCAAATAAAATCCATAGAGCTTTGGTAACACCATCCTTCCAATCTTTCATTTTTTCAAATTCGGTTAGTACGCCATCATAGTACTCTTGTTTGTCTTCGCGGTCATATCTATATACCGTGTTTTTATTGACACGTACTATTACACCATCTTCAGGATTTAAGAGTGTAAATTTTATATCAGATACATCAGTCTTTAAGTCTGAATAATCTTCTTTCATCTCGTTAATACTCACTTCCATACGTTTAAGTTCACCATTTGGTAACTTACCCTTCATTTCAGCAATTTCTACAAGAATTTCTTTAAGTATATCTTTTTGCGTATTAGCCATTTACGTAGTCCTAATTGAATTAAGTAACTTATGGTTATAAATAGTCTATATGATATCTAAGAATGTGTTAGATAGGTAATTTTCTATTAATTCAGTCTTTTCATTAGAACTGAGATGTTCTACTGCGAGTACTGACTTAACTCTGACATTTGGATATTTCTTTTGTAGATTACCCACTGCTCTTACATTCTTAATGGAGTCATCCATAAATGCGATGTCAGTATATCCTTTTTTGATATGTTTTTCAATCCAATCTGCTTTGTCCTTTGGATTGTTAGATGCGAGTGCTACTGGATATACATCCATCCCATACTCGTCTTTAAAGAACTTTCGTATAGGGAAACCTAACTTACGTGCAGTTAAGATTGTTACCTTCTTAGAAGGGTTCTTTAACATACGCTGGAGTAGTTTGAAGTTCTTCTTAATAACTTGTGGTTTGTTCAACATACGATTGAAGTCACTAAAGTCATACTCGTCACCAGATTTTTCGGTATACTTTGCATATTCCTCTGGCGATAGTGTGGTCTTAGTCCCATCTTTGTGTTTTACATAGATGTACGACACTGTTGTTGCAAGTGTGTCATCAAAGTCAAAAACTCTTAATACTTTAGCCATATTACTTCAATTTAGGGAGTCCACCAATCTTTGGGATTCGTTTCTTCCACTTCTTATAAATTTCTTTTCTCTTCTCAATTGTGATTACATCATCATCAACCAACGAGTCTAAGTAATCATCAACCACTTTTTGGTAGGGTTGTTTCATTGTCTTTGCTTTAGAGTACAATCCGTGGATGTTTGCATCTACCTCTTTTGGTAGTAAGAAGTATTTGTAATACAATTTAGGATTAGACCGAATCTTTCGTCTCATCGCAGTATCACCTCTCATCCTCTTACCAGACTTCTCTGCGCCGGAACCCTTGCCATGTGTTAGGTGTTCTATCTCATGTCTTACTAAATCTCTGAGTACTGGCTGTATCTTTGAAAATACACTACCATTAACATCATCGGAATGAATACCAATATTTACTTCCAACGATGGGAAATCCTCATCAGCTTCAGCTGAACCATCTATAAAGAACTTACCTGGCTCTACACCATCCTCAGTTACTGCGAGCTTGAGTTCAACCTCAACACTAACACCACTAACTTTATCAGTGTAGTCACCAACATATAATGTTCTATTTTCACCTTGAAATAGGTTTTGCATTGTACCTACCATTGGCATTGGGTCTTTACGAACATCATACCCTTTAAACTTCTTTGGCTTCTCTTGAGTACCACTACCCTTAATAGCATTCTTGATAGTTTTGAATACGTCTTTATTGATTTCACCCGTGAGTTTATCGTACATTCCTTCTAATATGAGTTGTTTTAATTTCATTACTAATATACGAATAATTTATTAAATATCCAACTTTTTGTCGGAAGATTTGAAATCTTTTTTACGCATCACTGTTTTTGCGATTGCCTTGTTTGCCTGCTTCATAAATGGAATGTTAAGATTTGTTCTATCATCCACAGCCACCAATGAGTTATACTGATTTAAAAACTCAACAAACTCTTTCTTCTTCTTACTCAATCGTTTAAAGAACCCTATGAGTTCTGCTTGTGATATCTCTTTACCATTACGGGGGTCGTTCAATCTATCAAAGAAATGTTTGTCAGTTAGAACTACATCTACTGGATTGAGTTTCTTATCTGCGAATTGGTCAATCTTCTGAAGGTCTCCCATTGGGATTTCGTTGATTGGTAACTTACCCCAACTCTTTTCTTTGACTATTTTTCTACCACCATCTTTTACAGTTACCAAATGGTTCTTGTCGTAGTATATCTTTACATACTCGACATTCTTACCACTTTTGAATAGTTTTTCAGAACCATACTTGGCAACATCCTTCATAAAGGAGTCGGATACCCTTTTGATTATCTTTTGAACTGGTTTGTTGTTTGAATCAAATCCAACTAAATGAAACAAAGTACCACCAAACTCGTTGATAGATGATTCACCTACATTGAGTCGTTTATAACTCTTATCTGCTTTGTCGTATTTCTGATTGTCGTGACCACACTTATGACAAATGTATAAGTCATCACCACCATCTTTCTTCATCCAAGTCGAACCACAATTGTCACACTCAATCTTATCAGCTAGTACGGATTCTTCTACCTTATCTATAATACGATACTTTAGGAGTGGTCTACCATTGATTGTGATATCACCTTTTTCATTCTTACCGATTGACTTTACTACAATTCTCTTGTTCTTGAATTTACCACCTAAAACAGTATCACCCACTTTAATTGGTATTTTGATATCTTCTTTGAGTGGTTCAAGTCCGGCAGATTTTCTCAACTTATTTAGTTGTGCAATAGTCTTCTTTTGCTTTGGAGAGCCGGGCATTTGCTTCATAGCCTTGTTGATGAGCTTCATCATATCAAGGTCAATACCTTCGGCAATTCGAACACCCATATGTTGTTTGTATAGTGACATTATATTAGTTTCACTTTTTTTAAATACTTAAACATTTCGTTACCAAGCTTTTCACCAAACTTTGAGTCTGATGGGTAGTGTGCTCTTCCCACATTTCGTGAGTATGATATGTCTTTTGCTAAGTCCATTAAATTGTGTTGATGGTCCGGATACATATCACTCAAAACCAAACCAATTAACACACCTTGAGTTGAGTGTCCGCTTGGATATGAGGGAGTATTCATAGAGTCCAACTCAGTATCCTTCATTGGGACATTCACCATTGGGTGTTTTGCCAATTGTTTGGGTCGTGGTCTATTATATAAGTATTTAAGTTTAGTTATGAAAATACGAGAATCGTCAATCAATATATCCACTAATCCTTTTGGGTAATCGATATCTACTGTATTACAATAGTCTTTGAATACTTTAGATATATCATCCATTTCTTTTACGAATGAGTTATCCATAGGGAGTTTAGCAAGTTGGTGGAGTTCCATCTTCGTTTTGGAATTATCATTACCATGTGGTGGTTGACCTGCGAATTGCTTCCATTCAAAGTCAGCCAACATAGATGGAGTTTCCTTCATCACCTTCAAGTGTTTAGGGTCAATCTCATCGGAGTACCCCATTGACTTGAGTTCTATTATATCACTAAGTTTCACTTTTTACTATTTTTTAGCAAACTTTTCTAAGCCTGCGATGCCAAAACAACCAAGTGTTATAAACACAAATGAGTTGTATATGAATTCTTGAACTACCAAATCTTTACCTAAGTAACCAGTAATTAAATCGGCAGCTGCGAATATTACCATTACTGCAAATGATAGAAATCCTATTACATTTTTCTCGTTTACATCGTTGTCATCTTTAAAAATGTCTTTAAAAGCCATAATCTTTCTCCAAATTGTTTTCATGTAATGTAACTCCTTATTGATTATAAATATGTAACGATGTTAAAACCCACTTAGTACAAGTTCATCTATTGCATCTTGTATTTCTTCTTTTGTAGCACTAAGTTTAAAACTCAAGTCAGCTTGGTATCTTTTTTTAACTTCATCATACTGAAGTATTATAATAGTAGGTACTACTACTACTTGATATTCTTTTTGTAGTTTGGGTTTTTTAGCGATATCAACGTGTTCTATATCACAATCTTCTAAACCATCTACCCACTTAACTGAATTAGATTCGTTCCAAGCAGCATTGAAGTGTATTACAACTATCTGAGCTTTTGATATATTTGTAATGAATAGTAATGATAATATTAGTAGTATCTTTTTCATGTTACCTCAACTCATCTATTTTTTCTTCTATACGCTTCATGTCCTCTTTTATCTCAGTAACATCACCTTGTGTATTAAGAATAGTATTACGAATCATCTGGTCTTTCATATCGAACTCCATCCGTGTTACTTCTGGATCGGGTGGTATTGGTAATTCTTTTGCATCTTCTATGTCAGATTGTAATGTAAACCACATACCTACGACAGTGGCAACAAAGAATAAGATGATTCCTATTGTTTTTAAATCTAAAGTAATTTGAGTTCCCTCATCTAACTTCTTAGCCATAACTTACTTCCCCTCTTCTATTTTTTCAAGTTCTTTTTGTATTTCTCTAATATCACCAAAAATATTATTTATCGATTGTCTAATCATTTGGTCTTTTAATTCATATTCCATTCTTGGTACATAGTCAGTTGGAATCTTAGATTCTACGCTTGATATCTTTAAATGTATGAATATTATGTGGAGTATTACTATGATAGTCAATAATAATGTTCCAATATTTTTTTTAAAGTTTTTCATGATATTATAATATAATAAAGTTTATACCAGTTGAGAATTCATACCAACTACGATTCCAATATTGATGATATCTACCTTCAGTAAATATACCCAATGACTTATTGAATCGGTATCCAAGAATTAGTCCACCTGAATAATCTATCCATTGCCCATTGTGAAATTTATGGTAACTATAATCATCGTCTAAGTCAAGGTGATATGGTAACAAGTTTGCCCACGAGTGTAACCAAAAGTTTTTAGAGTATTTGTAATAATCAAATCCTAATACCAATGAGTGTTCCCATTTGTTAGGTAACTGATTTCTTTGGTTATTAGCATACTCTGAAAGTATTTGTGGTACAACCACTTCTTCGAATACTGCGGTACTATTAGCTACTATTTCACCATTAGGATTTGTATAAACATCACCCAACCCCAATGTATTCCAATTGTACCCCATATCGGTAGCTATTTTCATCCATGGGATACTACCATCAGGTCTTATACAATCGGCAAATGGGTCGAATCCATATGGTTCTGAGATACGTTGCATTGCACCTATATTAATTGAAAACTTTCTATTGAACTTATGTCTAAGTCTTTCTGAAGACTCGAAATAACCAATATCAGCAAACCCATCCTCTAAGTATTCTACTTTAAATACATAGTTGTCTGCAATGTATCTTACAAAGTGGTCTTGATTTAAGAACTGCTTACCTTGTTGTCTTCTATAATCAAATTCGAACAAATACTCGAATCCACGTGATTTACTTCCTATGGTTGCTGCATCTGAGAATGAGTTTTCAGTACCATTCTTAAACCTATTCTGAATATTTGGTTCATATCCAAATCTCTGAATCTTTCTCAATCCAAATACTGCTGAGTAATCGTAAGGAGTTACAGTTGTTGTCGTACTTAGCCCATCCGTAACTGAGTATGTGGTAATATCCGAAATCGAATTATTACCATTATATGCACCATAGAATGTAGCAAACTTAGTAATTTTATTTAAATTCTTTTTGAAATCACTAAGTGTTGATTTATCATCTTTAGTTTGTGCTGACATTGTAAGAGGTAATATCAGTAATAACAATAACTTTTTCATATTAATCTTCCTTTACAATTTTTTTATTAAATCGTGTACCATGGTGTTCAATTGATAGGAAATAAACACCATTTGCTAATGATGACATATCAATTGTTCGTTCTTTAGAATTTTCAACAATCAATTTACCCATAAAGTCGTATAAAGTATATGTAATATCCAAGGTAGTTCTGATATTTAATGTATTTGTTGTTGGGTTAGGATACACAACAATATTTTTAAAGTCAATATCATCAATACTAAGAGTACCATTGACAGTAGCACAATAATCATACAGATATTGACAATCAGTGTCCCACGAATTAGTACAACAATACTCGTCTACATCAATTACCCAAGCGTAACATGGGTCATTTAACCAATATGGGTTACCAGGCCCATCTATACACCCAGCATCATATAAACACGCCGTAGTGTCAGAAACATTAGCATTTGGGTTATAATTATGAGCATTTGGGTCAGTACAACCATATATTGGGGTAATACAACTACCATTATCAGTATTAGCTAATGGGTTGTAGTTAAGTGACGTTGAATCAGTACAACCATAGATAATTGGAATACATGGGTTTGAAAAATCAGTAGCCGATACTTGATTTGTATTAGCATCAGGATTGTAGTTAAATGAGTTAACATCCATACACCCATAAATGTAAGGAACACAAGTTCCATTATCAGTATTAGCTAATGGGTCAAAGTTAAACGAAGTTGAATCAGTACAACCATACACTCTAGCGATACACGACCCATCATCCGTGTTAGCTAATGAATCGTAATTATAAGATGTTGGGTCCGTACACCCATAAATTACAGGAACACATGAACCATCATCCGTGTTAGCTAATGCATTATAATTAAATGAGGATGGGTTTGTACAACCATAGATATAAGGAATACAAGTACCTGACGTATTTGCTAATGGGTCGTAATTCCACATTGTTGAATCCGTACAACCTACTTTAATAGCTATACAAGTATCAGGCGTATTTGCATTAGGGTTGTAATTAAATGACAATGGATTCATACATCCTAAAATAACAGGAATACACCCACCATCATCGGTATTAGCTAATGAATCGTAATTAATAGATGTTGAATCGGTACATCCGAATACTTTTTCGATACAAACATCACCAAATGTTGGTTGTGAATCAACTCTTTGAATTATGGGGAATTGTAATGTAGTTGCTCCCCAAAACGGAACATCTACAATAGTATCACCTTCAGGACCATACAACGTATATGCTATCTGAGCGATTGAGTTTTGAGATTGAGTCGTTGTAAATAGGTACAAATCAATTGGTTCATAGATGTTTAAAGGTACATCAAACGTTAATTCATAACCATCATTTGGTCCCATTTTAAATTGAGGAGACAAGTTATCACCTTGTTTGATACCTAACCAAGTACCACCCCAACCATTTGAGGCGCCATCTTTTATTTTTAAGGTATAATCGCCAGTCATTATCTCACTGGTGTTAGCGGTATCTACATAGTTGAATGCTGATGTGTCAGTACATCCTACTATTCGGGCTGGCCCACACGTACCCGTGTCTATTGTAGCACTTGGATTGTATGTGGTTGAGAATGGATTCATACACCCATAAACATCAGACGCGCCTGAAGAACATATCCCTCCAGTATTAAATTGTGGAGATGTGAATTGATACCCAAAGTTACCATTTGGAATTGTATCAGATAACGACCATAATAGATTACCTGAACAATCATATACTTTTAAATCACCATCTACTTGACCACCAAATAAAGTACCATTTAAACCATCACCATAAGAATCGTTAATTACAATATCTACTAATACATTTGTATCAACACAAATGTAATGTGATATAGCTATACCTGGTGATGCGCCAGAATAGGTCCCTTGAGATGCTGTATATACTGCTCCATTATTGTCATAAAGAATCCAACTTGATTCACTACCATAGTTATCGGGAGTGAATTGTACGTCTAAGTAAGTTTCACTTGAAGAACAAGAAAGTGTATCTGCTGGATTCCCTATACACTTCCCATCACTTATTGTAGCCCATGGGTTGTATTCGGCAGAAGTGGTATCAGTACATCCTATAATATCAGCACAATCTAAACACTTTTCCCAACAATTAGTATCTAATACTACTGATGTTCCATCTACAATAAGATTTCTATTTGTAAACCCTGCGGCATCTAATAAGAAACAAGTAGCGTATGGGTTTTGATTGTTTTGCATATTTGGTGGTAACTCTTGGTCAACCCAGTTATCAACTGAGTACTTCCATAACCAACCTGGATTGTTTAGTATATCAATAGTACCTGTCCAAATACCATCACCATCTGAATCAGATAAAGAATCTGCAATACCACTCCAACTATTAAACTGCCCACTTACATAAACTTGAGAGAACGTGTCATTATAAGAGTTCATATCTACTGCAAAAGTTACAGGATATTTACATTGACCATTATTAATATTAGCATTAGAGTCGTAAGTTGAAGATAATGTATCCATACAACCTGCGTATGGTGGTGGTTGTGATAGGAGATTAACAGTTGTATCGTATGAGTAAACTGAGTTTGCACCACTAAATAACCCTAATGTCATTGGGGCTATGTTTACAAATGTATCTTGAGTTGCGTTTCGTAACCACACAACCGGAGGTACACCTTGATTATCCCACCATCTAGTTCTATTAGAGTTAAGTATTATCTTAACATCACCAGTATCACAATTTAAAATAGTGTAGTTGTAAGTACTTGGATTAGTTAAGGAAACGTAGTCTTTGTAGTATAATGTATCGTTACCTTGCTTTATTAAAATTGACTGGTCGTTTGAATATACATTTCCACTGGTGAATATGTATCTACCAAATTCTACTTTTAACTCAAACCAACTTGTACCTTGTGCTAATGTTACAGTTGGTAATAACAATAGTAATAAATTAATTAAATACTTTTTCATAATAAATTCCGTGGATGATTTACGTTACTGTTATAACTATGTAATATTACTATAAAGAGATTAACATATCTAATAGTTCTTGTTGTGGGAACATATCAAACTTATCTTTACGTGTATTAGTATGAGTCCACATACCCTTTACTCTACCATAGTATGCATCTTCATTGAATTCAAATCCACCTGCACCTTTTTTCTTTACTTCTTCTACTAATCCGCTTCTTACATCAATGTTATCTCTCTCACCAATCCATAGAATCCACTTTCTAAGTGCTTCGATTTGGTCATCGGAATATTTGTGCCAAGTTTTGAATCCTCTAAATGGGGTGTCTAACTCAACCAACTGAGATTCATGAACTCGTGTACCGGCATATGTTTTACCATCTTTAATCCAGCCAAAGTTACACACTTCAATTCCTACTGAATGTGTGTGCATATACTGTGACCCATTCTTACCTAAGTGCCACCCATAACCACCTTCAGGAAATGCTTGTACCATTACACCATCATAGTCTTCATTGTTACCTTTTACTGATGGACCACCTAATACAAATTCAGTTGCTACTGCACCACGAGAATCTCTACCCCATTGGTCGATACAATTGAATGGGTTGTGCCACCCTGCAGTATGATGTAAGAATATATACTCTTTATTAGTTGGGCCTGATTTATACTCACCATTAGGTAAGTAATGTCTATTAACAATTAGACAATTTTCCGTTTCGAATGTCTTTTCTGAGTCATCAGTAGTAGCCAAACCCATACAATCCCAAGTGGAAGCGCCAACGATACCATCAGCAACCAAACCATTGATTTTTTGGAATTCTTTAACTGATTTCTCAGTTCCTTTACCGAATATACCATCTGCGCCAATTTCTAAAAACTCTTGTAATAATTTAACTTCGTTTCCTTTTGAACCTACTTTTAGTAACATACTATTTTCCTTTTTTGCGGCCGGCACAATGTGCTTTTTGACTAAAGCCTTTTGGGTTATTACAATCTATGGATTTTTTATATGAAGCTGACCACTTCTCATCAACCGATTTGATTAAACGTTCAAGTGCTTCTTCATATCTACTCAATCCACTCATATTACATATCCTTATATATAAGTATCTACAAATTCCAAAGGAATTATCCAGTCACTTCCGAATGGGTCTGATACTCTAAGTTCTTGCTTTTGTTCGTTGACCGATATAAGTGTCAGTCGTTCTCCCCCCAACAGACTTCCCTTGTGATTGGAGAAAGTTTTCTTCATTATTAGCTTTCTTCCTATTTGATTTTGTAAATTTTTCATATCTCTCATGACTATCTACATAGTCTTCTAATTTATTAAGGTCTATTTTACCCATTTTGGATTACCTTTAACTTTTTAATTTTGTCCAAGAATTCTTCTACGGAATAAGATTTAGATTGTTCGTCTTTGATTGTCACTTCAGATAAAGTGTCCGGATACTTTTCTACCAATCTTACTAATATCTCAAACCCTTGGTCTGCCCAAAAGTTTTTGAATGAAATTTCACCTAAGACATTAGTTGAGAAATCAACTGATTCTTCGGTGTCTCCTGGTAGTAATATAAAGTATCTCATAGATTAATTAACTCAGAATCGTAGTGTTTTACACGATTCACCTTTATATTAAATATGTCTAATTCATACTCACCATTAGAAAAATCGTTAAAATCTAATATTTCTGATAATTGCTGTATGTAATTAAATGCATTTTGTGTAAATTTATTACCATCAAAACTAATTTCAATATCAGAATCTACATCTACATTGATTCTTTTACTTAAATCGAACTGAGTGCTTGGTTGTTCTAACTCAATATATTCTTTGATTTTATCTTTATCTAAATCTATTACAATTCTACTACACCAGGGTTCTAAGGCATGTAGTAATGCATAAGTACCATTTTCAATATTGAATTGTATATCGTACTTATGTGGTACGACTGGTTTCATTAACTTATCATGTTTACAATAATGCCCCCACTTTCTAAGGAAGTTACGAGTTGAACGTTGATTCTGAATCAACCACTCATCAGTCTCCCTATTCTTCATGAAGACCTCTCCATTTGGATTACGCTTCGCTCCATCTGCAAATCTACTACCTCTACAAGTCATATGATATACAAACCCATCCCAAGTCTGAATAAACTTATATCCATTCAGATGGAATCGATTAAAGATATCAGTATCTTCTTTTGATTGGGGTGCAAATAACGGGTCGTGTCCACCAATAGAAGTAAAGTCTTCTTTAAATAAGAACCATGGGGCAAATATACCCTCAGTAGTTTTACCTTGTTTTAACGATGGTAATTGTTCTAATAGCTTATCTTCTAAATCAACAAACTCTTCCGGCTCAATACCAAAGTCCAAAAGAATCTTTTCAGGACCATCCGGATGTAATGGTGGTTCGATACGAGTAAGTGATACCACACTTAGAGGTTTAATGTGTTCTAATACTGATTCAAGAGCGCCAGGACATAAATACATATCAGCATGATATATACCTACAATTGGCGTGGTAGCTACTTCGTTGATTAATCTATCGTATAGAATAGTATGACCCAATCGTGTTGGTCCTTCGTTTCGTATTGCCTTGAAGTTTGGGTCCGTGGTCATCATTTCTTGACACCACTCCCAAGTTCCATCGTTACTGAAGTCATCTGCAACACAAATGGTTGGTTCTGGCCCACCATTCTTTCTGATTGAATCGTATGACCACTTTAGGTACTTTAAATTATCACGAGATGGTTGGATAAATGATATATCTGATTTATTTAACATAATATTTTATTCATTTTAGTTAAAAACACATTCTCATGGAAGTGTTTGTTGTAATTATTTAGAGCCGATTTGGAACATTCATTATAGAAGCCCTCATCATCTCTAAGTTGTTTTGCTAAACTTCGTGCACTTTCTAAATCAAATCTATCAACCGATAGCATGGGTTGAGATAATCGTTGTGTATCAGCATCAACATAACCTATACATGGTATACCAAGAAAAGAACAATTCAATGAAAACGTACCTGCAGTGGTGTTAGGCATTAGATGTACCGCGTACTTATAACTTGATAGGAGTTTCATCCACTCTGAAAATGTAACGTGTGGTAATACCTCTACCAATTGGCTTTCGTTTGCAACTGTTCTCATTTTAGGTACTGATATTGGTTTGTTAAACTCACTCGATACCAAGTAAGAATCAAACCCACCATACCAAGAAGTGAAATTACCACCCATCATAACCTTTTCTTCTTTTGTAGTATTTTTTAAATATACAAAATTATCTTCAATAATCAAAGTGGGAATTGTGTGAATTTCTTTATCAGAAGAGGTTATACCTTTAAAGTAGTTAAAATCCGTTACATTTTCAGTAAGGATACCATCTACTTCTTGTAATAAATTATAATGCCAAATCTGATGATGAAGTTCTTTTGTTTGATATATTTGTGCGGTTGCCTCTTGCATAAACCAAATCTTCTTACCAAACTTCCTCAAGTCTGATACCAACTTTTCTTTTTGGTATACAAAATCTCTGAGTTTATCAGTCTTACTAATGAGTAGAATGATATGGTCGTATTCAGATTGTAATTGTTCCATCTGATAGAAACAATAATGGTCTGCGTTTAGAGCACAAAATTGAGCAAACTCAGTTCTCATATGTGGGTGGTTTCTATTCACCTTACCATTAAATGGTAACTCTGATATAAATGCTATTCTCCCCATAATTCCTCGTATGCTCTTTTTATAAAGTATGATGAGTTTCTATTCAATCCATTTTTAGGAATTGCATTAAAATGATATACCCACGCTTGTTCGTATAGATTATCCATACTATCACCCCACCACGATTGGCCAAAGTTAAGTAGGTTCTTACTCGACATATGATGTAGATTGAATGTGGCAGGTAACATCTTCAAATCAATTCCTTGAGTTTGTATCAGATAGTTTATAACAGTTTGGTCAGTACCCAATCCTGCTTTTTGCTTTTCTACCAAAGTATCTTGATTTTTAAAATAAAAGTCTAATACGTAATCAAAGAATTCTCTATGGGATTCGTTTACAATTTGAAATCCACCATTAAAGTACATACCTCTATCTAGCTTGTAACCATCGAACATATCTTTGTAATGTCTTAGTGACCTACCAGTCCATTCCCAACACCCCAAATCAAGAACACCAGTATACTTACGTTCGTTCATTTCAAAGAAATTAGGTGTATCTGGATGTACTATCGTATCGGAATCAACCATTAGAACTTGGTCAAATTCTATCTCGTTATGGTCAAGTATTTTAAATAAGTGATATCGTTGCCATGGGATAGTCATCTCTTCCCAAGTATATAACGCAGTATCCCAAATTACAACTTCAGCATTATTTTTCTCAGCCCACTTCTGCCAAGATTGAATACTGTAATTGTATGCGTGGTGCCTTCCACGACCTGCATCAATTGCCGGTATGAATATTATGTTCTTTTTCATTTATATAACTTGTTATGTAATTATCTATATCCTTAGTTGGTATCCAACCAAGTATTTCATTAGCGAGTGTATCTTCACAAAGAGTTACCAATGCTTCACCTGGCTTATCATCTTCATAAACAATATCATCATAGTTGAACATATCTGCTATGTCTTTAACAGAGTAGTTTTTACCTCTACCAAGTTCAAAGTCATACCCATATGCCCCTTGTTCCATAATCTTTACTAATGCGTCTACGATATCGTCAATATGAGTAAAGTCTCTACGTTTAGTACCATCACCAAAAATAGTAAGCGACTTACCATCTTCAATTGCCTTTTCCCATTTACCAATTAAAGTACAATACCCACCATCTTTTAGATGATGTGGTCCATATACATTGTAAAATCGTGTAATTGATGATTTCAACTCATAATGTTTCTGATAAAGTGAAATGATGTCTTCACCCACATCTTTTGAGAATGTATATGGATTCTTAAATCTACCACTATGTTTTGATGATGAACCAGCGTATATGATTGGTACGTTATTATTAGCACACCAATCTACCAAATTCAGAGTTCCATTTGCATTGGTAGTAAAATATTCTTTGGGTAATTTGAATGATGGTTGGATACGGGCAATCGCTGCCAAGTGAAATACAACATCAACATCCATAAACTCAGTAATGTTTCTGAGGTCGTGGTTTAGATACTTACATCCTTTTTGATGATTTTGTACATTACCAGTATAATAATTGTCGATAGATACTACATTGTGTCCATCTTTCAATAATCTTTTGATGAGGTTTGTTCCTACAAAACCTGCACCACCTGTAACTAATATTTTCATTATAAATTTTGTTTAAAAGTTCTTTCTTTTAATTTATTACGAGAAACCCAACTCCTACCGATATCCTTAAAGTAAGGTCGGTGATGATGTTTACCTGGACATTTTAGCGAGGATGGTTGCCTTGTTGGTCCATACAAACTTGCTCTTTCAGGATTACCCTTCCCAAAATCATCAATTGATGGTCCATATACACCTTCCATATTGTTTATGTTTTTCAACATTATTTTATTTATAATCCCCATACCAAATACACCAGGATTAAAACTCATAAACTTATTTGCTGCTAATCCAATGTAGTCATTCTCACCAAAATTAAAAGATTCTAATATAGGTTTTAGTTTTTTATCTTCTTTTGTAAGTAACCAATCATCTTCTAACCAAACTACACCATATTTAGGATTCATATTAGAAACATTATTTACCAAATAGTGTGCGGATTTGTAAAAGTCATACTGAGTTCCACCAAACCCGTGACAACTGAAATTATAATCTATATTATTTTGCTTGAGCAGTGATATGAGATATTGAATAGATGTATCAGCACTATTCCATATATCATTCATAGTAAACATCCAATATACATTTAATCCCGATAGGAACTCAATGTACTTTGGAAATACCATCTCATGTAAATCAATCCTATCTACTGCGGTTGTACACACCACCACATCATATACTTTGTTCGTTCTATTATACATTATCCTAATCCTTTCCAAGTCGCGCCATTACCAGTATAGTAGTGATTTACTTCGATACTTGGTGTATATAAATAGTTTTTACCTTCTTCTAAAATCTCAATTGCCCAATACCTATCTTCTTTTCCTGGAATAGATTCATCAAATGGATTCTTAACCAAATCTTTTTTATTGTAAAAGCAAAATGCATTGTGTAAGAATGGTCTATCTTCAATAGTAGAATGCATATTATCCACCTCTTCATCAGTTCCGAAATGAGACCATATGTATCTCTTAGTAATTTTTTTACCTCTATAAATTGGAGTTTGGTTTCCAAATACCGCCGAGTAGTACTTTAGTTTGGTTTGAACATAACCCAAATTCATCTTCGTAATCTGAGAATGTGCTGACAATACTAAAATCGTTTCATACTTAGCGAGTTTTACACCAAGATTTATTGCTTTACCAGGAGTGTAGTCATCAATAGTAGTCACCTTGATGTCACCTCTATTGTTAAACAACTTAACAACACCCAATGAGTCATCGGTAGAGTGGTCATCTATTATCAATATCTCAGCATCAGGTATATACTCCAACACTGATTGAATTGAGAACCCGATGTACTCGTGTTCATTGTGATTTCTAATTATAACACTAACCATCGAATCTTCCTGTATAGTTGTTTCTCGAATCCAATTCACTATCTTGGAAATCATTCCCGTGTTGAATAAACATCTCCTCTCTCATCGTGATATGGTCAGTCAAGTCCTTCATTTGATGAGGTAGTACTGCGAATTTGTTATCACGACCCGGCAAGTCATTGTCGGTAGTAAAGTGCTTTTCAATAGCCATTGCACCCTCACCAATCGCAACCTTTGCCGACTCTACACCTTGAATATGGTCTGAATACCCAACTGGCATATGTAGTGTCTTTAGTCGATTCATTCGATTAATATTTGACATTGATGGATTACAAGGGTAAGTAGATACACAATGTAATAAATAAAGGTCTGCAATCTTGATTAAGTTTACACTTTCTTTAATCTCATCAAAGGTAGATGTCCCAGTTGACATAAAGATTGTTTTGAAGTTTTCATCACAATACTTGATAAGTTCGTGATTACGAGATTCAAAACTTGGAATCTTCACATCTTCAACACCCAATTCAACAAGAAGTTCTGCATCTTTGATACTGAATACACTTGACATAAAAGTGATACCCACTTCATTACAATAGTTGATTAGTTCAATGTGTCTTTCCCTTGTAAGTTCTGCTTTCTCATAAATCTCTCTACGGCCATCTTCATCCCAAGCACCTGGCTTGAGTCTACTAACTGACCAACTTTGAAACTTTGCGTAAGTTGCACCACTTTCCTTTGCCGATAGAATCATCTCTTTGGCGAGTTCCATATCGCCACAATGATTCCAACCTATTTCTGCTATTACTTTAACCATAACTGATTATTTTTACTTGTATTTAATTTATATGTGTACCCTAATTCTAATAACCTTTCTGAGATTTCTTCGTTTATATTCATATCATCTTTGTATAACATCTCGATAAGTATCAGTTTAGTATTTTTAAAAAACTCCGCACACTCTAATATTTGAGGTTCTGCTCCTTCTACATCAATTTTTACAATATCGGGTCGAATCTCTTGTTTATCTGCTTTTCTTAATTTGACCTTTATTCCGTTATGTGTATGCTTTATACTATAACACCCATTGTTATCTTTAGCATGATTTGGTAAGCCTATTATCAATTCGGTGTCCTTATTAAATAATCCGTATTCGTGAAGAATAACTTTATCTGATTTGACGAAAGTTTTAAACTTTTCAATATTGTACGGGTGGGGTTCGTAAGCATGTATTGTGCTTTCTGAGAAATGATTGATAAAGCTTTCAGTATAGTATCCTATATTACTCCCTAAGTCGCAAATTAGAGGAATCTCAGATGAAATCCAGAACTCTTTTAATTTTTTGATTTCCCCATCTGCTTTGTTCTTTAAAGCTGCTCTGTTATTGACTGTCTTCATAAATTATTTTTTACACTTTCCAAGTCAGATTCATAGTGTATATCGGTTGCATCATCTTTGATACACCCAAGTCTTTTACTGACTTTACCTGCTTTTAGATAGTCGTATTTAAATATACGAACTGAACCACTTCTCTTGTAAGATGGATTTACTGTAATCAAGTCATCATAATTATTCTCAATCATATAGTCAATACACTCATCCAAAGTATGTGACCTATTTGGATTATCGGGTTGTAATCCAACCACAAGGTCATACTCTTCGTGTTTAATCTGACTGATTACATATTCATATACATCCACAACCTCAACATCACCACACAACTCAGCAGTCCTTTTGTGGAATCTTACTTCGTGTTGATTACAAATCTCTCCAACAACATCACTCTCAGATGATACGATAACCTCTACATGGTATTGACTTGCGTTTGCATAATCAACTGAATGTAGGAACATGGGTTTACCATCAATCTCTCTAATGTTCTTGTGTTTTAGTCTTTTAGAATCCAGCTTTGCTGGAATTATTGCTAGTACTCTCATAATTTATCTATACTCCATTTATATGCTTTGGTCTGACCTTGTATGGTCATTCCTCCTGTATGTGGTGTAAATATACAATTTAATTTTGAATTTTCCAAATTAAAGAATGGTGATTTAGATGGGTCACCAAACTCATTTTCTATAACATCAGTACCATACCCCCACAACTTACACTCGTGTAGTGCCTTTATGATATCAGTTTCATTTACAATCTCACCACGAGATGTATTTACCAAGAACTTAACACCACGTGAAAGTAAATCATAATCAATCATATGTCGTGTTTCATCCGTAACGTGAACGTGGAGCGATACTGCATCACATATATCAAACAACTCTTCCAATGTCTCAATGTTAGATTCATCTGAATATGGGTCGTAGATGTAAACCTCAGCATCAAATGCTCTACAAAACTTGGCCATCATCTTACCCAATCTACCATACCCAACGATACCAACTTTATAGTCTTTCATTTGCTGACCTACGAATGGTAGGTAGTCCCAGCTTTTATCTCGTTTGGTCACATTGTTTGAAATTGTGATATTTCTCATCAAGTCGAGAAGTAACCCAAATGCTAACTCGGAAGTAGATGGTAGTTGATTAATTAACTCAAAGTCATTTTTGTGACATTGGATTTCAATACCCACCGATTTACAATAGTCTAAGTCAATGTGATTTAGTCCAGTGGATGCGGTATTGATAATACGAACATCAGTACCCCACAACAAGTCTTTATCTATTTTGTAACTTTGTTGATTTGGGTTACAAAAGATAGTATCAATTGGGTTGTTAAGTAATAGTTCACTAACTTGGTGCCGTGTACCATTCTCTAACAAGTAAACCTCACCCTTTGTCTGAAGTAGTTCATATACCCCATCAAGGTGTTTTACTGGTGTTATTACTGCTATTTTCATTTGTAAAACTTTTTATTATTTCATCTATAACTTGTGTAGACGTATAGTTTACCTCATATCCAAATTTATCTCTGGCTTTCTTCGTATTTGCGAATCTACGAGTAATCTCCCTATAATTACCAAATGCTTCAGTTTTCGGTTGGAATATAATATTAGATTTAGAATTGGTTTTTTCTATTATTAACTCAGCAGACTTCTTTACGGACATTTCCTCATCAGTACCTAAGTTATAAATCTCACCATTCAGTTCATCTATATTATCTACCATAGATACTAATCCATTTACAATATCTAATGCGTGGGACATACTTCTTGTTTGAGACCCATCTCCGTGTATAACTATATCTTCATTTTTTATAGCTTTATCTACAAACAATGGTATATGCCCACCTGACCACCCTTTATTTGAACGGGGTGAAGCACATCCAAAGATTCTAGCGATTGATGCATGAAGTCTATTTTCAGATATCATATTAAGTACCAGTTGCTCATCGTGTAATTTTGACAATGCATATGAATATCTCTCGACATTAGGTGGTCCAATAGTGATTGGTTCATCTTCGGTAAAAGTATCTGAGTTACCATAGATGTCTGAAGTGGATGTAAACATCAACTTAGCGTTTGTCTTACTACAATATTCGAGAATATTATCCATCATCTTGAAATTAACTTTCATAACATCAGATGATGCTATTGAATTTTTAGGCGCTTTTTTATATGCAGCCAGATGACAAACTATATCAACCTCCTTAAATTTATCAAGACAATTTTCAGTTGTTAAATCTATGTTATATAGGGTGAAATTACAATTTTTAGGATTACCAAATGATAAGTTATCTACTGCAATTACATCATGCCCCTCTAAAATTAAATGGTCAGTAAGGTGACTCCCAATTAGGCCCGCTGCTCCTGTTACTATGATTCTCATAAGTCGTAGTTTTTTAATGGTCCGTTATTATTATTATGTTTGTAATACTCATACAATAATGTTCCTTTATATTGTTCGGCTACTGATTTGAATGTATTTTTTGCGTTTGTGTATTCCCAACCCCATCTTCGTTTCCATGCTTTGAAGTTAGAGGATTTTCCGAAGTGATGTACTTCCCCTCGGTTGGCACCATGGGCGGAGTTTTCACTTATCCCATACTTTGATTTCACCTCTTGTTGATTTAAACAATATAAGGATGGTATGACCAAGAGTGGGTGATTAGACCGATTTAGTTGCATTGCAACATCTGGAAACCATAGGTGGAATTGATAATCTTCAGTTGGAGTTACAACTTTGTTCCAAATATTAACATTTATACCCACTACCATCCAAGCGGGAAATTCTATAATGAATGGGTTAGACCACTTTTCTTTATTTCTTTTTAAAGATTCTGAGTTATGATGTGGGCTCATCCATCTTTTTGATTCGTTAGCTACCGATAAATGTGCTAACCCAATCATACCAAGACCATATGTACCCTTTTTAAACAACTCATACGAGTTTCCAGTATACTTACCCCTATCAATTACATTAAACCCAATAGCGCCAAATTCATCTAATTTACCATCTGAAATGTAAGTTGATAGTTTTTTAAAGAACCCATTAGTTATGGGTTTCACATCGTGTTGTAAACAAATAATATATTTACAATCAGCTCTATTTTCATTTATAAAGTCAATTAGAGTTTGAGTTGCCATTTGTACACCTCTACCCTTATTTTGTAAGTATGTTACATCATTATCTTTACAAATTTTCTTACCCTTTTGTATCTCAGAATCCGTTGATGCATCATCAACATTTATAAACTCAAACCCCTCAAAATCTATTTTAAGAACTTCACCCTTCAACATATCATAGTTGTTATGGGATGACGTGTATATGATAATATTCTTATGCATTTCTTACACTTTCTATTAATTTTATAGTGGGTTCAATATCACTCAACCCATAACCATTCCCCAATAAGATTTGTTCATAACTCTTATTGTGTAACTCAGTAAAGCCCTCTGAAAATTCTAATTCATCACCATCGACTGTTATACATCTATATGGTTTCCAATCGGACCAGGGTAAATCATTTGAATCAATACTTAGATTATATTTTACCTCAGCGTTTTTTAGTTTTATAGTACCACGTGAGTACAGTTCACCATTTTCTACTTCAAAGGATTCTACCTCACCAAATACCCAACTCAACATATCAAAGAAGTGTACACCAATGTTTGATGCAACTCCACCTGATTTATCATGGTCACCTTTCCAAGAGTAGTTATACCAAGTACCTCTTGGTGTGATATAGTCTAAAACCACATTATGAACTTTATTTGTGTTTTTAAACTTTTCTCTTAAAGCTATAATCGAATCGTGATATCTAAGTTGAAGAATGGTGTTTATTGTATTACCTGTTTCATTCTCCAAACTCCTCAATGCATCAAGGTGTTCAAGTTTAAGTACCAATGGTTTTTCACAAATTACATCACACCCATTTCTAAGAGATAACCTCATATGTGCATCGTGTAAGTAGTTTGGGGAGCATATTGAAACATAGTCAAACTCACCACGGTGTCTAAATAAGTGCCGGTCAAATCGTTCTGCTTCTTTAAAATAAGATGCAGTTGGGAAGTATTTGTCTATGTACCCAACACCATCATATGGGTCAAGAATAGCAGACAAATTATTACCAGTGTGCTTTATGGCTTCAACGTGTCGTGGTGCTATATACCCAGCAGCACCTATCAATGCAAAGTTTTTCATTTTAAAATAAATTCTACCGCCCTCTTGGATGCATTACCATCCCACTCAGTTGGTGTTTGTGTTGAGAAGTCTATTGGAAACGAAGATTCATCCAATTCGTCCAACCCAATTAATTTATTACCATAATCTAATGTAATAAGATGTTCAGTAGATGGTCTAAGGGTAAGAAGTGGCTTTGACAAAACACCACACTCACATTGAACACCTCCTGAATCGGATATTACACCACTACTTCGTTTAATATACGAAATAAATTCGGAATATCCAACTGGTTCTTTGAATATAATATTTTTATAGTCTCTACTAAGATTCTTTCTTAATCTTGGATGCGCCGGTATAATCACAGGCAATGAAAAATCCTCTAATTTAGAGAGTATTGAATCCAATATAATTGGGTCATCTACATTAAATGGTCTATGAAAAGTTGCCAAATAGTAATCGTAATCTATACCACTCATATCATCGAATGCCAATTCATACATACTATCAATTGCAGTGTTACCTGCCACATAGATTGATTTTTCATCAAATCCACTCTTAATCAGATTTTCAAACGCGGATTTTTCAGTACATATCAGTATATCACTAATCGTATCTATAATTTTACGATTTACTTCTTCCGGCATCGTATTATCATAACTTCTACATCCAGATTCAATATGGACTATTGGTATATTTAATTTAGATGCAGCAAGTGCTCCTGCCATTGATGAATTAACATCACCATACACTACAACATAGTCCACATCCAAATCTACCAACTCCCTTTCTATGGAAATCATTGCGTCTGCGGTTTGTTTTGCATGAGTTGATGACCCAATACCTAAATGAACATCCGGCGTTGGAATATCTAATTGTTCAAAAAATATTTCAGACATTTTGTAATCATAGTGTTGATTAGTATGTATGATTACATTTTCATGTCCATTATTTTTAAATTCGCGGATGATTGGTGACGCTTTTATAAAATTAGGGCGTGCTGCTAAAATATGAACTACTTTCATAACATTTCTTTTAATTTAGACACCACTATTTCTGAAGAGTTGAAATTGATACCACCCATTACTGAGTTGGTTATCCATTGATGATTATTGGTGTCCTTTAGTAAATAGTCTATATTAATTTCATCAATGTCATACAACCCATCATAATCATAGAAACTACCAATCTGACCAGAGTCTTTGATTAAAATGGTTGGTATACCCAACTGAATTGGTTTGAATGCAAGAGTTGATGGTGCTGATATAACGTATTTACTCTCAGCAATTAATTTGTTATCATCTTCAGCATCGATAATAATCTTGTAGTCTAATTCGCTTGGTAATATACTTTGAAGGTATGTTAGGTTGTTCTTAAACCCACCCTCATCTGCTCTACTTTTTAGTTTTATAACAACTGGTAAACCAGTTCGTTGTTGTAGATTTACTAAGTTAATTTTATTAAATACCGTATTATCAAAGTTAACTTTGAATGGTGACCTTCTATTGCCTAAAAAATTCACAATTACCAAAATGTGTTTCTTTTCCAAGTTTATATACTCGGATAGCCTATCATTAGATGGAATACCACCTGCAATCTGGTCTTTGTGTTTCACATCCTTGTCACCAAACACAAAACATTTATCAAAGACTACTTTGTAGCCCAATCTGAAATACCCTTTATCATTATTTCCGTGCTCGAAGGATACCATCGGACAATTCTTCTGATTGTATAAATTGGATAGTTTTGTTTTTGATGTATGTCTATTATCATCAGATATGATGAGGTCATACTTAGTGACATCACACGTGTTTTCAAATACCGAATCAAATAAATGTAAGTAGTCTCCATTAAACTTTAATCGCATATCTTTATCACCAACCCACTTGTATTTATTGGTCATCTGATATACCTTTAGTAGGTCTACCTTATATTCAGACGCAAGTATGGGTAAGATGGGATATAACCGCTCCCCAGTTCTATACTGAGATGTTATAAACAATATACGTTTCATAAATGTGATTTATGTGTTATTATACCATCGTTTCTACCATCACCACTTAGATACTTAAAATCATAGTTATTTTTCCAAGCAACGTAATCAAAACTTAATTGGTCTCTCTTAGAACCATATTTGATTTCAGTCCACCAATTTTCCATCAGATTGATAGTATCTGAGTCATTGTGTTTCCGAACCACAACGCAAGTAAATGCCAATCCATTATTTTGTGGATATCCTTCAGAAAGATATCGTTCCATTTGGGATTTTATAGTTAATGGGTTATCTTTGTAAGTTTTACCCGACTCTTGTCCTAACCTAAAAATAGCATTTGCCTCTTGATATACACAATTTCTTTTGTCAAAACATTCCATATGGTCAAACAACGAAAGGTTACTCCCCCCTAACTGTGTGATATAATCTAAAACATTACCCTCTATAAGTTTATTACCATCAACCCATATACTGACATCATATTCAGTAAACCAACGATGTGGTAAAACCTTATACTTTCGTGCAGTTCTTGTAGAGTCCTCATATAATGACGTAATCTTACGAATCTCCCAAGTGTCAGACTCCATCTCCCTATCGGTAAAACAAACAAAGTCCACACCATCTGGTTTTACGAGTGGTTCATTGAGTGTGTCATACCCACCAATAATCGCTGTATATACTACTACTCTCATAAGTAAATCTCACTTCTAACTAAATTTGACCCAAGATTAGGCCTGGCAACTGTATAGGTTGGTGAATAATTTGCGATGGTATCATTCACTCCAGTTTGGTTACCCACATTAAACTTTGCCTTTGTTTTGATGTATAACTGAATACGAGTATTGATGTGTCTCATATCTAATGCTTCTTTGAAATTTAACCCTACATCCGTAGATTTAGTCCAATAGAACATAGGTAGGTCATACTCATTAATTTTTTGTTGGATTTTTTCAACCCCAACACCATCAAATCTATTTGATATTAGAAGAGTTCCGAAGTCTCCATCACAATGTTCTTTTATGATTTGGTCACCTAACTCAATTTCTTCTTTTGAAAAGTATAGTTCGGGTTCAATATCATCGAACTCCTCGAACTGCCAGAACCTCAACAACTCTTCCATAAGTGGTACATCTTCATCACCATAGATTCGGTAGTGGTCATTGAACACCTCCCCTTCAAATGAATCTACAAACCCATCTATATAGGGGTTGTTATCAAAAATAGTATGAACTACTTGAAGCGGGTCTGACCACGCTGACCAATTTTGTTCTAAGTGACCAAACATCTCTCTCAACAATTTTGGTGATGGTATCCAAACCTTACAATCGGAATACTTCTCCTTTAATTTTCGTGGGAATGCGGAGATAATTCCCCAATCCCCAACACCAAAACAAGTTCTTAGGATTACAAAGTTTTTACCTTCCAAGTATTCATCAGTAATATAGGAAGGGTCACTTAAAGGAAATCCTAACGCTTCAACCTCTTGTATAGGAATTACTTTATTATCGTATGTTCTCCAGAAAATCATTTAGAAACTGCTCTACCTTCCAATTGTTCCCAATCACGTTCAGGCCTAACCTCTACATTAGTTTCCCAACCACCTTCAATGGCGTTCATAGAAACTCCATGCTCTTTAGCAAAATTAATAATAGCGTTTACATCTTTGGGGAAACAAGTACCACCATACCCCAACTTACCATCAGGACCAGGTACGTGTAAATGACTATCTCCGACTCTACCATCTGCAGCAAATCCATATAGTGCCGTTTTCCAATCAACATCAATACATTGACTCAATCGATAGAACTCGTTCATCACTGCAACTTTTGTTGCAAAAAATGTATTATTCATATACTTGATGTATTCTGCCGTAGTTGAATTAGTATGGATGATGTGTCGATTCATAAATCTATCCGTAAACAATTCTTCTACCCGTTTAGTCAAGTCTTCACTACCACCAAAGATGATTCGTGATTGAGTCAACATATCCAACTTCGCAGTACGTTCGGTCAAAAACTCCGGAGAGAAAATTATATTGTACCCATACTTATCAATCAAACCTTGTGTAGTACCTGGCAAGACCGTAGACTTAATAATGAATATCGTATCATCATTAGGTGTGATTGATTCGAAAAAGTTCTCAATATACGAAATATCTTGAATCCCATCCATAGTCATTGGTGTGGGTAAGCATACAAACACAAATTCTTGTTCTAATGTTTCTTCAAGAGTATGAGTAGCTTTTAAGGGGTCTATGTCGAATATACGAACATTCGTAGTTGGGGAAAACGCGAATGCTTGTGACTCTCCAACGAAGCCATTACCTATAATACCAATAGTTTTTTTCATAATAAAATTGTTAAATTTTCTTTTGACACACGTTCGTTTCCAAAATGGAATTACACGAGGGTGTCGTAATATTCGTTTTGCTTTTCTTGTCGTTCAATTTGTTTTGGGTGGTATAAGGATAGTTCCTCTGCCCATGGTAGATTAGAGATAGTATCATATCCAACGAGTTTCTCGTGTACCTTATTTTCCCAACGTATCGTATCTGAGTTTTTGTATATTCTCCATTGAGGGTCTGGAAAGTTTACCCAACCCCCCTCGTTGACATTCCATCCCCACTTTTGAATATGGTTCTGAGTTAACCCTTCGACTGTATTTACTCGTGGTACGAGAATCACATCAACATCATTTACTTCCAAGATTGAGTGGATGTTATCCATAAGAGTTTCATGTGGGTACTCATCTGCGTCAATCTGAAAGATGTAATCCCCACTACAATGTTTGGTAAGTTCATTCTTTAAATCTGCAAAGTGTCCATCGAACTCATAAGGATACCATAGGAATTGAGTCTTCTCCGCGTTCATTTTACGGAGATATGTTTCTACCATTGGGTCACCATTCTTAGAATCCCATAATACAACTATCTCATCTTGTGGTTGTTTTAGTGTGATTAACTTTTGTAGTAAGGTTTGAATCTCTAAGAACTCATTACATACTGTGACTGCGTAACTGATTTTCATATATTATATTCCTTTTAAGAAGTCCGGAGTGTCATCCTTTTCAAGACTATCTTCTTGTCTACGTTTTGCTTTAGTATCTATCTTATCGAAGATACCATAATCATAGTTATATACCATAACAGTTGATATATTCTTTTCAACTAATGTACGATAACCACCTTTTAACTTCTTATTTCTAATCTCATTAAGGTAAAATTGTTTAGAGTTTACATCAAGATTTAATTTAGTCAAATCTAACTTTTTTACTTTCGAGGTTGAACTGATTACTTCATTTAATGAAGATGCCATTTTTAGCATTTGTGGTGGTGCGATGTGTTTTAAGTCTAAACAATGAAAGTATGTTTTAAACTTTGGCTGTAACACGAATACATAATAATCTCGGGCCTCACCAGATACTTTCTTGTATCTGATTTTAGCTACCATACCTTTCTCTAATTTTGACTTAGGTATACGAGTAGCGTCAGCAATTCGATTTCTATGCATTGTCGTGTAATCGGGCATTACTCACCTACTTTCTTTAGTTTTGGTAATTTTAATTCAGTTGGCGTGTCTTTCTTTTTCAAAGTTGGTAACGTTAATCCAACTTGTTGTGGACCATCACCTACTTTGTAAATGTCAAGTATTTCGGACAATTTACTTGACATATTATCAAGTGTAAAGTTGTCTTTTACATACTTACGATTCTTACGAGACTTCTCAACTGCTTTCTTATAATTATCGTAGATTGTTTTTAAAGTATGAGCTGCGTCATTATAATTAATTGTAAACCACTTGGACTCTTTCCTAATCCAATTGTTTGCAGCCGATTTGTCTACATTCTGAAGTTCACCACCTACTAAGAAGTTGTAATCTGAGTGAAGGAAGTCTACATGACCACTCCAATTTGATGTAATGATTGGTTTACCACTAACACAAGCTTCCAATAAAGGTCTACCAAAACCCTCACCACGTGTAAATGATACGTGTGCTTTTACCTTTGGGTGATTATACAGTGAATTCATCTCCTCATCTGAAAGGTCACCATCGAGAATATAGATGTTTGGTAGTATCTTTGAATCAATCATACCTTTAATCATTTCGATTCTCTTTCTCAACTCATGTACATTTGTGATGCCAGGTGCCGTGATAGATGTCTTTAGAATAAGTGCAGGTGGATTCTTTTTGTTTTTAAACGTATTTAGGAATGTGTGAATCAAACCACTTACGTTTTTTCTATCATGACCTATGTTACCTTGTAACCAATGACCAACAAATAGATATGTAAAAGATTCTTTCACATTACTTAGTACATCATTAACAGATTGATGAACTTCAGATTTATTATCGTAAATCTTAGGGTCAAATCCTTCGAATAAAACTTCAACCGGCTTTGTTAGAGATGTTTGACCTACCTTTTCTTTGGTTTTTTCATTTATTTTATCATAAACCACTTCGAGTGTTTTCTTAGAGTGTTCTGATGAAACCAATGTAAGGTCCATACGATTACACCCATCAATAAATTCAGCAGATGCATCGGTAGTTTCAATAACAGCCGATACCCCAATGTTAAAGTGACCAACGGGTTGGAACTCACTTGGAATTGTAATCTGCATCCACACGTCTGGCTTCTGATTTATATTACCACTAATGAGCCTTGATGTTAAGTCTACATCTTCCGTTGTGAGTGCATTTTGAGGTGTATTACCCCATCGTTGTGGTAAGATTTTTATATCCCACTCTTCACCTTTGGTTTGAATTAACGAACGGACTAAATCCCTCGAACGAGCACCATACCCACTTCTCGTTGCAATAGGGCAACTAACTACACATAACTTTTTCATACTGAATAAATCTCAAATCTTTTACGAGGTGTCCAATTTTCAAGACAACCATCAATTGCGTCAATAAACTTACCACCCATATTTTCGGATGCCATCCCACTCTCACCTTGAACCCACTCATGTCCAATATGTCCCACGTATTCTAAGTGGTCTCTACCATCTTCAAGAGCGTTTCCTAACTTCTCAGCTACATCCATAAAGTCACATCTATCATCGAATATATATGGTGTTTGTGGTGAACCTTGTAGTGACCTATTAGATGGCCATACAGGATAAACCCAACTACCACGTCCTAATAATTCATACTTAGACCATTTTCTTCTATCATGTAGTGACCCAATCTCAACATAATCTTCAGCAGTTAGAGTTTCACCTTCCAAATCAAAACCACATTGGTCTTGAAGACCACCTGTTACGTTGACTATAATTGGTGTACCAGCTCTCAATGCTTCACAAGAGGCGAGTCCGAAACCTTCATTAGAAGCGATGTTTAGAATGATATCACCTGAATTGTAATATAGGTTTAAATCTTCGGTAGTGAATTTAGCATCAGTAAACTTGTAATCACCATAGTGACCATTGTGTTTGATTACCTCATTCAAGTCAGTTCCATTGTCATCACTTCGTTGAGTATGGAAGAATAAACATACCTTCTTATCCTCATGTTGTTTTGCAAACTCATTGAATGCAAGAACTACATCACCTGGTACTTTTCTACGAATATTTCTATTGTTCCATAGAACTACAAAGTCGTATTCGTTTAATCCAAATCTGTTTTTGAACTCCACTAACTTTGCGTCATCCGATGGTAATGGTTTGAAGTGTTTGGATACTCCATGTGGGATATATTTGTATGCCCAATCTTCCTTCGCCATACCATATTTCTCAAGAGTTCTCTTGTTGATACCATATGTTTGTTTTGAGATTGACATCAGCATATCACACGATGCATAAAATGGTGCATTCCACATTGGGTCTGGTAATGAGTCCCAAATATTGTAATACATAATAGGAACGAACTCTCTTACTTCATGCTCCATATCGTACAACCACTTCCAAAAACGTGGGTCAGTGAAGTGTAAGATTGCATCAGGCTTCTCAATGTTAATAAGTTGCCTTAGTATTTCAGGATTCCCATATCCGCTACTTGCGTATATTTTGAGTGATGCATCTTCTACACCAGTTTCCTTTTGTGTATCAGCTGAAACATCAAACATCTTACCCTCTTCAGGATGTTTTAGTGCGGCTCCAAGTTGAACCCAATCATACTTATGAATTGTTGAAAAAACAATCTCCTTTGATTGTGTGGCAATACCACTATGTAATCTGAGGTCATCCGATAGAAGTAGAATCTTTTTCTTCTTCGGTTTAGTTGGGTCTACTTTTCGTAGTTTTGGTAATTCCATTCGTAACTATTTCCTTTTTATTTAGTTATAAATATACAAAATATATTTATTAAATCCTAATTTTTAAAATACATCATATCGTTGATTACTAATATATCAACATCAGACTCATCAAATAATTTCATTGCATCTTCGGGCGTTTCCACAATAGGTTCACCTTTTACATTCAGTGAAGTATTTAGTACAACTGGCACACCAGTTATGTCCTTAAATTTAGAAATCAAATCGTAAAATATAGGGTTATGGTCTCTTGTTAAAGTCTGAACACGTGATGTATTGTCTATATGAACTGCTGATGGTATTTCTTGTGGCTTTCTACATGGTACAGTATGTAACATAAATGGTGACTCAAAATCCATATTGAACCACTCCTCCTTATCTTCGGTTAACACTACTGGCGCAAATGGTCTAAACCATTCTCTGAATTTAACTCTTGAGTTTAGAATATCCTTCATCTCTTTATTACGAGGGTCACTTATAAAAGAACGATTACCCAATGCACGTGGACCTACTTCAGAGTGACCTTGATACCAACACACAATTTTACCATCAGCAATATTTTGAGCAACTACATCCAAATCTAATGGAACTGCATTTGTGTCAGTTTCAGGTTGGTGGTCATATGTAACACCTAAATAAGCAAGTTCATTTGTAGTGTAGTTAACACGTTTACCACCTAAATTAAAGTGATAGTAAAACAATGCCGAACCAGCTGGTATTCCATCATCACCACACGCTGGGAAAAAGTGTATATTCTTAAATTTTGTTTCTTTTAATATCTTATAATTTGCGTTACAATTTAAAAATGTACCACCGGCTAAACACAAATTACCATCGTTGAAATTTTTAGTATCTTCATACAATTCATTGATATACTTAATAAGAGCACGTTCTAATAAATATTGAATACTTGCAGCAATATCCATGACTTCTTGAGAATCTGATTCTTCTTTTGAATACACTGTTTGGTATATTCTATTTATAAACTGATAACCTGGTTCTTTATTTACGTACTCTTTACGTGCTGTACTTATGAATGGGTATCTACCACTGATTTCTGAAAATAACCAATCACTATATCGGTGATATTCAGTACTAATTTGATTAAATGGGAGACACCATTTTTCCCACTGCTCCATGGTCTTACCATTTACATTACCGAATGAAGATAATCCCATTAATGTACCTGCTTTTAATGTTCCCGGCCCTAACCCACAAAACTCAGTAGCTACATCATAGAAGTTCCCCAACATAAATTCAGGAGATTTAAAAGATTGTAGTATACTACCATTACCAACCATTGAGGTACTACAATTTTTTGGAGTATGCATCGAAGCGTCAGCCGTAAATACAGCTGCCCTTGGAAATGGTGATGTATAAAATGCAGCTGCAGCATGGGCAGTATGATGTCTTACAAAGCAACCATTAATTGGTCGGGTGTACCCCTCTATATCAATTATCAATGGAAATGATTCACTATGTTGTATCACTTCAGGCCCAAATGGAGGGTCGATGTTGTCTATAAAGTCCGGCAGAGATATCCCAAGCCCATCAACATATTCTGGTTTGTATGGAAACTCATCCAAGTGGTTGAGTATTCTCGTGTCTTGTCGTTGTGCGCCAAATGTATTAAGTGGATAAACGGAATTGGTTGGGCTGTATAGTTTTATCCAATTACAATTATCATAGTTCCAAAATGCCATTGTGATACAATCTATATCATCAATAGTCATTTCGTTTACTTGTAGAAAGTGGTTAAAGAACTCTCTACTTAATACTTCATCTTTCTTTACCCTACTGTATCTTTCAACGCTTAATGATGATACTAATTTGCCATTACGTACTAACGATAATGATGCATCATGGCCGGTGTGCATTCCTATTATATTCATTGTATAAATTTAGCAGTTTTACCATTACGACTTAATACTCGTTTAAAATGGTTGAATTCATTTTTTTTAATTTCCCCAAAGAAGTATAACTTATCTGAACCTCTGACTACACAATCATATTGATGTAAAGGCTGAGTTGGGTGATATGGCTTACCATAATATTCAGATTCCATGCCACTATATAATGACATTATAGTATGTGCTGGATTATACTCTATATACTTAACACCTAATTCTAATGAGAACTTACGTACCCATTTTTCTATACCATCAGTATTTCCACGTGTTATTAGTATTAATTCTTCTCCAAATTTTTGTTTTAGATTCCAAACGAGTTCTTTTACTTCACCCCTATTCTCATACGTTGGGCTCCCCAGCAGTGCTATTCTCATATTTTTTGAGTCTTTTTTGAACCTTCCTCCAATACTTCTTGGTTTGTTTTTTTTGTAATCCCTTCGGACCACCATTCCAACACCTAGCGATTTTTTCATATGAACTTGTTTCGTGATAATAATTTGCAACTATGTTAAACATTTGAATAGATTTATCTCTACTCCATCGGTCTTCTAATGTAAATATGTAACCTGAACCTTTTAAATCCAAAATTCGGTTAACTTCTTTTAACATTATTGGTCTAATTTGAAGAACACCAACAGCATCTTCTTTTTTACAATATGCAGACGTGTCACCACGACTTTCTACCCAAATGATTGCTTCTACTAAATCGTTTAGGTTTCTTAACGAAACGGGTGCTAATTGTACATTTGGGGGTGTTACTTCGATTTGGTTAATTTCTTTTAAAGGAATATTAATTAAAGATTCCTTTTTTTTAATCATGTAGGTAGCTGAAATTAATAAAATAGCAGGTACTAATAGTAACTTTCTCATATATTAGGATTTGATTCTTTCCTTACGATTACACAACTCACTTTTCTTGAAAGGACAATACTTACAATTCTTGGAGTTCTTACCTGCGATAGCAGGAAACTCACCTTCAGTATTATATGACCCATCTTCATTGAATGATTTAGATATAAAATCATCGAATGATGTTGATACGTTTCTCATTGTAATACTACCATGAGCAGGTACAAACTCTTGAACTCTCTTCTGAGCAAACATTGCTTCTTCCCACAACTTACGTTTTACAATAAAGTATCTGACTTGAATCTTGTCGATAGGCCATCCGTATTGTTCTGAGAAGAACTTCTTATATAGAACTAATTGAGCAGTCTTGGTTTTATCTTTCTTCTGATACTCATTCCATCCTCTTGTAGATGTCTTGATATCCCAAATCTCTATGATACCATCTTGGTCTTCAAACACTAAATCGATGAATCCCTTCATCATAATGTTTTTGTTTGAGGTCTCGTGGAAGATTGGTAACTCTACACCCCTCAAGCTTAACTTCTTAGTTGAGAAGTAATCAGTACGATTCTTTTTGATGTAGTCAATGATTTGAATACCATCATCGTAGAACTCGTTCATCTCAGCTTTGGTTGTGAATGAACCATATCGTTCTGACATTGATTTGTACTCATTAGCCATTGAAGTTAATAACAACTGACCCAAGTCGAGTTTATCTGCTTCAGTAGGCCCATCCTTATACAAGATTTGTAACCACTCTTGAAGAGTCTCGTGCATGGCAGTACCAAAGACAAGGTGAATGGATGGGTCAAAGTCTTTGTGACCATCCATATAGGTTAACTTCCATTGTTTAGGGCAGTTCGCCCACATCGTATATTGGGAGTATGATACTTTGGAAACCCCACCTACGTCTTCTCGTATGGAGAGGTTAAACACATTTGATACTTCTGACTTTTTCATATACTCTAATATACAAAATTATGGCGGAACCACCAAATTTTAATGTTATTAAATTGTTAAGTTTTAACAATTACTTTGCCCATTTTCCGTTTTGGACTAATTGGGCAATGATACCATATACTGATAAATCTGCATAGGTATCTTGTAGTGATTCACCAACCTCATCTGGCTGACCTAATACTACGAGTTGTTTTAGTCTCTGAACCTTATCGTTCATTCTAAACCATAATCCGGTTAGTGATAATTTTACGTCATCTTTTGTCTCCAACGGAGTTCCAACCGAGATGTTACCTGGTCCGTAGTTTCGTTGTTTTTTACAAAAGGTCTCGTATTGTTCCCACATGATTCTTTTGTACTCTTCCATCATTTCAGGATAAGTATCCTCACAAAATTCTCTTGCGGTCATCTCACCATATATGGGTCTTTCTTCTTCATTAACCCACTCAACTTTAGTCTTTGCTTCTTTTATTATTTCAGCCATTTTTTTATGTCTTTTTTATCTACACCAAACTTTTGAATAATCTCAATTACTTCATCTTTTGATAAAATTTCAAGATAATCCTTAACTTCACGTTCTGATACTTCGAAGTATCGTGTCAAGTAACTCAATACCTTATCATTATACTTGTCACCACCCTTTGCTTTTATATACTTGTCGAATGACTTTTTCTTAGGTAAGACATCCAAGTATAACTTGTATACATCTTTCGGTGAGAGTTGGCCAATGGTATATTGTTGTAACTCATTGACCAACTCAAGAAGACCCATATTCATAGATAGAAATCTATTTACCATATATGGTTCGAAACTCTTTTTGTCCATAACTGAAAGGGACTCCCAAGATGTTTTCTTCTCCTTTATTCCCGAAAGGTGTTGAAATAAGGTCTTAGCTTTCTTTGCTTCCGCCATCTTCAAAAAACTCTTTTGGAGTGAACTTTGGATGTACTGTCCCACATTCATTACAAATGACTACGGGAATAGGTAACATGGATGCTTGACCTGATGGTGACTGAACTGCTGGCACTTCCTTGTACATGGAAACTTCCGTAAAAAATATACCATCACAATTAGGACAAGTTACTGTTGGTAACTTGAATGGGTCTAATTGTATTTGCGGTGCTGGTTGTGCATTAGATGGACCACCCATACTTACTACTTTACCTTTTTTCTTAGCCATAACTTACTTGTTTTCTTCTACCGAAGCCTTACGATACTCAGTAACTAATTTCTTCAACTCACCAATTGCTTTTCTAGCTTGGGTAGATGACTTCTTAGTCGTTCCATTGTGAGACTCGGTGAAGTCTGCAAATAGCTCGGTCATTTGTTCGAATAATTCGTTTGAATTTGCCATAATTTACTTTCCTATTGTTATTAATATATTTAACATCATCGCCATTACGTTGATTTCCTTATCAACTACCATTGCGTCTTTGTACTGACCATCTGCGATGTTTAAGATAGTCTGACCCACTTTACCACTTGCGTAGTTATCTACCTCGTCATAAAGAGAACGATACAATGGTGTAAAATCCTTTAATTTTGAATCATTGATGATTTGTCTGATTTCCGTGAATTGTTCTTTGATGTCACCACTTTTTTGTAAAACCTTAATTACATTATCGGTGTAATTAGCTTGTACAGTAGATGTGGTATCAATCTTTAACTCACCCTTGACAACTTGACGTTGTGCTGCGTTTAGTACTCTACGAATATCAGGATATCCACTATTCACCAACACGGCAAGGTCTTCGTTGTTAAACGTAACACTTTCTTTATTTAAGATTTGGTGTAAACGTTTAGCTACTTCCTTCTTTGATGGAGGTGCAATAGCAAATGTTTGACATCTTGATTGGATAGGGTCGATTACCTTCTCCACATAGTTACACGTTAAGATAAATCGTGTTGACTTACTGAATGTCTCCATAAGATTACGGAGTGCTGCTTGTGCGTTTGGTGTTAAGTAATCAGACTCATCTAATATTACAACTTTCCACTTACGGAATCCCATAGATGATGCGAACCCTCTAATCTTATCCCTAACTGCATCTACTGAGTTTTCATCAGATGCGTTAATGTACATAACATCACAATCAATTTGGTTTGTAATGATTTTAGCGAGAGTGGTTTTACCAGTACCTGCTACTCCATAAAGTAGTAAGTGTGGTACGTCATCATTCTCGATATAAATCTTTACCTTCTCAAGGATATGGTCGTTACCTACATAACCTTCTAATGTGTCTGGTCGATACTTCTCAACCCATAGTGAATTACTCATCGTCCTACTTCTTTTAAGTATTGTTTTTTTGCTTCTTCCCAAGACATACCAATGATGTCAAGATAAAATAATGGTTCTGGTTTAATACGACCCTCATCAAATAGTTTAGAGTATCGTTTAATAGCCTTCTTCTTCCACCACCTCATAGTATAATCGTCACCTTCCTCAAACTTCTTCTTTAGTTTCAATTCACTTTCGCCAATCTCATTACGAAGAAACTCATTTCCATTATCATACATCATAGCGAAGTATACACCTCGTTTGAATCCATGCATATAATGACTTTGTTTAATACCCAATTCTTTGAATATCATTGATAGGATACGTTGCTTTACACCTGATACAGGTCCAGCAATCCCATCCTTCTGAGTTGTGTGTCTAGCATACTCATCTGGCTGGTTTTCTTTTAACCATTGATGCCATACATCATAAACTGAATCATCTGGCTTGGTAGCAACTTTACCAGCTGACTCACCCAATGTTTTGAAATGTGGAATACCATTATATTGAGAGTGGATACCATATAGTGAAGTAGTACCTACTGCAATAAGTTCTTGTCCGTACTTTTCTTTCCAATGTTCACGAACGACTGGAGATGTAGTCATACAGGCTACTAACTTACCACCTAAGAAGTTATATCCTAATGGTTGAGTACACACAATAGTACTTGCTATTGTAGTGTGATTCAATCTACCATCTTGGAATTTGTTCTCCTTAGTCCATCCTATATAGTTATCCCTAACTCCCAATGAAGTGACATCAGAACCCAAAGAAACCAACCCCAACATCTTACCACTTACTCGGTCTTTAATGTACATCTTTACATTACGACCTGGATTAGCAGTGAATGACATTGTATGGATTAACTTACGGATTTCAGTCCAACGAGTGGATTCTTTGGAGTCAGTTACAATCTCAACGTATGGGTCAAGGTCCTCAATCTCTTTGATTGTTTGGTCCTTGTTCGTAATGTCAGTAGGTGACCATAGTTGGTCAATATACTGAGCCATTGCGGCTTTCCGTTTCATTGAAGTTGGTAAGTCTGAATTCCACTCATCCCACTTTTTGTAAAGCGTCTGCTCTTCTACTGACATTGACGAAAGGTAGTCCATATTCTCAATGAACTTTTCTTTCTCAACATTATAGTCAAACACCGGCTTCGTTGGTTCTGTGTCCCAAAACTGCATATTACTTAATCTCTACTAAATAGTAATTAGACTTGAATCCATCATGCTCAAATGCAACGTGAGCAAGACCTTGTGGTGAAATCTTCAAAGAAGATGACTTAGCACCACGATTAGCACTTAGAATCTCTTTCAAGTACTTAGCTGAGAATGAAATTGGTTCAACATCACTTTCACACGTACACTCGACATTCATAGAGATTCGGTTAGAGTTGATTTTAGAGTAACCTAAAATTACCTCACCTTTGTTTTCTTTACACGTAAATGTAAACGTGTCTGAATCAGACATAGCACCCTTAGCTTTTGTAAAGGTAGCGATGAAATCACCATCCATAGTTACATTAGATGTAAATGGTGGAAGTTGTTTTAGTTCAGGTACTACTGGAATAACTGAGAGGTCAGCCAACATATAGTTTACTGAAGTTTTACCATCAGAGAATACCAATGCAGCCGTACCTTCGGATACATCAACTTGACTACCCAATACACCAAGTAGACCTTTTAATTGAGATGTGGTATAAACCCCATACTCTCCATTTGGAAAACCAGTCTCTTCACTCTCAACAGTACCCAATAGAGTTTTGTCATCAGAGATGAATGAAACTTGCATTCCGGCGTCAGTAGAATTAACTTTTACTGACTCCACTTCACCACCCAAGTTGTAACGAGAGATGAAACCTTCAATAGAATTCTTTTTCATTGTTATTATTTGTTATTTATTATACTAATATACGAAATTAAATTGGACTATCCAAATTAAAATGAGAAAAATTGTGCTGCAGCAGCAAGGTTGGGATTTGGTTTCTCCCAATTCATTGCTTTGTAGAAGTCATCGAGTTTGTTATTCAACTCCTTCTCCCAAATCAAATCATAGTCAATGTATTGTTCAATGAATGCGTTTATCTCAGGTGGGTCGGAGTGACCAGTAAATCCGGTAGTCTGAAGTCCAAGTGGATTCTTCTTTAGATATACCCACTTAATCTTATCACCATCCTTCATTGGTTCGTATTTGTAAGGAGCATCAAACTTCTTCAATAGTTGGTTGTAAGTAAGTGCAGCCTTTACGTGAGCAGGTGTCCCCTTCATGAACTCACCAAGTGCTTGGTCCTTAAACCTATACTTAGACATATCCTTTACAGCCGAGTTCTTTGCGATATTCACAAATGGTTGGTCAGTCATCCCATCCTTATAGTTTAGGATTTTATCGTCCAACTTCTTCTTGTCCTCATCTTTTAGGATATCCATCAGTACAGTAGACATTACCTCTTTGAAGTATACTGGAAATGATGAACGTTTTACATCTAACCCCTTCACATCCAACTTATCACAATCAACGGTATTATCATTTATAATCCATTGAGCGTATCTCTTCTTCGATACCCAAAAACCACCCTTAGCGATAGTCTCTTGTTTGATGTCGAATCGGTGAGTGTCTACGTTGAACAATTTAAATGCCATCATATCATACACCTTGTTGATGTGCTCTTCAACCTCTTTAGCGACTGATAGAATTGCTGGAATCATTTGTTCATCCGAGTTCTCATCGATTTCAGGATTACGAGCTTTTACAAGTGGTGCTGCCTGATAGAATACGGAATCCGTATCAGTATACACATTATAATCTGCTTCCTTACCAATGTTCTTTGTGTAGTATTGGTTAGCAATCAACTCGGTAGTCTTAATTACAGTCTGACCTGTGATTGTGGTTGCCTCAGCATTATCCACATCATAGAATCGGAATGATGGTAGACCAAGTACCCCATATAAGGAGTTCAACATAATCTTTTGTACCAACTGACGTTGAGAGTAGAACTTATACAACTCATCATTACCTTCCTTACCATACTTCTTCATAAGGTCTTTGTATTCCACACGTTTGTCAAACCAAACATTAAGAATCTCAGGAATCACACCCACCTTATCTCTACGATATAGAACACCATTAGCAGCAACTGAGTAGTTTGACTTTTCGATAAAGTTCATAAACTTATCCTTAGCCAATGGAGGAAACTCATTACCATCGTCATCGATAATTGAATATGTTTCAATCTTACCCTTCATATGGTCTTCAGCCACATAGTTCTTTAACTTACCAATCTTTGTCTCTGGCGAGATATTGATGGTCATAATGATAGATGGATATAGTGATGTTAAATCCAAATCATATACCCATTTGTAAAGACCAGGTTTAGGTTCTTTTACATATGCGCCGGTAAACTTACCTTCAGCCTCAGTTCCATCATCATTACGTGCTCTTCGTCTTGGTTTGTTTGGAGCAACACGACCACTCCTACGTAGGAACGTTAACATTGCACCCTCTAGCCATTTTGACGAGAATAAGAAGTCTTCATAAAATACGTGACCTGCGTGACATATTGCTCTAGCTAAATCAATGAACTGAAGTTTCTTGTCCATATCAACAACTAACTCAACATCTACCAAGTTGTACTCAATAAACTTCTCTAAGTCATCTCTGAATAATTGGTCAAGGTTACCCTCATACTCAATCTTACCTCTACCCAACTCTAATCGAGCAATAGTGTCTAATCGGTAGTTTGGATATTCAGTATACGTAAAGTTCTTGAATAAAGCGATGTAGTCCAATGCAGATACTCCAGCAATCAAATAACGATTACGATACTTATTCCAATGAACTTTACCAATTGGTGATAATTGATTTGCAGTAGACTCACCCAATACTCTCTTCATTCGATTGTATAGATACGTGACATCAAAGAAGTCAATGTTCCAACCAGTAATAATAGTTGGATTAATTTCTTTCCATTTGTTTAGGAACGCAATCAACATACCTTCTTCAGTATCGAACGATTCTACCGTAGCACCTTTGATGGTCTTGTTAATCTTCTCACCTTTATTTACAACATATACAAAGTAATCACCACTCACCGAATCATGACCTGCGACTGAGGTCATAGCATTCTTAGCTTCATTTGTATCAGGCAGACCACTATTCATCTCTACCTCAATATCAAAGGTAAGTACAGTATGTCCATTCGATACCTCATCTGAATCACCATATTGGTCAATCAGAAAACGTGTCATCTCGTTTACATCACTTTCATATAATTCAAGACCATCGTCTTGCTTCCAAAAGTTGATTTTCTTTAGCCTCTCTCCATGAATAGAAGTATGAGCACCATTCCCATCTCTAACGTAAGCATATCTACGGTATTTAGATGTGAAGTAACCTTTCTCATCATCCCAACAATGGATGAGGTTGTTTTCTTTTTCGAAGTATACATTTTGATACATTAATTAAAGTCTTTTCTAGCCATATTAATAAAGTTGTTCTCGACATCCCAGCTTTTAAGTTGAGATTCCCATAGTAAAGACTCCGCTATATGAGTTACATCAGGACGTTCGATTTCACCATCCAATAACTTAACAACCATTTTCTTAAATTCTTCTTTACCATTATAAAGTAGTGGATATTCCTCACCAACCATTTCGGGATAACAAAAATCATTTGGAAGTAAGTAAGGTACACCTCGACTTAACCCATCAGTAGCCGACATTGACCAAGCCGAATATCCTTGGAATGTACCTACACCAAAATGTGCTTTGGACATTTGATTCATATACACATCTCTATCAGCGTGTCCAATATACTTGGTATATGATTTACCCATATCTTTTAATGAAGTCCATACTTGGAAGTCTTTACGAGTTTCCCATAACTCATCCATTGCCTCGAAGAACCACTCGGCGCCAGTATATACTCCCCATCTATGATTAAATAGAATAGTTTTAGGTTCATATGTGGATGTTGGTGTGGCTGAATCACATCCCAAATACCAAGGTTGGATAATTTCTTCTAATTTATCAGTAATATGTGGTTGGAATGTTTCTGATGCTCGTCTGATAACTAAATCCTTTACCCATTGTGAGTTTACACCACAAACTTTCATTTGTAACATACCTTTGACATTTCTCCAAAATGAGTTATTGTCTCTAGCCCCATTGTCTTTGATTTCCCACCAATGACAATACCCAATAATAGGTTGTGATTTATTATATATTCTTGATACTTTGAATTCATTTGTCCACTCCGGCAAATGTGACCATATAAGATTAAACTCACCATTGTATTTTTCAATCAGTCTATTGAAAAACTTATGTGGATAGTCTACTCTCATTTTAGGTGGAAAGCAATCTAACCCGTCCATCTTTATGAGTTCAACATTAGGGTGTTCAAACTTATTAATGATGCCAGGATGATTATCAAAGTCAGGATATGGTAGAATCCACTCCCACTCTTTTCCGATTTCAGTATTCTCTATAAAGGACTTAAACACCAATAGGAACGAATCCCTATTGATGTCCTTAACAGCCCCAAAATTTGTATAATTTGGTATAACTAATACTCTCATATTATTTACTATCCGTTAAAAATGTTATTCAATGTGTGTGCATCAGCCAAAACACTAAACTCACCAATTGAGATGAAGTGTTGTTGATTCTTCATCACCAAATCAAAGTTGGCTTTAGAATACCACTTCCAATAGTCCACATTTGAAATATTGTGGTCAACATCGTTTTCAGAGCGGTTGTGGTGTTTCTGCTGAACAATACAATTATGAATGGTGTAACCCATACTTTGTTTTCGTTGTCCCAAATCTAAACCAGCTTCACCTCGTTTAGTTGTTCCAAAATTAATGGTAGCAACTTCAGGTTCTTTGTAAGATTCGGATGTAAACTTCATTACTTTAAACTTAGCCTGTCCGTTTAGGTATGGTTTAAGTTCATTAAGTAGAGTTTCGTAAATCGTTTGTTTGTTATCCTTTGGAGATTCTGATGTGTATGAATTTTTAAGTTTGGTATAAGTTGGTAGAATCAGCTTTTGGAATCGCTTATCCATAGTAGCCCCAACATTGAAAAGAGTTTCATCATCAACCACTTCTTCCATTTGTACAATCAAACCATTCACAAAATCAGTAACCAATAGGTTAATTTGTTTTTCTGATTTTCTATCACCCATATGTGGTAGAGCTGCTCTCAACTCCATTACAGCATCCACACACGCCATACCAAAATCTTCCTTACCCAATGAAGCATGTTCTAAATTTTTGGTATTCAACTTATCAGGTTGTGAACTCAACAAATCTTTTCGTTTCTCTTCATATGAATCCCAAGCCACATTATCAGCTATTTGATTCATAATTGTCAATTCCAATTTAGCGGATTCTTCAGTAACATTATTAGTATGTAAAGCCATCAATTGTTCTTCAATAACACTTTCAGTTGATGAGTAGTAGTATGAACCCCTCTTATCAAAGGTGGTCAACTTTCGTAATCCCAATAACCTCATGGGGATGATTTCACTATATTCAGATACCTTTCGTTTGTAAGAAGCAATTGCCGATGAGAAGATAACAATCTTACTATTACCCATAAATGTATTCAAATCATCAATGTGATTTCTAACTGCATCTATATTAATAACATCTCTGAAGTAATTATCAGAACCATCCTTTCTCATTACCTTACCAACAAAACCAAGGAATGCTTTCTGATACTCAATCCATTTGTTAAAAGTGTTGTTAAGAGCTAAAATCTCTAACATATGAACATAGATACTTTCTCTACGAACCTCAATACTTACTTCAAAATCATCAAGTGTTTCACCAAACGATGAAACATTCTCACAAATCATCTGAATGGAAAGTGTTTGGTGTGATTTCTTAGTTCCAACTTTCTTTTGTTGGTTTTTTGATTCCTCAATGTAAGATTGAACTTCTTCTAATATGGAAACAGTGTGTTTAACTGAAAAATCGTTCTTCCAATCCTCAACTGATTTGTATTGGGTGATTAGTTTATCAACAATTTTTTCAAAAGCTGTTATTGGAAACTTATGTGAGTACAACCAACACACTAAAGTAGTGATGTGTCCCCTATCTTTCATTAGGAAGTTTTTAAGTTTAAAAACTTTATCCTCAATCCAAGAAATCGGAAGTTGGTTATACGAAGAAATACCACTACCAATTTTGATTGCGTATTTTAATTTATCTTCTAATACAGAAGGGATACCAAAGTTAGGAATACGATTCCATACAGAGTTAAAGATATAAAACTGAATCTTAAATACTGCTGGAACATCTTCTTTGGGTTTAAAAATTTCTCTGATTTCAGAGATACTAGCGGTAATGATTTTGTGTCTTTTGTCACTCTCTACAAATTGTTTTAACTTGTCAATTAATTTCATATCTTTCATTTCTTATTTATTAACTAATATACGATTATTTTCTTAATCTACCAAATTATAATGTTAAGAAATTGTTAAACTTACCAAAAACTTACTTTATTTTCCGGCTCGAATGTTTCGTGTCTGACTACCTCTGATAGGAACTCACTCGCATCTTTAGGATACGGGCTCACTTTGTGTTTGAGTTGTTTAGTCAACTTACGTTTCTCTGATTTGTTCTGACCCAATACTTGGATGTATCGGTGTTTAGCAGACTCCTTCTTTCTCCAAAACTCTTTTATGTTCTCCTTACCCATTTGAGTTTTTAGATGGTCTAAATTATGAGACCCCCAACGTGAGAATACAGTCCGTGAGTGTATCCACTTATGTGGGTTATCTTGGATTGATATAGAATAGTTTGGCATCAGTTGAATATCACGACAATCTTGGTATAACCAATTTGTTGCTTGGTAGATACCACCTAAATGTAATTGTTCAGGATCAGCGTAACTGAGTAACATCTTGATATTAGGAGCATTCTCCTTAATCCATTGGAATGATTGACCCATAGCGTATGACTCGATATTAGACCCATACCCATCGTGTATAAACAATCGTGTCAACTCCAAACATTGGTCTTTCTCTAACCCATCGATAACTGACTTGATTGCTGACCTACCTACTGGATACCCATATACTAAACATCCAATTAGTTGTTCTGAATTACCTAATACGTCTTTCTTATCAGTTTCATAGAATATCCCAAGAGCGTATCTACACATCGTCCAAGCATGAGAATAGTGGTAAGTAACAATCATCTCTTTTGCGGTTGCCTTACCAATCTCACGAATTGTAACACGTGACGTGTCTACGTATATTTTATTTGCTTCTTTCAATTGGGTCTAATTTGTATATCTCTTCTTTAAATTCCTCATTTTCCGTTGGATATGGTAATGATGGGTATTTCAATGACTTCAATATACGACTTTTTTTTGACTTATCCAAAATGTAAACGTATCTATGTTTCCTCAACTCCTTTTTAATCCAAAATGGCGTTGATGTCATTTCTTGTATTTTGGTAGGGTTGTTAGTACCAAACTTTACGAACGATGTACGTGAATGAGTCCATTCACCACCATCTTCCCATCTAAATAACCACGAATCGTTTGGTCTGATACGATTACCTTGATAAATCCAATTTGTAGACATATAAATTGTTCCCTTATGGCCTACTTTAGGGTCGGAGTATGAGATAAGTGCTTTAATATGGGGAGTATTTTTGCGTAACCACTTGAAGGTCTGACCTACAAACCAACTTTCTATATTACACCCATATCCATCAAATACAAATAATCTGGTAAGTTCAAATACCTCAGTTCGGTCAATATGTTCAGAAATAGAAGCGCCAGAATGCCTACCTATGGGGTCGCCATACGTAGCCACTCCGACTAACTTCTCATTTACACCACTGAAAAACTGATGTTCTTCATCGGATTCATAAAACAAACCCAATGCATAAGATACTTTTGTCCAAATTCCAGCATAATGGTGATTTACCACTATGTCTTTTGCAACTGATTTTGAAATCGGTCTTACTGAAAATTTAGATGGATTAAAATATACCTTACCCTCTACTTTCATTGATAATCATTAAATTCTCCAAAAAGAATATGTGTCCAAGTTTCTCCCCTTACTATTCTACGAATGTTAGCGGGTGATACACCATTGTTTCGTGCTAAAACTCTTGTATTTCTATGACCAACAGCCCACAACTGGCGAATAGACTTTACTTGGTCCTCCGTAAGTTTATGTTGTGGATGTGATTCACCTCGTAGTGCCATCTTAAACTTTCTCATTAAAAGGAAGTTCAATTTGAGTAGTATCGGCTAAGAATTGAGATAGATTTGGTTTTGAAAAATTAGGCCCTTTTAATACTTTACCATCCTCACGATAAATAGGTTTACCATCCTCACCTAACTTTGACATATTAGAACGATGGACCTCATCAAAGACATCCTCGATGATATCACCCATACCATGAGCAACCATAGTACCTAATAAGATATATAGTTGGTCAGCAAGTGCATCTGTAACTTCCACAATGTCATCGTTATTACAAGCCTCTAAATACTCCACCAACTCTTCTTTACCCAAACGATACCTTAAATAGTAATCATCTGGCTCAATTAATGTAGGTGTTGTATTCCGTGTTTGGTCATATATACTTTGGAAGTCCCAAAGTTGTTGTAACTGCTTTTTCATATTACTAATATACAAAAATTATTTTATTTTTCCAAAATTATTTCACCATTTTCTACACCACTTGGCGCAGATGCCCATAGGTTTATTGCGATTGCGCTACGATTACCCTTTGTAACTTCAGTAACCCTATGTTTGTATTGGCCGGCTGGAAATATGACTAACCTATTATGTTTGGCTTTAATACGTTCCGGTTCGTTATCGTCACCACCACTAAATATTTCCAAATACCCACCTTCAATATCCATTGGGACTGGATAGTAAACTGTACCAATAATTGGTGTTACTAATTTACCTTCAGTATTCCATAGATTCTCGTCTTTGTCAAAATGCATATTTAGTTCATGCAGTTTATCATCGTCAGCCGAGTATTGACCTGTCCAATACTCAAAACCTTCCAATTGGATTGAATTATATCTTGGGAAATCCCATGGTGAGTTTTTAATCCAAAGTTCTTCTATCAACCTTTGTTTAAGAGTTGATGCCTTGGAATTCCAAGGACCACCCCACCACATATATTGACCATTATTCTCAAAAAACTGAGTGTCTTCTTGGAGTTCCTTTAAAAGGGACTCGTCTTTGATAAAGTCATCAACGATTATCATACGCTTAAATATTCTGCTTTTTGTTTTACACCAATCATTCGTTTGACTTCTTGACCATTCTCCAATAGAACAACTGTTGGAATACTACGAACGTTGTATTGTTGAGCAGTAGCTGAATCTTCATCAATGTTTACTTTTTGTACTGGAATTGTGTTACTAACCTCTGACATAATTGGTCCTAACATTCTACACGGACCACACCAAGGTGCTGAGAAATAAAGATATTGTTTCATATTAAGTTTTATTTAATTTATATTCACTTTTGATGGTGAGGGGGGTAGCGAACTCCCCCCACCGGTTTCCGAGAACTATCTCGGTCCTAAGATGTGGTCTTCAAACCACACTTCAGTTACCCATCACATGAGACACAATCGGGGTCAGTAGCTCTCGTAGCAATATCACCACGAAGTACGGATTCCGTTCTCATATAATAAAGGGTTTTGATTCCTTCCTTCCAAGCTTCCATATGGACTTGGTTAATCCACTTAGGACTTGCTTGAGATGGAAATGCAAGATTTAAGGAAACTGCTTGGTCGACATATTGTTGTCTGATACCTGCTTGTTTTACTAATTCTAACTGATTGATTTCTTTGAATGTTTTAAATACATCTTTCATCCAATCAACTTGCTTATTGTCGATATCAATTTGGTCGATACTATCTTTATGTGTAAGTTTACCATTGACGTATCCCCAATTGTCTAACTCATTCAAGTCTTGAACTGAACCACCATCTTCGAGTATTTTACTCCACGTATCTTTGTTGTTGATACCAACTTTACGTAGTGCTCTCTCCAACTCTTGATTCTTACGAATAAATGTACCCTTTGCGGTTTGTTCGGTAAATACGTTTGCAGCCCATGGTTCGATACCGGCAGAAACGTTCCCACTTAACTTAGAGTTAGATACCGTTGGAGCGATAGCTCTCAAGTGAGTATTTCTCAACCCACTACCAACACACCATAATGGTTCCCCATACTCATTAGCCAAATCTCTCGATGCTCTCTCAGACTCAATTTTGATTTGAGAGAATATCTTACGAGTTTCAAATTGAGCAGGTAGTCCTTCGAATGACATACCCTTTTGTTGTAAGTATGTGTGCCATCCAAGAACACCAAGTCCTAAAGCACGTCCCTTTTCAGCTGAACGTACTGAGTTCTCAAAACCCCTCATATTCTTAGCTCTCTGAATGAACTCTTCGAGTACACCATCCAAGAACCATGTTGCTGTATAGATTAAATCGGTGTGTTTCCACTCATCGTACTTAGATAAGTTCAATGATGATAAACAACATACAAAGGAGTGTGACTCATCGGTATGTAATGTAATTTCAGAACATATGTTAGTCATATGAACCTTCAAACCATTGTTCTTGTACATCTCAGGATTTTGTTTGTTAACATTACCCTTATACATTACATATGGTTGACCAGTTGCCTTACGTTTCTGAAGTACCTTACCCCATTTACTACGTGCTTCGGGATTACCATCTTCTAACTTTCTCATAAACTTATCACCAACGATTACACATTGATTTAAGTTCAAACATTGACGATTTACATCACCCTTTGGTTCACGAATTTCAATCCACTCATCAAAGTCATCATGTTCAATGTTTAGATTCACCGATGCAGCACCTCTACGTACAGCTCCTTGGTTTGTTGCAAGGATTGTAGAGTCGTAAATCTTAGCGAATGGTACTACACCATCAGATGTTCCGTTTTGAGTGATTTTAGCACCTGCTGGTCTAATCATATTGATACCAACACCTACACCACCACCATGTTTAGCAAGTAACATCAATTCAAGGTTCTTTGACCCAATCTCTTGGATAGAGTCACCTACATCAATACCAAAACAACTGATTGGTAATCCTCTATCAGTTCCGGTGTTCGATAATACAGGTGATGCTAGATTTAACCAACCCTTCCATATGTAATCAAAAAACTTTGACGCCATTTGTGGTTTGTCAAGTCTACGTGCTACTGCCGTAGCAACTCTCCAATAAGCATCTTTTGGCTTTTCACCTGATAGTAGATACCCTTTGGATATAGTCTTAACATATATTTCAGTATTTGCCCATGTTGGGAAGTCTACTCCAAGCTCCCAACCTAATTCTTCTCCGTAATTCTTCATAACTTATTAAAATATATCGTCCCAATCTTCACCTTCATTTGCCTTACTATAATCAGTAGGTCTCAAAGCGAAGAAGTCCGTATGTGTATGTCCACCAGTTAAGTGATAGAACCATTCTAATTGTGCTGCTGAGTCTTCATCGTATGTAAACGTTGATTCGTAACCCAACTCATTTAATTTTTCATTTAGTCTTTGATTGATAAAGTTCTTTAGGTCTTCTTTTTTAAGATTCTCCAAATCACCCATTTCAAACATCTTATCAATGTATTTGTGTTCCAATACTTGAATCAACTTTGCAGCCTCTTCGATTGAATCCTTACAATCATCTAATAGTTCAGGATATTCATTACACATATGTTTGAATAACTGACACCCCATTCTTGAGTGTAGTGACTCATCACGTACTGACCACTTCATTTGTTGACCAATACCCTTCAACTTGTTTCTCATTTGGAATGAGTACAATACTGCAAATGATGAGTAAAGTGCAACCCCTTCGGTAAATGCTGAGAATATAGCGAGTGACCTTGCTACCTCTTTACGAGCTTCTGAATTATTCTTCAAATCTTCGTAAGTGTAATTGTTTGTAACTTCAGCTAAGTTCTCAAAACGTTCAGCAGTAGCAGGTTCGTGTAAGAATGCCTCAAAGTCTTCCAATCCAAGTGACTCATTCAAATATGAATATGCAGTTGCATGAATGGTCTCTTGTGAACCAAACATCATAGCCATTTGCTTAATCTCATGCTTTGGAAACCAATTAGTGACCATAGTAGTCCAATAATCAGATACAGCACATTCCGTTTGTGCAAATCCAAGTAGGATATTACCCACTAAGTTCTTTTCTTCGGCGGTTAGATTTTCATTCCAATCCTTAATATCACCTTGCATTGGTATTTCGGTATGTAACCAAAAAGCTTGTGCTTGTTTCAACCAACCTTCGGTGTAATATTCTGGATATTCAAATGGTTTGAATGGTACTCGATTATCAAATAGACCCATAGGGATTCCTTGTTAAATTGTTAGACATTATGTTAATTGGGGTGGTAATATATAGTCTCTAAAAACCTATATCACCACTCATTTCTTTATATTTTTGTGCCAATTCTTTTCTTACTAAACTCTCCCCTTGTTTCATATCTTTTTGAGTTTGTCTACCATTTATAGAATCCTCATTATATATGTGAATTTGGCCAGTTGAGAAGTTTGCTTTGGATGGGAATGTCATACCATCAGGTCCAAATCTATTCTTAATTACGTGCCATCTACCAGTTCCAGCGAGTTTATCTTCAATCTTACGAGATAATGATACCACAAAATCAGCAGTCATCATCTTGGAGAATGACCCAGCAATCTTAGTACCTGTAATGATGTCATCTTCTGCACCACTTCTATTAATCTGAGATGCTGTAAAGACTGGAACTTCATACTCACCTGCCAAACCTCGTAGGTCTTCAATAATTTCTTCCAACTCCTCGTGTCTTTTTTCTTTTTGTGGCCCTCTTAAAAGGTCAGCGTAATCCACGATAACCAAATCCGGCTTCTTACCTTGTAAAGTCATCTTATCCATATGTGCTTTTAACGAAGTTACACCAGCTGTTTTAGTTGGATAGTGTTTGATTACCAAGTCACCTTTTACATTTTCAACTGCCTTTTGGACATCCTCCATATTATACTTTAGGTTAGCAACTGCTACACCACTCAAAACAGCATCATATCTCTGGCCCGTATATCCTTCATTTAATTCCAACGTATAATGAGCTACTGTTTTACCGGCTTTCATAGCATTGACACCAATATTAACTAATGCCCAAGACTTACCAATTCCAGGAGGAGCTGCGAATAAAATTAACTCACCTTTACCAAACCCACCTTGAGTTATTTCGTCAACGACATCCCATCCAGTCGAAACTACATTACGGACTGTATCTTCGTATCTATCCGTAATCATTATTTTATAGTCGTGTCCAATATCCGAATCCTGACCGGCTTTCATAGCAGTATCAATGTTCTTCTTTATGGTCTCGTATCTTCCATCCTCTAATAGTGTTACCGAATCTAATATTGCATTCTTAATGGATTGGTTCTTACAAAAGTCTAAAACTTGGTCTTTAACATACGAAAGGTCATCACTATCTAAGTGATTCCATGCATACTTTAAGGTGTCTACTACTGATGTTTTTAGAACATCTCGTTCAATGGAATTGACTTTAACTTTTAAGACATCTAATGTTGGCATGGTCTCATACTCATCAAAGTGCTTCATGATGTTGGTTACCAACCATTCAGATGCTTCAGAGTCAAAGTATTCCGGCTTTAGTATATCGTAGATTTGACGTGTAAACGGCCTATCGGATATTATGGCAGATATTACCTTATTTTGAAATGATGTACTAAATTTACTTCCTAACTTCTCCATATAGTTACTAATATACGACTTTAATTTGAACTATCCAAACTTAATTTAGTAAAAGAGGGGCTTTATGTATGTAACCCTCTTCACGCCTCGTAATATGTTTTTGAAATGGATAGTGTATGGTATGCATATACAGCCCATCTACTTCTACAAGATTACTTAAATCCTGTGGATTACCATTGTTTTTAAAATTATTACTAAGTCTATAACAATCATGATACTCTTCATAACCCCCATATTTTGAATACAAATGTACAGGCCATAATTTTCTTTGAAAATGAAAATCAACAAAAACTCTAAGTTCAAATGAAATTTTCATAACTGTTTCGGCAATTTCCTTAATTTTAACAGGATCATATTCTCCTATAATAGCAAGGTCAATATCCCAAGATACCCACTCTTCTAATAAACCACCAACTACATATAGCTGATATTCTGATATATATTTTGATTCCGATAAACTCCTATCTATTAATGTTTTAAATAGAGGGTGTTCGGGACCACCTATACCATACCAACCAACTTCTTTAAGGTTATGATACTCAATAGTACCTTCCCATACTTCAGTTCTTAAATCAGGATTCATTAACATGGTTTTTTAAATAACCATCTAATAAAGTAAATGAATTACGTAACCATGAATCTACGTTTGAAAATGCAGTATATAATTTGTCATACATAAACATCTTCTTAAATTCTGGCACATCCAAAGTTGCCTCTTGTTCATCCATAATCTCCCTAACCTTAGATTTGATTGAAGATGAGATTTCAGGATCTTTAAGTTGCATTAGATTGTAATTCATTTCGAGAGTTGTTACATTCTCAATCAACTTTTGTGATAGTTTATCATCACACTCAGTTTTGATTTTAGATATGAATGTGTCCATTTCAAGAACCTCATCATTTAGGAATGTCATCTTATTAAGAATGGTTTTAGGACCAACACCACGGACACCCTCAATGTTATCAGATTTATCACCCTCAATCATACGATAAAATACAAGATTTTGTGGTTTAACACCATAATCCTTCATTACAAGTTCTTCATCATACATTTTCTTCTTAGTTGGAGCGTATACCTTGATTCGGTGATTTACCAATTGTAAAAAGTCTTTGTCTGATGAGATGATTGTAACATTTTTCTTAAAGTAGTGATTTGCGAGATATGCCATGATATCATCAGCTTCTACATAATCAATATAGGTAAGAGAGATAGGTAAGACTTGGAGATACTCAATCAATCGTGTGAATTGATTTCTCATCGATACTTGTTGGTCCTCCAAATCTTCGTATCCAGCCAATCTATTGATTTTAGTCAGACCAGTACGACCTTCCTTATAACCTTTATACATTGACTTTCTACGATTAGACCCACCTTTACCATCAAACACGATAACGACACGTGTAGGTTTCAATCTTCGGATGGTTGCAGCGGTGGACAGAAGGAATCCTGTCACACCACCACAATGTTCTCCATCATCATTCAACGCAGGTACTGCCCCAAATACTCTGATAAATTGATTTAATCCATCTATGATTAGAACGTTATCATTTAGACTTTCGTCTTTAACTTCACTATGTTCTTTACTCACCTCATTGAGGAGTTCTGCGTATCTACTATGCATCGAAATCTTCTACTTCTACGTTATCTATATTTGCCTCTTCACTTGATTTTTTGTAAGACATAATATATGCATTACAAATTTGAGAATAAATTGACTCTTTTAGTTCGGGTCTCTCTTGTAGGAGGTCTTCGAAATTCTTGGCTTGGAACTTAATCTCCTCACCAGTCTCTTTATCCGCGTAAGTGTACCAAGCACCACTTTGGTCAATCAGTTTATAACTCTTCATCATTTGTAACCAAGAACCATAATTATCGATACCCCTATCAAAGTAAATATCGTAATCTACCGAACGAAGCGGTGGCCCCATTCTATTCTTAACTACTTGAGCACGAGTCTTAATACCAACCACTTGGTCTACACCACCTACTTTGGATTTTAACTGACCCATTTGTTTCAGTCTCAATCTACACGATGAGTGGAAAGCAATTGCCTTACCACCACTCGTTGTCCAAGGGTCACCAAATGATACACCTAAACGTGTTCTCAATTGATTGGTGAAGATTAGTGAAATTCGTTCTCGTCCAATAAGATTAGTTACCTTTCTCATTGCCTTCGAGATAATGATGGCTTTTTGAGTTGCGTAACCAGCTTGGTCGTAATCAGCTGATATCTCAACTTTAGTAGATGCACCTGCTACGGAGTCAACTACGATTGTAACCAATTTCTTCTTATCAGAAGAACGTACTGATTCAATAATTGAATCAATTGCTTCAAAGATGTCTTCCACTGTTTCTAATGGAACATATAACATCTTTTTGACATCAACACCAATTGCTTCTAAGAACTCTTGATTCATTGCGTTCTCGGTATCTATATAGACTCCAAGACCACCTTTCTTCTGAGTGTCTGCAATTGAATGAGCTGCCAATAGTGATTTACCACTACCTTCTAATCCTGTAATCTCAGTAATACGACCTACTGGTAATCCACCATTTGGTCGGTTTGAGATTGCTAAATCCAACATAGGGGAGCCAGTCGATACCCACTCATCTAAGTCGGTAGGAGTTGTCTCCGCCCCATCCAAGAAGAAAGCCACCTTATTGGCGGACTTAAACTTCTTGTTTAGGTTGGTAGCGAGGATAGAAGATAGTTCATCACGTGAACTTGCCTTCTTCTTAGCCATACTGATTAGTCGTTAAATAAATCGTCAAATGCATCTTTTACATTAGATGCGGGAGAAGTTGATTGAGTTGGTTGAGATGTTTCAGCAACTGGTTGTTCTTTCGTATCTGATACTTCACCAGTTTCTAACCATTCTTTCAACATACCTTCCATTTCTTCATATGTTACTTTTTTGAACATACCTGGAAGTTCAATCTGCTCTTTAGATGATTCAACAATGTTTGAATCCTCAGAGATTGGAGTTGTGTTTGGTTTTACACGGATGTAGGTCTCAGGATAAGACTTACCAAGTTCAGCAGCAGTTTTGAATTCTACTGTTACATCACGACCATTTACTGGATCGGTCAAATCACCATAATCAGGGTCTGCGAAGAACCCTAATAGTTCTTGGTAAACGTTTTTACCAAATCCCCAAAACTTAACACCTTCAGACTCTTCACCACGAACCAATACTGGTACGTATGTTCTCATCTTAGGAGTTAATTTACGAGACAATTGGTAATCATCACGATTTCCAGTTGCTTTCAACTTTTCAGCGAATTCCAATAAAGGGTCAGCCTCACCAAATGAACTTGGAGAGATGATGTTTTTACCACCAAAACCAAAGTGGAAGTAAAGTTCAATAAACGGATTCGAAGCGTTGTGGGTGTAAGGTAAAATACGGATTTGTTGTTTACCTGGTTGTGGTTTCCAAAGATTATCAGTCTTTGTTACTTTTGTTTGAAGCGTGTTCAAACGATTGCGGATTGCATTTAAATCAATAGCCATAATACTACTCTTTTTAATTATTAATTGTTAACTATGTCACTAATATACAACATTTGGGTGACAAAACCAAATGTATTCTAAAATATTTTATTTTTTATTTTGTTGTTGTACTTTCGTACTCATATAAATATGGCGCTGGAGTTAATTAACGTCAATAATTCGGAATAAACTCGTCTTCATTACCTTAAAGCCATCACCATCTGTAAGTATAAGTGAATTCCTATATTTGTTCCAATCTACTTGATACGATTTATCTAAATACCCACCATTTTCAGATGTTATTAATGTATTCAGTGAATTTATTGTGTACATGGTATTCGATTCCTTCTTTCTATGTACCATAATCGTAGCTGGTAAAAATTTAACACCATTTGGTACTATATTATAACTTATTACCAACTCATTTGATGGTTTTAATTTTAGAACAAATATCTTACGGCTAAATATTTCATATGCCGATAATATATGTTTTACCATATCTTCGAATTCACTCTCAGTTGAAAATGTACATAATAATTGTGTTCTCACTCATTATCTCCTACTTAGATTTGAAACACTTTTGTATTTCACTACTATATGTAAATGTATTGTTAGTCTTCCCAGTAGCACCTGCTTTAGAACGGTAGGACTTCTTACCTATTTCCAGTTGCTTACCTTTGGAATCTATGGCGTAAACGAATACAGTCTTACCAGTAACATTACCTTCTTTATCTTTTACGATTTCATCAACTTCATTAAGTCTGAATTTTTGTTTAAATTCGGTACTACTACCAACACCCATACAGCCTCTAAGCTTTTCACCATTTACTTGAGCACCACCCATATTGACATCGAGAGATGAACCTACCATAGATGATGGGTCACCTTCTTTGTAATCCTTTGGTGGGTAGTCCATCAATGTGAGATGAAATCCCCTAATAGTCTCCTCAGCCTCCATTAACCTACCCAATGGAACAGCAACACCATCTACGTCAGTAGAACCTTGTGAGTTTAGTTGTTGTATACGTTCTCTTTGAAGATTTACAACCTGCTCCCTCTCATCAGAAATTAATTTTTTAACATCAATACCTTCAACAGATGAATCTTTAGATTGTAAAGCGAGGCCTACTTTAGTGATTACCTTAATCTCATTACTTTTACCATTACCATCAGCTACTAATCTACGAATAGCATTGTACTTGTCTTCCGTAGAAAGTGAATCTGAGGTGGCTCCATCTGAAAGGTAATTTTGAAATTGTTTTTTAGGCTTACCATCTTTACCAAAAATTGCAACTTCTATATTTTTCTTCAAAGTACCAGTATCCTTTTCGATGATATCTACTTGAGCTTCAACTGGAAGTTCTGATAATCTACCAGCAATCTTAGCCGTTTGGCTATTATAACTGCCTTCAATGGAAGACATTTTATCAGAGTATTCATCGACTAATGCCTTTGCCTTAGTCTTTTGTTCATCAGATAACCCATCAAGTTTATCAATGGATGATTTATAATTTTCACCCTCCTGAGCTAGGGTAGAGTTATCTTGGATATCTGCGGTGGATGTTTTGTCTGAGTGGAATTGTATAAGTAAATTACCAGACTTATCCTTAGCAAACGTAGCAGTATCGGATGGGTTCATACCACCACCACCGGCTTTTACAAAAGCAACAGCATCTTCTTTACCAACCTCAGTACCATTGGGTAAAATTACCTTATTAGCGCCATTAATTGCTAACACCTGCGCATCTATGGATTCTGCTGCTCCATAATAAGTGTCTATCTTATCAATACTACCAAAGTTACCTTTAGATTGTAGTTCGGATACTCTATTTTGAGTCGTATCGTATTTGGTTTTAGCTGACCGTGCTGATATCACACATTTTGAGTATAGTTTGTCATTTTCAACGTCACTTGGTATACTACCAACTCCGGATGACCTACTTTGCTCTTTACCAAGTGCGGTTTCTTTGTATTGGTCATACATTTTACGAGCCAACTCTTCTTCGGTCATATTTGGGTTCTCGTTCAGCATATGAATACCTTCACCAGATGCGATTTCGTTAAAAGCAGAACCAGGAGAACCAGGAGCCGGCCTTTTACCAGTACCTTTCTGATATCCTGAGAATCCGTATTTGAACATATTGTTCTTTACGTCAGTATCACCCTTTCCAGCAGTACCATATACGCTGTCGGTGATTTTTGGTGATGGTTCGTTTGTAGAATCGGATTCGTTATCATCGGTATTAGCTTGAGCATCTTTTTCTATCTGAGTCATCATACCAATTTGGTCGGATTTTGAAAACTTACCATCGTCTTCTTTTTCTTCCGGCGTATCATTGGTATTTCTGAGGGTATCTGCTGCTTTGTATTGAGGGGATTCTTTATCGGATGATATCGCAGTTTTATAAGTCGTGGTTTTCTTTTCACCATCCTTATTCTTATAAGTTACTTCAGTATCAGGATCGACTTTATCATCTTTAGCTTCTAATAAGTTGATAAGTAACTCTTCTGCAATAGATTCACCTAATATGTCTGAAACTACTTTGTATGTAGCTTTCAGTGACTCTTTGGTATGTATACCTTCATTTAAGGATACACCCACTTCGTTCCACACTTTTTTTGCTATGTAATTGATAAGTTTCTTCATAAACATAAATATCTAAAGATTGACCTTAACCATATCTTTGTAATTATCTCCAATTTCAATGTCAGTTGGAAACCCACCGGACTCCATAACTTTTTTTATTTCTAAAATATATTCAATACCATCATCAGAATCCACATCAAACAATATTGAGTCATATGTGTATAATATAGGTAGTGATTTTTGAGAGCTTTTCATATTAGAGAGTTTCTCCAATATAAGTATGTTTCTTTCAGTCTCAACCGATTGTAAGATGTAATTAAATAACTTATTTTTATTGAGTGAGTCGATTATTTCTATTTTCCGGCTCATAATTGGGGTAAATGTGAGTCGATTACGTAAAAAGTCATTCCAAAGTGACTCTATATACTCTGAGGTCTTACTAAAGAATGGAATGTGTTTGTATTCATCTTGGACACCCCCATATAATTGTCTAAACGTGATTGCTTTTGCATCTTTGAGGTCTGCTCCATATTGGTCTGCTAACCACTTATGTGCTTTGATGTCTAATGGTATGTCTACACCTATCAATTTAGCAATCAAACGAATGTGGTATCCATCAAAATCTAACTGATACAACTTACCACCCTCAAATCGTGATATGAACCTCTTACGAACATCACCATCTTTTGGAAGTGCTGCATAGTTAATACCACCAAAGGTGTTTGATGGTCGAGATGTGGTAGTGAACATATTATATTGACTATACTCCATACCACCTTGTGTATACAACCCACTTCTCTCTATCCAATTAAGACATTTAGGATACAACTTACTAAATTTACTTGAGGTCGGATTTTGAGACCACATAACTTTCCAATCTTGGAATTGTTCATAGTGTTTCCAAATTGGAATGAGGTCATTTGCTTTGGGAGCTTTACGTCTTCTAAAGATTGTATATATAGGTCGTTCTTCTACATCGAAATCCTTCGCCTGATGGAATAACTCCATTTCAAGGTCGGACATTGTAGGTAGGTAGTCGTAATGGTGTAAGAACTCTTTTAAACCAACCACACATACCTCTTCGAATTGACTGAAGTCTATTGGGTCAGTTACATAACCTGCGTCTATATTATTGTAGTTTACAAAAATGTCAATATCACCATCAGATATCAAAATAGACGATATACGGGAAAGATGAGGGTGTTTCACCAAACTTGTTAGAATGGGAAACACCAACACCTTACTTGACAGGGCAGAGATGCGTTTATGTAATCGTTCGTTTGTATCTACTATCTTCACAAAGACTAATATACGAAATTATTCGTTAGTATCCAAACTTTTTTGAACATCGTGTTGAACCTAAGTCGTAATGGTTTGGATTTTTACCCTTACCAATCAACATCTTTTTGCGAAGTTCCACCATGGTCTCCCACTCTTGGGAATTTAACCCCTCCCATTGAAGTTTGTTGGCCATTTGTAACCATTGTTCTTTTTCTACGTGTGTCATATCCTAACGATAAAGGGTTACTACACTACCGAAGTAGTGGTCAAATACTTTGATTAAGTTTTCATAGTCACCATTCTTCATTTCATTCAAAATGAAACTCTCATTGAAATCGAGTTGGCGAGCCAGTTTCTTAGCAGTCCCAAGAAGGAAAAATGCGTTACCTTGAGGACCTGTTAGGTCAATTGTGATACCTTGACTTTGTGGTTTCTGAACTATCATATCTTACTTGTTTACTTCAATCATATTCATAGGAACTGTGTAAGTCCCATACCCATTCAACACTTTTAGAACGGCCTTAGTTCGGTTGATTTTCTCAACTCGGAGTTGTTTACCCTTTAACTTAGGGTGATTAACACTCACATTAGCACCAATGTAAAGTTCTTCTTTGACGTTAAGTGCATTTTCACTTTTCTTAATCTTAATCACTTCAACTACTTTGTTGTTTAACACTCGTAGTTGTTCGATACTCAACTGATTTAATTCTTGATAGGTCATAATTTTTATTTTTTATTTTTTATTATCGTGGTAACATCCCCACATCAACAGTACTAATATAGTGATTAATATTGAAATCACCAAACTTTTAATGTTAAGAAATTGTTAAAGTTTAGTAACCTATGAATTCAAGTTCAACTGAAGGAACTATACCTTTTGTTACTCCATAGGGGTACTCTTCGTTTAACCAATAGTTTTCAACCATCCCTAACTCTCTAAGAGACTCATTGTAGATGTCTTCCATCTCAAACCCAATACCATATCCACTTGGACAAATCACGGAAGCAACGTCTCTTAGAAGTTCCTCGTTTTCAGTTTTCATAGCATTGTTCAAAGCCAACCTCAACTCAGCTTTCATCAAGTCGGATACTTTCTCATTGTGGTTGTACATTTCGGCATTCCATGGTTTCGTGATTTCGATACCATATTTAATTTCTTTTACTTTCATAACTTATCTATCTTTTACATAGTAAAGATACGAAAATTATTTGGATATACCAAATTTTAATGTTAAGAAATTGTTATTATTTTAAGAATTCTGAATAGTTAGTGATGTAGTTTGAAAGTCCTTTTATGGTTTCATTACCTAACTCTATCTGCTTGCGATTTACAAAGTCAGCGTTGTCTACCAATTTCCATCTAACTTCTGTTTTTTTATAGAACTCGGTACTAATAGTAGAATAAACATCTTTATTAACTTCAGTGATTATATCATTAAAATGACGTTTTACAAAATAACGAATAAAGTAACCATTTACATAATCCGATTCTATTGGTGTTGAAATACCATACACAGCAAAGTTGAAACTAACATCAAGCTTATTTAGAGAATCGTATTTAAATTTTTCAGAATTATCTATAAGTGATAGGTCAACATACTTTATTAATTTTTCAGATACACCTTTTAAGTAAACTCCTTTAGTAAAGACCTCACCAGTACTATATGTATGGTAATCACCAACATATTCAGTACCATCAGGCGACATCCACTCCTTACCTTGAGTGTAAAGTCCGTTTTGAATTTGACCTTTGGGATAATATACTTTTAATCGTTTGGCCATTATTGAGCATCCAATTTTAAGAATCCAGTAAAGCTTGTTTCCCAATTACCTTGTCCATCAAAGCTATGTTCCATTTTACCTACACAAAAATATTTACCTGCGCCGATGTATTTTGCAGGTAACCCATCGAAACTAAATGTATCACCAATATTTGTACCCCATACACCATAACAAGTTACAGATAAGTCAATCATGTATCTGTAACCGGTATCAGTACCAGTTGGAGCTGGTTTATTACTTATGTATGACTTCATAATATCTTTAAGGCCTTGAGAACGTTCCGCTGATAACCCTGTACCTAATTCTTCTTTTTTCTTTTGAATGTCATCCAATGTTATTTGTACAGGTGGTGCTGTTGTTTCAAGATTGGGACCACAATCGTTATATAGATTATCAAACGCGCCTTTAGGTATCTCCCCCCCACGATTTGATACCAATGCTGCTGCGGCCATGTCAGAATCCATATTTGATGATAAGTTGACTGATTTTAAAACAGAACCTAAGTCGTGAGTTTTAAACGTATAAGCGGCACTGATACCCTTTTGGTGTTCTGCTCTTTCATTTACTATTAAAAATTTATTAGAGTTCTTAAACCCATCATTGTATATTGTTAATGGATATAACCCACCAGTTAAATCTTTAATTGTTGCGCACAAAACTCTTAGAAAATTATTTACACTACTCTCACCCTTTGCATCTTTATCTTCCTTTGCTCTTTCAACCAATCGGTCTATGGTAGTGTTTATCAAATCCAACGATATCAACATATCTTTTGCATTACCATCAAAGCCAGTTCCGGTTGCTAAATTATTTTTAATACCATCATTGAAGGTTGTAGCCGCGGTTTCACCATAAGTTGCCATATCACCATCTAATAATAATTTCGATGGGTCAGCTGACGCAAATTGTGGTATGAATTTTCCTTTTGCATCTCCAAACCCCCATTTGAATCCACTATTAGAATGTGCGGTATTGATGACATCAATCAATTCACTAAATTTTACGTATTTAACAAACATATCATCAAAGTCTACGTTTACCATCCCCAATATTTTAAAATCTGCGCCAGATTTTGTTTGTATATTAGCTACGGCATACCCACCACTAAGTTTTGCTTCACCATCCGGTACAAAGTCCTTGGTGCCACCCTTTTGTATGACACTCGACTCCTCATACTCTGGAAAGGCAGTTATAAATCTATTGTTTAATTCACTTGGAATGTTAAATGCCGTGATATCGTTATCTTCTTCATCTTTAATTGTAGTACCTGTTCCGGCTAATGTTTGGTCCATGGCTAAAACAGCAGAGAATCTATTTTTACCAGTTAGTTTCAGATTACATGAGTAAACGCCACTTGCATCCATTGAAAATCCAAAGTTATATACGTTTGCCGACATTGATGCCCCAAAACCTAACCCCTTGTACCCAAATGATAAAGTAACACCATTACCTACTCGGAAAAATGCCGATTCATATGTTGCGAATTGACTTTTTGAATAACACTTGAATGATACATCAATATCAAATAGAGCGGAATCTGAAACATCGTTCGAACCATCATTGTTTATTCTAACAGATTCTAATAATGGTTTAGCTGGCACATCACGTGAACCATCTCTACTTATTAAAGAATTATACTTTTCAGAAGAATTTAGTGGGTTATCACCAAGGGTTACACCAGAAGCAGGAGAACATAAACCTGCATTGTTAGTACCATTGGTTTGTATACTAATATACGCGTATTTTCCATAATTCCATATTTTCGAATTATCATCTGCATTTGGATTTTTTATATATTCGGATATTTTACCTAAATTACCACTTGCGCCGAAACTTGCTCTTGAAAATACTCCCATAACTATTAACTATTTAATTGGTTGTACGCATTTACTATTTGTTCTATACTTTGTGGTATTCTTAATTGTTTACCAATTGGTACTACAAAATCACCATTACCAATATTATTTGCTCTTGCTATAATCCACCAATACGATGATTTATTATAATACTTATAAGCTAACGTATCCAATCTATCACCTACCATACCTATTATGTATATATCACTATTTTGTGGTTCTATAATAGGTAATTTTACAGTAGACTTAAATCTACGGCCGGTTTTATCTTTACGGAGTTCTATGTCATCATATCTATTCATAGTTTAAACTAAATTTATTGCTGTACCCTGCCCAAGGTCATCTCCGGAAGATAATGGAGCAGAAGGACCATCAAGTGGTGGTACAAAGTCGTATAAGTTAGGAGTACTGTTTTCACTGTGAACTGCGTCACCTACTAATGTGAGTCCAACTGAAACGTCTACAAATCTTGGGATGGTTATATCTTTTCTAATGTCCCAAGATACTTCATCGGACATTGTATACGATAGTGATGTTAACAACGAATTGTGATTTTTCCATAAATCACCCAATGTAAAACTAAGAACTCTTCCACGATAACCAGTACTACTCCCATAAAATGGCATTGCGAAGGTTGCTAATTGTTTTAACTTTTCCCACATTGGGACTAATTCCGCTTTCGAGTACGCCATTACTTTAAAATTAAATGATAATGTTCTTTCGAATTCAGTCATCATATAAGCTTTATCAGCTCTACCATTTGGCTTTTCACCATTCCACGATGGTGAGAATGTTTCGGTAATTCCACTAACAGTTCCTCTAAATTGACATAGATTACTACTATTGGTTTTAAATACCAGCTTAACGATATCATCTAATTCAGCATCACCTACGTTTGCCGTACCAATCGTATCAAGTCGGGTCTCTGATAAACGTTCTGCATTTGTTTTGAAGGTTTGTCCGAGGCCGTATTTTGTTATTAGATTATTTGCGGTATAATCATCACCAGCTACCGTGGCAGAATCAATATTATAATTACTATCTTTTAGATTTCTAAAATCACCTTTGTAATCTGATGGATTGTCACCATTTGCTATTTTAGCTATCGTACCATATGATACTGCTTCGTAATCTTTTATATCATTACCAGGACCTTTAGTTTTACCATCAGATTTATACAATCCTCTTTTTTCAAATACATCATCGATTGGAATTGGTGAGGCTTCTTGGGTTTGTTTAGCTAATGTGGTTTTAGTACCATCATCATTTGCTCTAAGACTATCATTTATTTGGAATTCATAACGCTTTTTAGCAAAAAGAATCGGATTATCTTTTTTCGTTTTAGCATATGGTGAAGTCGGTCCTATTGAGAATCGATTGTCTATTCCGATATATGCGGTTGTATTACCATATCGTGTACCACTATTGTCAAATGTATTAATGAATCGATTTGTTATACTTGCACCAATTCCATAAATTGAATCAAATCCACCTTTAAGGTCTGTCCTCAATGGAAATACATCGTTACGAATACCTTTTAATCGGAAAAGGGTATACAAAGTTCTTAATGGGCTTACATTTATTGAAGCATTGGGATTATATTTCCAACCCTGTTTACCTAATGGGATTAAGTCAGGTCTATCAAATTTTAAACCTAAATGTTGCCCTGCCAAACTTGCTAAAAGATTTACAGGTGTCCAAGTCTTACCATATTTCTGACTACGTTGTAATCCAATTTGTCGTACACCCCATAATAATCCTTTTGCTGATAAGAAGAATGACCCAATCCTTGCGACATCTACCAATGCTCGTGTAGTAGATGCTACAATACCACCTCTAATTAGACCATCATCTATACCAAGACCAAAGTCCCAAAATTGAGGTTCACCTTTTGATATTTTTTTACGTTGTATACCGCGGAGTATGTAAGGTGCTTTTATTATGTTTAATGAGTTTGGTGAATCATCTTTAAGATTAAATTTGTGATACATCTTATCTAAAAATGATGGTGAATTACGTTGCTCCATCATATCACCAATACTTTTATATACATCAGAGTATCGATTCCCGTCAGGAGTGTATTTTTGAGTATCACCAGTTACACCACCAGTTCTAAATTGACCATAACCTGCTTCAAAAGACAATCCAGGATTTATTTTTTGGAAATCAGAATATTGTGACAACTCTACTACAAATTCCGTTTTTTTAGATTCTTCGTTTGTTGTAAATCCGGTTTTAAAGTTAGAGAACTTTGAAGAGTTTTGGTTAAACTCTTTAGGAGATGTAATTCCTGTAAATTTACTATCATCCATACGATTAAACTCAGAAGTAAACCCCTTTGCATGAACATCGGTAATGTAGTTTACTTCAGTTGGTGTAGTTTCACCTAAGAACTTTTCACTCAAATTAAAATCAGCTGGCGTAGTCTCACCTAAGAACTTCTCTTCTGAGTTAAACTCAGTAGGAGTTGTCTCACCTAAGAACTTCTCTTCTAAGTTAAACTCAGTAGGAGTTGTTTCACCTAAGAACTTTTCAGTTAAACTAAATTCACTTGGCGTAGTCTCACCTAAGAAGTTTTGAATGAATCTGAATTCGGATGGGGTGGTTTCACCTTTGAACTTTTCCTCACCGGAGTAGTCTTGAGGAGTCGTTTGACCCTTAAATCTATCTCCTTGAGTAATATTTTCCGTTTTCGTTTCACCTTTAAATTTATCGCCTTGATTTACTTCTTGTGTTTCAGTTTGTCCTAAGTATCGTTCTTCCAACGACATTTTAGATGGGGCCGTTTCTCCCAAATAGTTTGATGAGTTATCAAACTTAGATGGGGTCGTTTCTCCCAAATAGTTTGATGAGTTATCAAACTTGTTTGGAGTTACACCTTGTTTAGGTGTAGTTGTATTTGATTTAGGAGCAGATGGGGACTTGTCCACAAGTTGAGACAATGGGGTCTGATTAGTAGACTTAGGGATATCCACTCTCTTCTTGTCAGAAAGTGGTTTCTCTGTTGGTCTTCTAAACTTAGACAAATCTGATTTTAAATCTTTTAATGCCATCCAATTATCCCATCTGCTTATTAAATGATTTATTCATTGATTGTTTCTTAGTAATTTCACTAATTACTCTACCATCTACTACAATTTGAAGAGGTTGGTTACCCATTGCAGCTGCCAGCCTGTCATAGTCAATACCACCACCGGCACTATCACCTGCTAATTTACCGGCCATTGCTGCTGGATTGGTAGTTGCCATAATAAAGTCTGCCGGATTGGTTTTGATTACATCACCACTTGGTGTAATTACACCATCATCTATGGAGTCGGATGCACCCTCGTCATATCCAGTGGATTTAGTGCCACCACCCCCAAATAGAGCACCAATCGTGTCACCAACCCATTGAAATGGTGCTACAACAAAGTCATAAATTGCCTGACCCATCATCTTAATACCCTCAATTGGGTCAGTAAATAATGTAATAAACCCTCTAAGAAGTTTGAATATCGCACCTACCATTTTGAACGAATTAATTATCGTTGGTAGAATCAGGTCAACCAAGTAACCAACAACTGGAAGAATAATAGCACCTGCTTCAGCAAGAGCTGCATTCATCTTATCCATTGCAGCACTCATCTTTTCTTGTTGAGATTGTTTCTCTCTATCAAGTATCATTTGCTTGGCCTTTTCATCAGATAGACCGGCACTCATTAGTTGTTCCTTACTTACATTGTCTAAGTTTTTAACACCCAACTTATTCATAACCATTTGCTGTTCATTCATCTTCAACATTTGGTCAACTGACATACCCATTGCATCTGCAATTGCCTTTTGTTGGATTCGTGACTTTTGACTCACATCACCAATCTCACTCATTTGTTTTGCTTGGAGTCGTAATACTTCACCTTGTTCACCTGCTAGTTGTGCTGCACGGATAGCAGTGTTATTGAGGTTAACACCAGTTAACACTCTTGCTTTCATCTCGGCTTGAAGTGAACTTTCCATATTAAGAAGATTATCTGCGGCATCCGATGATTCTTGTAATGTAGTACCCAATGCCTTCGCTTGAGTAACTGCCATAGCCATCTCTTTAACATTACCCTTGAATGTAGAACGCATTTCTAAAGATAAGTTGGATATGTCTTTTAGTACACCGGCAAAGTCGACTGAAGCACCTGTGAGTTCATTAAAACCACCAACTGTCGATGCTACTTCGGTTTGCATATCACGAACACTCATGCCAGATGCAGCTGACATCTTTTGGAAGTTTGCAGCCTCTTCACCAGACATACCCATATACTTAGTCAAGTGAATTTGGTCTTGTAACATTTTGGCGGAATATTGTGCAGTCATTCCTATGGACTCTGCGAGTTGTTTTTGAGACTCAATCAGACTCTTGGTATTAATATTCAAGTTACCACTCATAACAGACATATTATTAAAGTTGGTAACCATTTCTTTAGCTTGACTATTAGCAATACCCATCTCACGACTTAAATCAGCTACTTGTTGGTCAACTCCAAGTGCTTTTTTCAATAGAACCATTGCGGCTATAATAGGAAGAATAATCGGTAGGAGTGGTGAAATTGCGGCCCATAAACTTGCCCCAAATGATATTATAGATGGGATTGCTGACCTAAACGACATTGCAATTGCCTTACCAGCGGGAACTCCCGCAGCAGTTAACATTACGAATTGTTGGGTAATACCCTTCATAATACCACCCATTTGTTTTTTTAATCCACCAAAGTCCATTGTAGATGCTAATAATCCCCCAATGAGTGGGATATTTTTGATTTGACCTTCAAGACCATCTAACATACCATTTGCTTTGGTCTCAAGTTCACCTTGTAAGTCCCGCCTCCGTTCTTCAGTCTTGATTACATCCTTGAGTGTATCTACTTCTTCTTTTAAATTTCGACCATGTGTAGTTCTACCATCCACCAACTCTTTCATTGACGTTTCGTAGTCTTCTAATAATTCCCTTTGTTGCTCAAGATTATCAACCTCATCAACCATTCCACTTAGTAAGTTTTTTCTAAGCTTACCCAACTCCTTGGCATTTTCAATTTGGTCTTGCATTTTACGATTAAGTAGGTCGGCTTGGCTATTAAGGAAGTCATTGTCCTCCATAGCCTGCTTACGAGCCTTACTCTCTTCGTTTCTCTGCTTATTAGTCTTTGCCATTTGGGTTATCCAATATTACTTATTTAAAAGTATCTTTAGAGTTTTTGATGTGATTATCGATGTCTATTTTAAGTTGGCGTGACGCTTTAGCTAAATCGTTAAAGCTTTTATTGACAGCCGGGTCTTTTTGAGCCAACTTCTCCATACCTTTTAAAACTTTGCGAGCGACAAGTTTTTGTAAAAAATTCATATATCTCCTGTTGTTATCTTAATATAAATATCAAAGGGGAACTATTTTCGTGTTCCCCTTTGTGATTTATTTATAGATTCTGTATTTGCTTTTTTTTCAGCTTGTTTAAATTCTAAAATTTTACTGATGTAAAACTTACGGGCCCAAACTGGCATATTATACACATCGTTCCAAGTAAACCCACCATTTCCGTGATAAATTAAATCAAAAATATGTGAATGTAGTTGCTGTCTGTAATTAATCTTCAGGCCAAAAAAAGGTCACGTCCATAGGTAAGGACATAAACCTCCCTTCCCCAGTTTCCTCCGAAATGAATTCCCATTCTAAATCCATATCAGGAGAAACTTTTTTAATATATGTTCTAAGAGCTCTACTATCTTGAGCAAATAACTCATTATCTACAAAATTATCAATTATACGCTGGTCATAGTCACCATCTACTGATAAAATTGTTTGCTTTAGTCGGGTGGTTAGTTCAGAACTTGTTTCGTTTTTTAGTTTACGATTTTTCTTACGTTCTTCTTTGAGTATATGCTTTACTTTCCTATCCTTAGATTCGGTTGTAATCATAAATGTCAGTTTTCTCTTAGATTGTGGAAGTTCTAACTCGAATTCGTTTTTGTTTTGTTCTAATTGATGTGAACCATCATATTCTTTATTATCAAATTGAGTAAGGTCAATGATTTCATTTTGAGTATTATTACTAAACGGGTCATTTACTTCGACTTTATATTCTTTACCATACCCCAAGATTCGTGCTGCTATCATAATAGCATTTTTGTCACCCACTATTAGGTCTACATACTTAACAGGTGTTCCATCACCATTTGATACAATTAGAGATTGAAATAATCGGTCTAAAACCGAACCATCTTTGATATATGACTGAGTGGTTAGAATATCCTCTTCTCTAGCGGTCATGTACTTCATCTCTACTTTACCACTCGATAATGGATTGTCTTTAGAATAAACCAAACCACGAGATGGTAGTTCGATAATTTCGGTTGGAAACTTGTAATCACTTACTTGTTTCACCTCATGTGCTTTTTTTAATTGTTCAACTGCCTCTTCATTAGACATTTGATAGTCGTCTTGTAAATCTTTCATAACTTTTCCTTGTCATTCTATTGGTTAACCATATATAAGTATGTAACTCAGGCATTTATAATACAAAAACCCCCACCAATGGTGAGGGTTTCTAAAATTTTAAAAGTATAAAGTGATATTATCCACTTACTGCGTCAAATCTATAACCAGCGCCGTCTTCTATAAGTGCGTGTGTTCCACCCGCGTAAGACTCCGGTAATTGCATGTCAACTTCTACTTTTTCATAACCAGCAGCTGTACCATAATCTTCACCTGAAAGGTCACTGATTACATCACAAGTTACACCGGTTTCTGATTGTGTTACGTTTCCGTATGATGCGAATACGATTACTTTTGTAGACGCGTCTCTAATGATTGATAACATATATTCTCCTTTATTATTTGGTTAACCTTATATAAGTATTATTTTTAAATTAAAAAACCCCCACAATTACGTGAGGGTTTTCAGTTTTCATTTTACAATCAATATTTTAGTATTGTAGTATTGCGTAATCGTAAGTCAATGTCATTTCAACAGTAGCGATATCTTCACCACTATAATCCATGTCAGAGAAATTAGCAGATTGGATAAATGCTCCTTTTAGTGTCCACTCTTCTACTTTATCACCAACAGGACCCAAACTGTTAAATGTGATATCTTTTTTGTAGAAGTCAGAATAACCATCACGACCAGTTACCGATTCGTGGTGTAGTCTTACCCACTCCATAGTAGCTTGTGCAGCAGATGGTACTACTGGATCGTATAAAGTTACTGATAAGTCACTCCACTCAGAACGACCTTTTACATATCTACGGGTGTTGATATGGTCAATAGTCACCTTACCATTTGTAATTTCAGGTCTTGCAGCGGTTTTCACCAAGTATGCAGGAATTCCTTCAATATACATAATGAACCGATTTGACATCTTCGGTTCGAAGTTGGTGAACATAATTTCATTTGGGTCTAATAGCTGTGCCATTTATAATCTCCTATTATCTCTTTCTAATAAATAGTCTAATTCTACAATTATGCCTCAGGGAATGCAGCGCCAGTTGGAAGTATGTTGAAATCAAGAACAATGAATTCAGCAGTCTTCGTTGGTTGTAAGTAAATTTCCCCTACCATAATGTTTCTATCAATCACATCTGGAGTGTTGTTGGAATCATCCATTACCACTTTAAATGTGTATAAACCTTGTCTTTGTTGAATTGATTCTAAGTAAGGATTAACGATTGACAAGAATCTATTTCTTGTTGCAGCGGTGTTATTTTCAAATACCAAGTATCTTGTTGAAGATGCGATGTATTTCTTAACTGCGATTAACAATCTTCTTACATTGATTCTATCCAATGCTGATGGTTTAGCTTGTAATGTCTTTTGACCGAATACCGTAGCACCTTGTCCAGGGAACGTAGCGATTGGGTTAATACGGGCCGTATATAGTGTATCTCTCTCATCGTGAGTAAGACGTGTCTTAACTTCGATTACATTTGGAAGACCACCACGATTCAAACCAGCGGGAGCGTACCATTCAGCAGCAACCGAGTCATTGAATGCGATAACGCCTGGTAGAACAACACTTGGCGGAACCCATACTGGCTTGTTCTTATCAGTATCAAGGATTTTAACCCATGGGTGATAAGTAGCAACATAGTTTGAGTCGAATGAAGTAAGTGAGTTGTTTACAGTTGCAATAGAATCTTGATATGCACCAGCATCCATTACGTAGAAACAATCTAATCTATCTTCACACATATCTTTAGCGAATGTGGTTACTGAAGAGTGTAGTCTATTGATTACACCTGGAAGTACTACCATATTGATATCGAACTCATCTGGATTAGAGATTGAGTTGATAGCTTTTCTATATGCTAATGTACCAGCAGCGGTAGCTGATGACATATCCATACCTTGGTTGTTACCGGCAATAATATCCTTACCTACATTTACCACTCTATTTGGTTCGAATCCATCGAAACCACCTTGGAATGGAACTAAGAACTTCTTAGCATCTATATCAGATGATAATGTAATAGTAGACCCGTTTGAGTGACAATCTGCCAAATCAAAGTCATTACCTACTTTTTCAACATTTGAACCTGGAAGTGGTTGTAGGAAGTTTAAGTTGTCAGTTGACGTAAAGTCAAAATCATAACCAAAAAATACTCTCTTATTATATTCACCAGCGAGTGACTGAGATACATTATAAGTTGGAGAAGGTAGGTCGTAAGTTTCGTGTAATGGTGACGTTAATTTACCAAATCCAAATGGTACAAGTGTTGAGTCGATTGACCCAGCATCTACATCAGATGAAACTGATACTCTAATATGAGCGGATGCGTTAGGATAATCACCATTTGAAGTTAATTTACCATTATCATCAACTGTAATGTATTTGTCACCAATTACTCTCTTGATGTAGTTTGGTGAGTTAGGGTCAAGATTTACACCTTGAAATTCTTCTATAATATTTGGTCTTGTATCAGAATCTTGAACACTTTGGCCGAAAATTGAATTAGGAATCTTTCCAGTGTCTACTCTACGTACTACAACACTAAATGTACCATATTCAGAACCTGGCACCTCAGATGCAAGTTTGATATTACTAATACCTACTTTGAATTCGTAGTTAGTAGAGTTACCATGAGATAATGTATGGAATTTAATCAAGTTAGCAGCAGTTCCTGCTACCTTTTGTGATTTAATCCATGGAGTAGATGCTTCAGAATATGCGTTAGTATAGTCAACGTCCACTTTAACAAGTGATACGGTTGGTACTTCACCATCTTTAGCAAGCGATTCTGCTTGGAATGTTGAGAAGTTTAATTGAGTGTAAGCATCTTTAGATGACTTAGGAGAGTAACCATATAACTTAGTAATATAGTTTTCGTCTGCCGGGTCAAGTGATGCTGAATTAACATTTACATCATCACTACCACTTGTTACTGAACTACCACTTAGGGTTAGTAAGAATGCAGAAGCACTAACACCGGTAATGATACTGTCGTCAAAATCACCACTACCTAAAGTAGTAGTCGGATGTAGTAAAGCACCTACCTTTTGACCAGCTGATGAAGATACTACCAATGCGATTGGTTTTGCGGTATATCCATCTTTACCTAATACTCTTACGATAGTTGCAGTACCTGCTTCTTCTAAATACGATTGAGCGGTATACGGAAGATATGAATCCTCAGTAAGACCACCAAATTTTTGTTGGAATTCTTGAAATGATTCTACTTTCGTTGGTACGAAAGCAGGGCCCTTTATCGATTGTCCGATAAGTGCCGCACCTATCTCACCAATACCTTGTGGTAAAAATGAGAGGTCTTTTTCTCTTGTAAAAACTCCAGGACTTACAATTCTTTCAGCCATTTTCTTCTCCTAAAATATAAATTTCGGTTTTCCTTATTATAAATACATTAAAAAATAACTAAACGACTACTTATTTTGTAGGCGTGAACTCATTTTTGGAAATATCATAAGTCCCCTCACCATATTTCTCTTTTAATTCAACTGCTAGTTCCGTTTCTTGAGTACCTAATTGCTTATATTCAGATATAAGAGATTGTTTTTGTTGTTTTAACTCTTGAAATACAGTTTCTAACCCATTTATTTCTATCTCAACCTCACCAACTCTTGTATTAATAGTTAATACTTTTTGTTGTAATGTTTGAATTTTACTTACTTCGTCTTCAGTAAATTTAATAATTTGCTTTTCTTCCATAACTTGTTATATTTGTTGTATTATATAAATATGTAAAAATTATTGATTACCACTCGGTATTGTAGAATCATTTTCACCAGTTATATTAGTATTCCACAAAACCTTACCTATCGATATCTTACGTTTAGTATTATTTGAAATTCCGGCATATTCCGGCATTATATACGCTTTCGCTGTAAGACTGATATTGGCACGTGTAATTCTATCTTGTCCCATTTCAGATATGGTTTCAAATGAATACGACTCACCTTTTATTTGGAATTTATATCTATCACCAAAGGAACGTCCTTGGAAAAATACGATTTGTTCAACAATCTTATTGACTTGTTCCATATAATCACACCATACAACTACTTCATACTCTAAATTTACATAATCAGGTCTTTCAACCGACATATATTCTTTTTTAGGAGATTGACCAGTTAATATTGAGAATTGGTCGTATCTATTGGTCTTACTATACGTTCTCTCGAACATTTGATGAGCATCTTCGTTTTGTGCTACTTTTAATTTAGCTAAATCGGTGTTTATTGAAAGATTATTTCGTTTGAACGATATAACAGGTGTTAATAACATTCCGTTATCGTCTTTCATAAAACCATCACGTTGTGAACTTGCCCACTTCTCAGGAGAAGCATACATTACAGGTACGGGATAAAATCTACCATCATCTTCAACAGTAGGTTTAATATCTACCTCTAAAAAGTTCTTAAATGCAGTATCAACATCGTAAATACCAACAGAAACGTTTTTTACGTTGTCTTGGTCCCTACGTATCTGATTTGCCTTATTCAATTTCACATCTTCTGATGTTGAAGATTGTGTTTGAGTAAGGTTTGGTTTAGATTTGTCTTCGTTTCTATACTTTTGAGCCATTTTACAATCCTAATGGAACTTCATTATCATTTTGTCGTGAATTACCTTTATAAGTATCTACCAATTTGATAGAAGTTTGACGTGTAACGTGTGTATCACATATAATGGATACATTAAGACCTTGTGAATCACCGCCATCCCATGTTTGTGGGTTTTTACCAGCAACATATTGATACGAATATTGGGCATCGATTAAATGATACTCACCATTCCACTCAATAACGTCACCAACCTCTGGCACAAGTGCTTTTTCAACCAAAGTATCACGAAGAAATCTAAACTGAACTTCACGTGAGTATGATTGGCCGAAATCATCGGATATTTGACTTGACTGACCCCTCTCAATAATAGATGGTATTTTAATCGGCTGATTGAATACCTTATCTTTACCCTCACCATATAGATTTGACTTTGTATCAGTCAAGGCTACTTGGTAATAGTAGATTTCAGTATCAATAATGTCGTTGATAAGTTCTTTATTCACTTTATTGAATAGAGCCATATCTCGTTGTCCACCGAATAGTGCCATTTGGTTATCCTATAAAAATTGGTCTTGGTACTCTATTTAGAGTTTCTTCTAAATACTCCGATTCTTCTTTTCTCGCTTCCATCAATGCTCTACGAGATGTTGATTCCAACATTTCAGTCAATTGAGTCATCAATGCTTCTTTTTCAGCAGATGCTTCGTTACGAAGGTCAGACCCATCAAGTGTTACATCAGCACCCGGTATTGGTATAGAAGAAAACTTAGAACGAACTGCACCTAACATCTCTTTAGCCAATGCTAATGAGTATCTAGCAATCCATTGTTTACCTGATGAATTGATATTTGAGTATACTAATCTTCCAAATGGAGCGTTAGACAAATCACTCACTACGTTTGAGTTTGCTATTGGTGAATTTACCTCACTATCTAATGTATAATCAAAATACACCTTAGCGCCAGTATCACCACCACTTGGAATTGGATATAGTCTAATTCTCTGACCATCAACATGGAATCCATATGATGATTTACGAATCTTATCGTTGAATTCTATTGCTTGAAGTCTTAAAAGGTCATCAAACATTGGTTGCATCATAAAAGAAACACCTGGCGAGTAGTTACCCCACCCAAAGGTTTCCATCATTTGTTGTGAACCCATACCAGTACCTACGAATGGGTCAAAGTATCTAATGATTGCTGGTGGTTGTGTGTGGTATACTCTACGAAGCGTTACACCATTTGCAATTACACCATTTTCTAAGTTTACGTTATTATCATCACCAAGGTCATAAATTTGTTGACCTGCAACCATTTCAAATGAACCAGTATATACTGTTACTTTACCACCACTAAGTGCCTCAGTACCATAATCCTTAGCAATATTTACTAAGTTTTGCATATTAGCGTTCATATTTGTATTTGTCAAATCCAAATCCAAGTCAGAACCTTGAATAGATAACATATTCTCTTTTGCTCTATATTGGTTTACTTGAGATGAATACTCACTTACAGCTTCTTCGAGGCAAGCGAACATATTGATATCTTGTAATTCAATATCGATTATAGGGTAACCCAAACGTTTAGCACACCACTCAGCCACTTTGGGGGCATCTGATTGGAATTGTGTATCACTATCAAAATACCCAAATGGAGTTGATGAACCACTTGCGAATGAGCCTGAACCTGGCCAAATTGGAATGTTTACTGACATTTATGCTCCTAAATACTATTAGTCATTATATAAATAGTATGTAGGTTATCTTTCCGTATTTCTCATAAAGGAAACTATGATATATCTTTTACCTGACGATACCGCTCTTGCCCCATGTTTATGGGTTATATTTCCAGGATGTAAAGTTACATACCCTATATCATTTTTTAATAATTGTTTTTGTCGTCTGAACCATGTACCACCACCCTCATATTCAGTGAGGTTTGATAATTGTACTAAACACGTAATGTCAGACATATCATGGTGTATTGATAAATGACCTTGAGCATTTGGCGTGTATCTGGCTAAAAAGTTTTCTGATGTTAGGTTATCCCAACCCTTACCTTCCAATTCCCACATATGAATCGAAAGTGGCATGACATACTCTTTTAGAACATCCATATAAATGTCCTGCATTCCAATAGTTTCTAATATCATATCAGTGGTTGGATAATTTTCATGCCTATCAACTGTCCAAGCATCTGCATACTCAGCTTCTTCCCTAATCATTTTACAAAACTCAGGAGTAAATAATGGAAATGAGAATGTATTTGTAAATGGTTCATCTACAATCAAATCCCATTCTTTAGTTTTAGCTGAGTATGTTATGAATCGTTCTTTCCAAGAATGAGCGTTATCATAATATGTATACAATTCTGGATGTAGTTTATCAGGCATAACTTTAAACTCTATTGTATCTATCCATTTCTTATATATCTTTGGAAAGTCAAATTGCTTTACTTTATTTTTAGAATTATCTAATATTTTAGAAGATAGTGATGGTGAATTTTTCAACCTACCAATTTGTTGTATAAGTGAACTTTCTAAATCACTATCTTTTTTAGATGATGGTTCGATTATACCACACCCCTGTATTAGTGATAAAAGATTACCAGTATCAGTTGTTAATATCTTAACACCACCTTGCATCATTTCTAATGCCGTTATACAAAATGTCTCATCATACTTGGATGGGTACAGCCAATATTCGGATTTAGAAATCTCATTGTATAATTTTTTTGGAGATAACCCATCGTAAAATGTAACACCATCTAAATCATCTTTATACGAATCATACCACTCAAGTGCATATGGTGGTGAGGTTACTATCAATGTAGCGTCTGAGTACAACGCCTTTATCTTCGGCCACATTCTTAGTAGGGTTTTTAATCCTCTATCTGGAGCTGATGAGTATATAAATCTATTTGGTATCTTTTCGTTAGATATACCACTCCAATCTGATAAGTCTATACCATTTGGGATTACTAAGACTTTGTGTTCTAACTCAGGATATTTTTTTAAGAATATTTCCTTTTGGTAATTCGATACCAATACGATATTGGTCATTCTATCATCTAAGAAGAAATCATAACCATCGTTGTCTAATGTCATACCATTCCACCACGGATAGTATTCATTATTATGAATCCAAAAGTAAGATTTGTCGTATGTAATATTATGTTCAGCTAACTCTAATATATAATGAATATAGTTAGTACATATTACAATATCAAATTTATTATTTTTATATTTTTTGGAAAGTATCTCGTAATCTACATAGTCAACACCATCGATGTTGGCCGTGTCAACTTCACCAGTAACTACAACGTCATGGCCGTTTAACTTGAAGAAGTGTGCTAATTTGAGTACCATATACTCAGTGCCACCAGCACCTTCGTTAATCCAAGTATCTAATGACCATTTAGATTTTTGATAACCTGATACAAATAATACCTTCATATTTTATTTATTTAAATGGTTCACCACCCACCCACAATACAAAGGACTTTCGTGTACCTTTAGTTATAGGTGTTACTCTGTGTAGAAAGAATGATGGAAAAATAACAGCAGCTCCCTTTATACGTGGTGCTGTAATCCAACTACCACCAATATTAAATTGTAAATCACCACCCTCATATTCAGATGGGTCGGATAATTGAACAGTTACTGAGACCTTCCGTTGGTTTTGTATACCAATACCACAATCCATATGCCAGTCGTACTGACCACCACCACTATAATATTCGGTATATTGAATTTGCTCTCTCATTTGAGTTAATTCAAAGTCCCACATGGTTTTATTAGCGGTCTTAATCATATCAGACAACTTTTCGTATACCCAATACCACTCGTCTGATTGTGGACACCATTTAATTTTTGATTTTCTATAATCGGTGATTTTGGATTTAACATCTTGACCAGTTTGAGCGTCTACCCAATCCAAATTAGTTGTGAGGGATTCTATATCAACGAGTTCGGTAGTAGTAAACCCATCTTTAAACCAGTAGTAATTTGAGTAGTCTACAAAGCTACGTGAACTATCACTAAAATTAAAATTCTTTTCCATAACTAAACTTATTTACTATAAATATGAAAATTTATTTAATAAGATGAACCACTGAAGTAAGTTTCTACTACATAAAGAGGGTCACCACTTGAATAACCATATTCTTTGAATACCAACTTATCTAAAGACTCATCCCATTCAAAATATCCACCCGATAACTGGTTACCTTTATCACCAACACCACCTTGTTGACCTTTAGAACCAGTTTCACCAAGTGGTGAAGCGCCAGTCTGGCCTTTTTGACCCTCACCACCAGTATTGCCTTGTATACCTTTAGGACCTTGAGCACCTTTATGACCTTGAACACCTTTAGGACCTTGACCGCCAGTTTCACCTTTTTGACCTTTAGGTGATAATCCAATTATACCTTTTATACCTTTAGGACCTTGAATACCTTTAGAACCTTGAATACCTTTATCACCACTATCACCTGAAATACCTGATGGTCCTTGAGCACCCGTTTCACCTTTTTGACCTTTAGGTGATTCACCTACTGCACCTTCATCACCTACTCCACCTTGAACACCTTTAGGGCCTTGAACGCCTTTAGGACCTTGAACACCTTTAGGACCTTGACCACCAGTTTCACCTTTTTGACCTTTAGGTGATAATCCAATTATACCCTTTATACCTTTAGGACCTTGAATACCTTTAGAACCTTGAACACCCTTATCACCACTATCACCTGAAATACCTGATGGTCCTTGAGCACCCGTTTCACCTTTTTGACCTTTAGGTGATTCACCTACTGCACCTTCATCACCTACTCCACCTTGAACACCTTTAGGGCCTTGAACGCCTTTAGGACCTTGAACACCTTTAGGACCTTGACCGCCAGTTTCACCTTTTTGACCTTTAGGTGATAATCCAATTATACCTTTTATACCTTTAGGACCTTGAACACCTTTAGAACCTTGAATACCTTTATTTCCACTATCACCTGAAATACCCGATGGTCCTTGAGCACCCGTTTCACCTTTTTGACCTTTAGGTGATTCACCTACTGCACCTTCATCACCTACTCCACCTTGAACACCTTTAGGGCCTTGAACACCTTTAGGGCCTTGCGGGCCAGTATCTCCTTTAGGACCAGTAGCTCCTTTTTGACCAGGAGCAGATGAACCTTGTGGGCCAGTTATACCTTTAGGACC